GAGGTATGGAAAAGAGGCACGAGTTGCTGCAACAGAACCTGTATAACGGTAAAGACAAAGGGAATGAGTATTCTTCAAGTCATGAGAATGCTACCAGTGAACCAGATTCCGTCAAGGGTAAAGGTAGGAATGGTGCTGGACACCTTCACTGGAAGCCATACGAGGACACAAAGAGACCAAAGTCAAACCCTAATAGAATTGATTACAGCAACTTCATAACGGAGTCAAAACAAGGATTAACCGTAGGAGGAAAGTACGACATATGTATGAGGGATAAACTTTCTCTAATGAGTACATATGACGGGCTTGACAAAGACCATGAATATTCAGCTACGCACGAAGATGCATTAAGCGACAGGGATTCTGTTATTGGAAAAGGTACTGGAATACCACTTGACACAACAAACGGTGGTGGTGCGTATGACATAGCAGCAAGAAAGGAACAAATCCAGTTAAACTTCTATAACGGTAGAGATAAAAACAATGAATATTCAGATGAGCACGTAAACGCACAGAGTACTCCTTATGCGCCTGGTTCTTCAAGTATGAAGGGTAAAGGCAGTGGAACTGGAGGACATCTTGATTACATGGGATACTACGGTAAGCCTAAGGAGAATCCTAATGAGATGAACTACAGCAACTTCATAACGTTCACAGATGATAAATCATCTACCATCGGAAACAAAGCCGATGTCGATATGAGGAAAAAGCTTGCTCTCAAGAGAAGATACAACTATGATGTAAATGAGTACTCTGATAAGAACCAGGATGCCCTTAGTGACGGTAACATTGTAGGAAAAGGAACTGGTTTATATTTGGATACACTTTCTGGTGGTGGTGGATACGATGTTGAGGCCAGAGGATACCATCTGAAGAGAAACGAATGGAGAGAAGATATCCAGTATACCAGACAGCTTGTACTTGCTGAATACACGATACAGACTGAGTTTAAGGTGTCAACCCTTGATGACAGAATAGCAGAGAGCATGCAGGCAGCTTCGTTGAAAGAGCTTAACAAATCTATTAAGGCGCAAGAGAAGGCTGGAAGGAAAGCTGACAAAAAAGCAAAGAAGGATGCCAAGAAACAGAATACAGCAGCTGGTGTTCCATCAAAATCACAGCCAGGTGGAATGGGAGGATATAATGCACCTACTGAAACCACCGTACAGTCAGAGAAGCAGGCACTTACTCAAGTGGCAAACTCGCAGGCTAAGCAGAATCACACTAGCATAGGAAATGAAATATTTATGCATGGTTTCGGTAGGGTGTAAAAAACAGATGATAACTATTTATTATTAAAATAAAATATTTAAAATTTATAGAGAATTATGGCAAATACGATTCCAAACGGACAGACATGTCTTGAGAAGAGAGGTATGGAGGAGAGACACCAGGAGATTACTCGTAGTGACTATAACATCGAGAATCAGTATGGTGCAACACATAAGGACGCTACCAGCGACGGTGACGCGCAGGGTAAGGGTACAGGACACGGTGGACACACCCACTTCCTCCCAGACTGCACGAAGCCAACCAACATGATTAACTACAGCAACTTCGACACTGAAAACGGTGGTGGCTGCTATGATATCAAGGGTAGAAACGGTATCAGTGGACGTGAGAGAGCACTTGCAATATCAATGTACAACAAGGATACACAGTATGGTGCTAACCTTGTAGATACAAGTGCAAACGTAGCTGACGGACAGTACTATGTTGGACAGCAGCTCGGTAGCCCTAATTCAAACTGCGGATAATAGAACTAGCCGATGAAACACATTAGCCTGTCCTTATCCACTATCCTAGAATCCATGATTAATGAGGATTCAAATCTCAAGGACTTTAGGGATAATAAGGATAAGATTAACTATGCCATTGATAATAACTTGATGATATCATTGAATTATGACGATGGTAAAGGTGATAAAGGAAAAAAAGCAGCCTACGGAAACCCAAGAGGATTCCGTAGGATGATTCCTTATTGCCTTGGTAAAAGAAACGGAAGGCTTGCATTAAGGTGTTTTCACGCTTGGAAAGTACACACAAAGAAAGGTCCTTTCAAGTGGAAGTTTATGTATCTTGATAGAATGAGCAACGTTAGAGTGTATAACAATATGCACATTCCAGAAATTCCAGCACTAGCTAATCCAGAAGGTGATGCACATATGGATGAGATAATCAATATGATTGGTATGAAGGAAAAAAATCAAAGTCCACTAGAAAAGCAGCAGAAAATTACTCAAGATATTGCTGATATACGCCCAACAAAGGCAGGCGCAATCAAGAATAAAGAAGCTGGTGTGGATATTAAGCCTACAAATAAGGGTGGATTGAATTCATTACAGAATCTTAGGCCAATTACATCAAAGAAGCCGCTAAGCTATGACTTCAGAGGAACACGTAAGAATCTTGAGGATTTCGAGAAACAGAATCAAGGATTAGCTAGACAACAAAGATGGGCTGACTATGACAAGGCTGAAAGAGAGAGAGAAGAGCAGTTAAAACAGACAGAAGCACCAAATCCCCCGACCAACAATTCTGGACCTGTTAACCAAAATGATATGGAAGGTTACGAAAATAATATAAATAATAAAAAAAACAGATAATCATTTAATATGACAATCCAGGAAGAAAGAGCAGCAAAGATTAAGGCTGCAAGAAATAAGTCCCTCAGACTGATGCAGATGGACGCAAACGGTACACTTGACAAGATTGCTGAGGGTAAGAAAGATAAGATAAACGAATCATTCACTGATGCTGAAATGATACCTACCGACATGATGCAAGCACCAAGGCAAAATATGGCTGCAAACATAGCATCTGGAAAAATGAGTGTAGCAGCAGGAAACGTACCTTCAATTATTAGGGAGTCATTCCAGTCACAGCCACCTCTCGCACAGCAGGAAGTAACCAGCTCAGTACTTGATGGTATGTTCGGTGACTTACTCCAGGAAAGACAAAATCCACAACAGGTTATTACTGAGACTGTGCAACAGCCACAGCAGGTAGTACAACAGTATCCATCACAGATTGACTACCCTATGATTAGAACAATCGTAGAGGAAATTGTAAGAAAATATACATCATCACTCAGTAAGAAGATGGTAAATGAAGGTAAGGGTAGTGAAATCAATACAATAAGCCTTGGCAAATCATTCAAATTCCTTGCAAACAACGGGGATATTTTTGAGTGTACAATGAGAAAAGTTGGTAATATAAACAAGAAAAAGAGTGTTGAGTAACACTCTTTTCTGTTTTTGTATTTGTTTCTATCCATTTTTCATTATTCTTTAAACAAGACAATAATTTTTTAATATATTAAAAATGGATAAGAAAATCAAAATGTTAGTGATTCCTTCCGACAGAACTGGTGTCGGAAAGTTTCGTTCAGTAGACCCACATGTTTATATCGGAGAACATTACAATGATGAGTTCGATGTGGACGTTGTCTACAGCATGCCTAACGGAGACCTGGAGGCATTTCTAAGACAATATGACTTGATACACATCCATAAGCAACTAGATAGGCAGTGCAAGATTATGGATATGATTAAGTTCCTTGGTATACCAGTCATTATAGACATTGATGACCACTTTAAGCTTGGTGACGACCACCCAATGTCACTCACGGCTAAAAAGGAGAGGTGGCACGAGCCAATCATAGAGCACCTTAAGAAGGCTGACTATGTTACTACTACCACAGACATTTTCGCAAACGTCATCAAAAAGTATAACCCAAATGTGAAGGTATTCCCTAATGCAATCAACCCAGAAGAGCCACAGTACGCTGTTCCAAAGGCAGAGGGCGATGGCAGGCTGAGAGTTGGCATCATTTGCGGTTCTTCACACTTGAAAGACCTTCAGCTGCTGAATGGTATTGCAAAGCAGGTTGATAAGTCAAAGGTACAGTTTGTACTCTGTGGCTTCGACACCAGGGGTAACAGAACCATCTACAACCAGGATACTGGAGAAAAGACGACCAGACCAATTCTTCCACAGGAGAGTGTATGGTGTGATTATGAAAAAATCTTTACAGATGATTATAAGACAGTATCACCAGAGCATAAGGAGTTCCTTATGAAGTACATTGCAAATGTTGATGACCCATTCACCAACGAGCCATACCGCAGGATGTGGACTAGGGACATCAATAACTATGCTACCCACTACGCTAACGTGGACGTGCTTATTGCTCCACTGAAGGAGAATGATTTCAATAGTGTTAAATCAGAGTTGAAGGAAATTGAGTGCGGATTCACGCACACTGCGTTTATTGCACAAAACTTCGGTGCTTATACTATCAACTTGATTCCTATGATTGAGAAAGGTGGAAAGATTAACGAGGAAGGTACTGCATTGCTTGTAGACTCACGAAAGAACCATAAGGACTGGGCTAAGTACATCAATAAGCTTGCAAACGACAGGGACATGCTTAAGAAGCTCCAGGACAACCTTTACAACTTTGTGAAGGACAGATACTCACTTGAGACAATTTGTAAGCAGAGAGTTGAGTTCTACAAGAGTCTTGTAAATAAAGAATAAAAAAATAAGGAGATAGATTGGTTTCTATCTCCTTTATTGTTTTATTTTGGAAGTTTTGTTGGGTCAGATATCTGTCCATAAAGTCCGTGCTTTTTCGAATACTTCCATCCCTGTGCTTTCAAATCATCATCTGAAAGCGTACCACCCTCATGTGTATAAACTGGGTTTCCGTTCTTATCACGTCTTATTGCTTTGAACTTATGCCTGCCAATTTGTGTATCAGCTGGTTTTCCTTCATTCATCAAGTTCATGATTGATTCCATCACAGCACGTCTGATACGAGACTCTGAAAACTTTATATTTGTAGTGTCTACACCGTCATCTTTTAAATCCTTATAAAATGAATTTATATCAGTATTTTTCTGCCTCTCTTCTGTATCCTCTGGAAAAGCTTGACTATTCTGTTGAGCCTGTTGATACTGGATTATCAGTACCTATTGCATACAATGCACCTGCAACAGTTGCAACTGGTAAACCAAGATATAAAGCCAATTTCTTTGCAAATGAACTTTCATTTAGTATTTCCTCAGTGATGAGTCCTTCGTTTATAGTTCTCTTAACTGAAGTCTCTACTATGTTTTTAAGTTCTGATTCTGTAAGTCTTACAATTTTCTTCATAATACAAAATATATTTCTTTATAAATATATGTTTATTGCCATTTTTAACGTTTTTAAACCCTGGTGTTCGTTAGAATTTACAAATCATGAATACAATATAATATTATAATAGATAATACTAGATATATTAATATATTATATAATATTATAAAATTATATTAAATATCAATCTATTAAAAAATGTTAGTAGAAACTTGTTTTTTTAATATTTTTTATATATCTTTGCATTGTGAAATCTAAATTTTAGTAAAAATAAAGTTAAAATTACTTAAACATTACTAAGGTTAAATGTCAAACAATTAAAATCAAGAGTATTAATATGATTACGCAAGAGCAGAAAAACAAAAATTTTGAGCTTTACAACAAGAAATTAAAGCAAGTAGGAGTTGATTTGAGTTCGCTAGATGCTTTTATGCTAGCACTGAAAGATGCAAGTTTTACAAATTCAAACGAGTATGGAAATGCATACCCAGGTTCTCTCGTGGAGATTGTACTGAAGGTTCTTACACCTTATGCGGTAAAGTTGAATGAGCTTCTTCCAGAGGGCATGAGGGTCGATAAAAACACCTTGGTGAAAGTGTGCTTACTGCACCACATCGCAAAGGCTGTGAGACTAGTTCCAAACGATAATCAGTGGGAAATTGAGAAGAGACTATTGACTTACAAATATTCTGACAATCAGCCTTCAATAAGAACTGGTCTTCATTCATTGATTCTTGCGCAGCAGGCTGGTGTAACGTTCACACCAGAAGAGGCAGAGGTTATGACAGTGAATGATAGAGACCTCACCGATGACCAGGCTAGGTGGCACTCAAGCGTTATGGCTACAATCGTTAGGATGGCAAATGAAATGACTTATACTCAAATAAACAGGAAAAACAATGGATGAAGTATTTGATGATGACAGAAAAGACCTCTTAACGCTTACTAAAGAAGCTATAGGACAGACAAAGCTTGAGATAAAGTTCAAAAAACTGTCAAAGGAGGCTGTAATACCCACATATGCACATGAGGGTGATGTAGGAATGGACTTAACCGCTACATCAGTAGAGTATGACCGTGAGAATGATATGTACATCTATCACACAGGATTGGCATTCGAGTCAGACAAACACTATGGCATATTCCTATTCCCAAGAAGTTCAAATAGGAAGACTGACGCATACATGTGTAATCATGTGGGAATTGTTGACTCAGCCGTATACAGGGGTGAGATAATGGTGTGCTATAAGAACAGGACATCACTTGATGTTAGGGCTGAAATGGAAAAGTCAAGGTCATTCTTCAATAGCATATTGTACAACTCATTTACAATTACAAACGGAAACGTAATAGAGTTTACATGGCCAAATGCTGTACAGAATGCAATGGGTAGTGCTGACTGGATTTACGGCAATCCATTAAATTTTGCACCATATAAGGTAGGGGATAGGGTAGCACAGATGGTTGTTCTACCATATCCAGATGTAGTACTTTCCGAAAGGGCAGAGCTTTCAGAAACAGACAGAGGCTCTGGCGGTTTCGGTTCAACAGGAAGTTAATTATGAAACCAATAGAAGTTTTTATTAAATATGCCAAGATTAGAGGTATAATACCATTCATTAAAGCAAGGGAACGTGGTAAGGTAATACAAGTACCAGACTGGCATTCATGGGATATGGTATTTAAGGATTTCAAGACCTTTGCAAATGAATTCACATACCACAATGGGTTCTATGGTCTGTTCTCAGAACTAGAGTATTATTTCTTTGGTCACGATTGTTCTCAAATAAACCAGGATTACAATAAGGCTTTAAGATTGTGGACTGGCTTCGTAAACAGAAACATATTTCTGAAGAATGCACCTAAGGAAGGTGACAAGCTCACTCTTTTGGCGTATAATAATCGTGAAGAAGATTATAAGTTCTTAAAATTCTATGATGGATATCGTTCTCTACAAGTGAAGAGTGATAGCGGAAGAACGTTCTACTATAACGTTGATAGAATAAAGAAGCTCAACGGAGAGCCATACGAGCTGGATTTCTATATAAAATGGAAGAGGAAAACTTATGGCATTGATTAAAGAAGTTCATTATACTTACAGGGATGTGACAATACTCCCTTGTACTAAGAGTCTCATAGAGCATAGAGCAGAGTGTGACCCATTCAACCCAGACGGAATGCTCCCTCTGTTCACTGCTCCTATGGACACAGTTGTAAGCCCTGCTAATTTCTGTAGGTTCAAGGATAATGGTATCATACCAATACTACCAAGAACTGAAGATGTAGAGGTTAGAATAAAATACGCATTTGATGGTAGCTGGACGGCTTTCTCACTCAATGAATTTGAAGATATCTTTTGCAAATCTGAGAAAAAAACATTTGAGAAGCATACAGTGAAAGTACTGATAGATGTTGCTAACGGTCATATGGAAAGAATACTAAAGCTAGTAAAAATAGCAAAGGATAAATATGGTGACAGAATTGAAATCATGGCTGGTAACATTGCTAATCCAGAGGCATATTACTCATATGCCGCTGCTGGAGTTGACTACATAAGATGTGGTATTGGAAGTGGATTCGGTTGTCTTTCAACAAGTAACACTGGCGTACACATGCCGATGGCATCACTTATAGACAAGGTAGCAGAAGCAAAAAAGAAAGTTAAAGGATGGCTTGAAAAAATACCAAATGCATATAAATCAGTTCCTAAGATTGTCGCTGATGGAGGCATAAGAAATTATTCAGATATTATAAAGGCACTTGCACTTGGTGCTGACTATGTGATGGTTGGTAGCGTTTTTGCAAGTATGCTGGAGTCAGCAGCACCTAAACACTGCAACAGTGGCTATTCAAGACCATTGGTTGACTATGACAAGATATACTTTAAAAATAATGCATGGCATCTTAAGAATGATAGGGGTGATGACTATTTCTTAGGCGATGTTTCAGCAGTATTCTACGGTATGGCATCCAGGGAAGGGCAAATTGCCATGAACGGTTCTAAAACAAAGACCAGCGAGGGCATAAGTAAAGTCATACCAATTAAATATACTATGGCTGGATGGGTTGAGAACTTTAAGGATTACTTGCGTTCAGCAATGTCCTATGTTGGAGCAAAGAATCTGAGACAGTTTAGAACGTTAGCTGTATTGATAGTAAACTCACAGAATGCTATTTCTGTAGTAAATAAGTAAAAAAAGGTGGTCAAAACTTTGTTTTTGACCATTTTTTTTTTATCTTTTATATAAAACGTTTATATGGAAAATAATATTGCAATAGTTCTTTGTTCCAAGAAAACAAACGACGAGATTAAACCATTTATAGAACACATCAAGGAAACCTGTGGCTGTGATGCCCATGTCTATTTTATCCACAACCCAGAGGGAGTTAGCCTGTCTAGGATATATGCTGACATGGCTGTATCCAAGGACATAGTAGAGAAGGTCATCGTATTCATACATGATGACATAGAGTTTCTTAGGAAGGGATGGGGTGCTGAAGTGTTGAGACAATTTAATGAACACCAGGATTACGGTATTATTGGTGTTGCTGGTTCTGCACAGTTCGATGAGGGCGGTGCATGGTGGAACTATGAGAAAAAATTCGGACAGGTTCTTCACAGAGCCGAAGGAAAAACATGGCTTACGACCTTCTCGCCACTGCTTACTAAGGACTTACAGGATGTTGTTGTAATAGACGGTCTTTTCATGGCCGTACACAAGGAGAGAATATCAGAGAATTTCAATAGAGACCTTGAAGGTTTTGACTTCTATGACATTGCTTTCTGCCTTGCTAACCACTTCGCTGGTAAGTGCAAGATTGGTGTGACAACCAATATAAGGCTTGCACATAATTCAATAGGTAAGTTGAAGGATTCATGGTATAAAAACAGGGAAATTATCAATAAATTATACGGAGATAGGTTTCCAATTGATATTTTAAAATAATTTGGTACGATTTTTGCATGTATGAAATTAAGTGAAATGAGCTTTGAACAGTTGGCATCGATGTATAATGTGGCAACTGATATTTGTAGAGAATATTCAAGGATGACAGATGGTTATATCCTTGCAACTGGAGATAACGTACTTGATGCATCTAACAGAATACCTTCTGATGTGCAAAATACAATCAATGAAAGACAGCAGTATTTTGCAATAAAAGACAGAATAACCAATGAATTAAAGAAAAGATTGTTAACCGAAATCGAATATGAATAAAGTAAAGAAATATCTTCTTAACCTTTGGTATGGACTGCCATTCGGAATGAAGGCTGCTGGTAACGAGATTCTTGGTGCTGGCACTTCAGACGGTAATGATGTTACCATATCCCAGGAAGTCAAAGACCAGAGGGTAGGAAAACACCTCCTAAAGGGTGAAGTGACACAGGAGGTAGAGGAACTAAGGTACAGGACTTATAAGGTCGCTGGTGAGGCTGAAAAGTACGAATATCTGGGTAATGGCGTGGCTGTTAAGAAGGACGAGCCAGAGAAGATGGAAATAGGTAAGATAAAGTTTTCACAGGAGAACGGCATCATATGTTCTTCAGTACTTGACGAGTTAAAGCGTGTGAATGACTATGGAATTGACAAGTACAGACTTGAGGTAATGTATAATTCTACTGTTAAGTTCAAGCTTGAACAGTTTGCTACTGTGATAGATGTGTTCATCGACACCAGGCTGACAGAGAGACCAGCTACCATTCAGACAACCCTTCACTTCGAGAAACAACCTAACCCATATAATGCAAAGTCTAAGCCGTTCATAAATGAGTTGGAGAAACTGAAGGATATTAGGAATGAGCATGATGCGGCAAGGCATGAGATAACCTCATCGCTTGTAACTCTGTCATTCACCACATATAAGGCTAAGGGAGAAAATGATTTTGTCAACTATAGCTTCGTGGAGAATCCTAAGTTTGAGAAATTTGAAGACAATGGACAAGAGTTCTTGGTAACATTCTCATGGGACGGCTATATGAGACTTCCACTTGACCTGGAATCAAAGTATTATTCAAAGGAAATGGCTGAGAAGTACGAGAAGAAGGAGAGGAAGGATACCCCTGTTGAAATGGTCAACAGTGAGAGGAAGGCGTACTGTTCAATATGCGGTAAGGAAATGTCAGTCTATGATGCTGACATTTTGTCAGCAGACGGAGAACAGGTTATTTGTAAAGAATGTTTGGAAAAAGCCTTGAATAATAAATAAAAAGTGTTATTTTTTATATATGATTACAATAGGAATAGAACTGAATCATGTTGTTAGGAATATTAATAAGCAGATTCTAAAATATTATGCGAAAGAATTTGACCCATCAATGGACTGGGACGAATTGGATGACAGGGTAGATGTTATTGAGAAGTATTGCAAGTTCAAGAGTAAGAAAGAAAAGAACAATTTCATCTACATAGATTATCCTTATGAGATATTCGGATGCGCTGGTACAGCTGAGAAGAAACTGGCAGTGAAGATTACAAACTGGCTTGCTGACATCACGAACATAGAGGAGGAGGACATTAGGATAGTGTTCTACAGCTTGAATGAGGAGGCACTTACAATTCAGTCTACATTCTTCTTCTTAAGTAAGATAGGAGCAAGGGTTAGAAAGGTATTTTTTCCAAAGAAAGTATCAGAGGTCTGGGATGAGTGCGACGTGGTAATCACAGCAAACAACCAGATGTTCGAGGAAGAGATACCAGAGGGTAAGCACATTGTCCTTATCAACAGGGAGTTCAACGAGAAAAACAAAGACAAGGCGATGTCAAATTATAATAATCTGAGTGAAATAATTGATGATGATAATTTTTTAAAACAATTTTATTATGAAGAAAGGGGAGACCAATCTTATATTTGACATTAACAAAATCAGTGAGTTCGTCTTCGGGGACGCTGACAAGAGAACAAGCGAGGTAGAGATTACAGAAAACTTCATCTACGACAAGAAAGATGATAAAATGATTCCTAATACCAAGGAGGTGAAGGAAGTAAAAGTCAAGGACGACGTAAGCAAGTTCTCAATCAAGTATGACATGATTAAGATGTTCATTGACATTATGGACTCCGTTGAAGACCTTACATCCCTTACACTGGGACAGGAGGTTACAATCAACACAATGGAGGCATACGAACTAATAAAAGAGCTAAAACAAGATAACGATGAGTGATAAGAACAAGATAGTAATCGAGAACATTAACAAAGAGATTGCTAAGATAGACAAGAAGAAAAATAGGGTATTCTTCTTCGTAATCGATACAAAGGGAGTACCAAGTGGAAGCCTTGAGTATATTTACAACCTTGCATTGATAGCAAAGGAAGACGGATACGACGTTAGCATGCTCCACACTGAGGAGGAATTTGTAGGTGTTGGTGCTTGGCTTGGTGAGGAATACACTAACCTGCCACACTACAATGTTAATAAAGGAGAGGTTGGTACGTCACCTTCTGACGTGCTGTTTATTCCAGAGATTTATTCCCAGGTTATGAATCAGACTAAAAATCTTCCATGTAAGAGAGTCGTTATTCTCCAGAACTATGACTACGTTGTTGAGCAGATGCCATACGCAGCGCAGTGGGGCGACTTCGGCATTATGGAGGGTATAACCAACTCAAACTACCAGGCTGCTGAGCTTACTGAGGCTTTCCCTTACGTTAAGCTTACAAAGGTTAATCCTTATATCTCAAAGATATTCGGTAATACCATTACACCTAAGAAGATGGTAATCAATGTTATCGCAAAAGACCAGTCTGACATCAAAAGAATTGTTAAGCCATTCTACTGGAAATATCCGTACTTCAAGTGGGTATCATTCAAGGAACTTAGAAATCTGTCCAAGGAGGACTTTGCAGCAGCACTTCGTGAGGGTGCTATCACCATCGTTGTTGACGATTCAGCCAGTGTTATGTATTCCGCACTTGAGGCAATGAAGAGTGGAAGTATCACTATGGTAAAAGTCCCTAACACATCCCTTGACTGGGCAGATGGCGAAGAACTTCCAAACTGTTGTGTATGGTTCAATGACTATGACACACTTCACAAGCAGCTTGCAAGTGTTGTTCGCTCATGGATAACAGATAAGATACCTGGTGTACTTGAGGAAGAGAGTAAGAAGATTCTTTCAAAGTTCTCATATGAGGAAACTGAGAGAGAGTTTATTTCATATCTTCACGGTGTACTCGATAAGAGAAAGGCTGAAATGGAAGAGTTAATAAGACAAGTTAAAAAGCAGGAGGAAAAGTAATGAAAGAACTAGGAATAATCATACCGATGCATGAGTTCGGTAAGGAAAATATAGAGCTTGTTAATAAGGCAATTGAGTCAATTCCAAAGGATACACCAATCTGTCTTTCAGTGCCAAAGGGTACTTCAGAGGCTAAGATTAAGAACATTCCAAGCAGTGTGCCACGTGTTATCTCAGAGGATGATGGTACAACGTTTGCTGACCTTGTTAATAACGGTGTAGGAGCTTTTAATAACAACGAGGACGTGAAGTGGTTTTCAATCCTTGAAATTGATGATACATATACACCAATCTGGCTTGCAAACGTAAAGAAATATATTGACTTTATGCCAGACGTTAGTGTATTTATGTGTCTTGAGGATATCACAGAGTTCGGTACAGGAAAGTATATTGGTTTCGGTAATGAGGCCGCATGGGCTTCTGCATTCTCAAATGAGCTTGGTTTCCTTGATGCAGACTGTTTGCAGAACTACTTCGACTTCTATCTCACAGGAAGTGTATTCAATAAGGCTGACTGGAATGAGGTTGGCGGTTTAAAACCTTCCATCAAGATTACATTCTGGTATGAGTGGCTGCTTCGTGCAACGAATAAGAGTAAGAAGGTATTCGTCATACCTAAGGTTGGATATAACCACACACTTGGTAGGAAGGGTTCACTTGTAGACACATACAAGAGCACCGTCAGCAAGGAGGAGTCCCAGTGGTGGTTCGACCTGGCTAAGCGTGAAATGTATTATAAAGACGATAGAAATAAAACATATGAAGAGTACTTAAAAAATAATGAAAATAGTGAATAAATATAGCGTTTTTCTTTGCAAAATTAGTTTATTGAAATATTTATAATAAAAGAAATATGAAACGATTAACTAAAGAACAATTTATAGAAAAAGCTCGTAAAATTCACGGGAATATTTATGACTACTCGAAAGTAGAATATATTAACAAAAATACAAAAGTATGTATCATTTGTCCAGAACACGGTGAATTTTGGCAAACACCAGATAATCACTTTAAAGGTCAAAATTGTCCAAAATGTGCTAATATATCTAGGGGAAACGTTTTTAGAGATAGCCAAAATGAATTTATAAAAAGGGCAAGAGAAGTTCACGGAAATAAATACGATTATTCTAAAGTAAAATATATAAACAATAGAACAAAAGTATGTATCATATGTCCAGAACACGGTGAGTTCTGGCAAAGACCATATTCTCACTTACAAGGGTTTGGGTGTAGATTATGCAATGATATCGTGTATAATACAGATTCTTTCGTAAAAAAATCTATAGAAATATATGGCAATGAATACGATTATTCAAGAGTAAATTATACTGGTAGTAAAACAAAAGTATGTATTATATGTCCAAAACACGGAGAATTTTTTGTTAGTCCAAATAATTTCTTGAGAGGCCATACATGTCCTATATGTAAACAAAGTAAACTGGAAAAAGAAGTGAAAGACATATTAGAAAGTCATTCAATAGAATATGAACAAGAAAAGATGTTTAACTGGCTTGGCTCTAAAAGAATTGACTTTTATTTACCAGACTATAGCTTGGCTATAGAATGCCAAGGTGGCCAACACTTTAGGAACGTAGAGTGGTTTGGTGGCACTGAAGGATTCTCGTACCGAAAAAAACGTGATAAGGATAAAAAAACACTTTGTGAAGAACATAACATTGGAGTGTTATATTTTACGCACGAAAAATATGATTCATTTTTAGGTGAGAAAACAATCAAAACAGCCATTGAACTTTTAGAACGTATAAAGGAAGACCGTAAGAAGGAATATAAGCCAGAGATACCAGGAAGTGACGAAGAATATGCTCCTAACTCAGAAATAGGAGCTAAGGAGTAAGATTTAGTAATAGTTGTATTTATATTTTGTTAGTTTCAATGGCATTAATTCATGATGGTTAATGCCATTTTTTACACATCAAAAAGGCACACGAAGATTTTTATGTGAGAAAATGTGAAAGAAAGTGTGTTGGAATTGCACAGATTTGCCTTTGATGGAATATTTAGTAATATAAAATAAGTGGAGAAAGCAAATCTCTACAATTATAAATATCACCAGACATGCCAGAAATTTGTGCAACTGAAGAAAAAGTTAAGAAAAAGAGAGGCAGAAAGCCATCCAAGGAAAGAAAAGGCTACTTCTATGAGCGTGAAGAGCAGGCTGTAGTTGACTACATCTCAAGTGATAATGAGAGGGAGAGAAACCAGATTTTCAATACCATCTTGAAGCCAGCCTTCACGAAGATGATAGAATCAATCATCAGAAGATATAACCTCTACCCACCAGACGAAGAGTTCCAGGAGACTTTCGACGACACCATTTCATTCCTTATGACAAAGCTTTCATGCTTTGACCCTACCACCAATTATAAGGCATATTCATACTGTGGTACAATATGCAAGAACTATCTCATCTATAAGATTAACCAGTTTACGAAGAACCAAAAGAGAAACACGTCATACGACAATCCGTTTGACAGTTCCCAGGGTGGCTTCAATGACGATATAAGGTATTCCTATAATGACTATGACACTGCGAAAACCTTTATGTCAGAACTGACTGGAAACACGGTTGAAAGCATTAGGAAGATTCTTGACGATGCTGATAGGCTTAGACTCAATGCAAATGAGAAGAAGGTAGGTCTCGCACTCATCCAGCTTATGACAAACTGGGAGGAGTTGTTTGCACAGATGGGTAGCAACAAGTTCAACAAGAGTTCCATCTTGTTGTACCTTAAGGAGACCACCATGCTCAATACGAAGGAGATAAGGGATGCCATTAGGGTATATAAGAAAAAATACTATGATGTTAAATGGAATCTTATCAATGAATAATCCGAACAGTAATATTTATAACAAAAACAATGCCTAAATTAAAGATAGAATTAAACGACATACAGAATATTAGGGACCTGTTGCAGGAGACATACAGACTCGCTGATGAACAGATTATACAGTCTCAGAACGAGATTAACAAGTTGTCTACTGCAACAAATCTACAGGAAGAACCGATGGAGGCCAAGGCAAAATATGCCAAGGCAATCAACGACTATATGGGTATAAAGGACAAGGCTATAGCAAAGAAGCTTGATATAGCTAAACTGCTTACAGATATTCTACACCATAATGGTGATGTCAAGAGTGCCCTCGAAAACGGAGAGGCAGTAAAGAACGTGTCATTCAATTTTGAAGACATTAGAAAGATTGTGGATGACTCGCTGAATGAACAGGAACAAACTAAGAAAATACAGCTTAATAAGAAGTAATGGCTAGTCTACAGAACATACAATCAGAGACAATGGCGACCATTGATACCGCCAAAGCGTTAGCAGACAAGGTTCTAGCAATCCTTACTATAATGATTGACGAGCCTTCTCTAGCACTTAACTTTTCGACGAATCCAATTGGTTTCCTTTTCCAGATACTTAAGAGCATAGGTGTTAAGAGTGAGAAGCTTGAGGAGTTTTTCATAAACATGCTTATATGGGTAATGCCAGCACTTGAGATAAGTGCTAAGGCAATACTACTTACGAATCTTAAGAAGATGATTTCATGTTCTATAGACCCAAGAATACCAGAGAAGTTCAGAAAAATCCACAGTACAGCAACTGATTACAACACAGTTAACAGATATGGTATTGACATTAATATAGAGTCTATCGATATGTTCGATAAGCTATCAATAAATCCATTGTCTGACGCTGGAAAAAACTGGTATTTTGGACTTGAAGGTGTACAGGATGTATATAAGTTCGCAAGAGCTGATGACTTTGATGCTTTCCTTTGGTTTGTTATACATAAAGGTAAATTCCCTAACCCAGCAAAAATAAAAATAAATGACAACACATTTATTGATAGGCTGCATGGAATAGAGCAGGCAACAGTAACCCCAAAAAATGGCACATTGTTGTCAGCACTTCAAATAACAAAACCATCAAACGGTAGTTCAAAAATACTTCCTGGTAATACATTTGGATATGAAGAGAGTGAAAACAAACCACGTGTATTGTCAATGTGTATAGATGCACAGCGTAATGAGAAGAATGAAATAGTGAGTAATACACTAGTACCTGTATCCGATGATAGGTCTAGTGTTAACTGGTATATAAGAAGAGCCGACCAGTTGGGTAAAAACCTTGGATGGGGATGGCAATGGAGCTATGGCAGAACCAAGTCCAAGACCATGAGTGGAAAACTTAATAAAGACGGTACTGAAAAGAGGCCAAGAGACTTCTCAAAGGAAAGGGCTATTTGCAACCTTCAGTATATGGGTATGGTTGACGATTCACCTATAACTGGATTGGTAAACAACAAGATAAGATTTACCATCCTGCCAAAGCCCCTTATACATATACCAGATGTATCACAGGGAGAACCACCTTGGAGATTTAAGAGAATGTTGTTCAACGCACAGGGTGAATATGACCCTAACGGGAAATACACGATAGTTGCACAAGACAGTAATTCAAACACATATGCTAACGGTGCTGTTACAATAGACATGCTAAGTGGTAAAGTAACCACGAACCCAGCTCAATTGATACCACAGCTTATAGAGTGTTATCCAGGATTAACCGTATATGAGTTCAACTATGACTATGTAATGGGTATGAGGCTTTTCGACGCAAAATCCCTGTTTACTGCTATTGTTGATTTGCTTATCAATATAAGAGTTGGTGTCAATATCAAGATGGATACAAGACATAAGGACTTTTCAGACGAGATTAGAGAGGCTGTTAAGAAACTTGTTATGACGGATGATTCTGTCATAAACAACTGCTACCATACATTTGATAACAGTAAGTATGATGCCCTATTGCAGAAGGCACAGGAAAGAAAGGCAAGGCAGCATAAATTCGGCAACACATCGAAGGAAACAGGTGCGTTCAATTCGGTAAGCGAGATTCTTGCTGAATATGATGCCATAACAGACCCAAAAGATATTGACGCAAAAGAACAAATATTACACAGGGCTGTAAGAGAGACTGCTTCAATCTTAACCACTGGAAGCGACCCAGAAGAATCAAACGAGATAGAGGTGGATTTTGTCTATGACCTTATAGAGAATCTTGTAACAGCTATTGTGGATGCTCTTCTTAGCCCTAAGGTTATGATGCTACTTGAGGTAAACCAGCAGCTTATGGGAGGCTCATGGGAACCTCTAACATTCAGAGACGTTATAACTGCTTTCCGTAGTATCATAGATGCCCTTGTAAAAGAGGTTAGGGACTTGATATTACAAGAGCTTCTAAAATTTACACTAGATGAGCTTGGACCGCTGTTCATGACATTCTCATCAGCTATTGTAAGAGAGAGGCTTGAAGACCTTGCAGAGGCTATGCAGGAGGCTATACGTAACTGTCCGTTCTTCTGGTTTAAGTTCGGTAATCAGTATGAGGAAGCTAAGCTTGATACTGTTGATTATGCTGACATCGATGTCAGCGGCAATAAGGAGGGAGAAAAACCTTCAACTAATAACTGTTAATTACTATGGGTATATCACAGATTTGTCAGACAATTAAGAACTATTTCGAGAACGTAAGAGTTCCTTTTCCTCAGATACCAAGAATTCTTCTTGTGTGCTCCATGAAGAAAAGACCTGGACTGTCAGTCATTAACTCAGTATCCAACATTGTTAAGGACTTAAACAGGCTTGGAATACCAACTGGTGCAATGCCAGATGGTAGCCCTAACCTAACGATAGGATTTGCGTTTACGTCCACAAAGGAGACATATAGGGCTATAAGGAAGGACATGTCGATACAGGTTGGAATACAGCCAGGAACACTCAACATTGTGACAGGACCTGGTGCTGGTACTAATGCTACTCCTGGAATGGGATTTGGTGGTGCTTATTAATTATTTGTTATGAATAAGGTAGATTTTTCGAAATTGTCAAACGCTGAGATTAATCTAAAGATTATGGGTTATGACAATGAATACAACGTCAAGAAAGGAAAAATACTTGCCATGATAGCAGAGCTTCAAGAACTTGATGCGCTGTATATAGAGGCTAATAATGAACTTAAAAAAAGAGGAGTGTTAAACGATGGGTAAAGTTTTAATTAAAATCGGTACTGTCATAGAGGTTGAAGATGATGCTTCATCTGGAAGCGCAGACGGTTTGAGAGTTCGTGCGAAACTTGCTGAGGAGAGTTTTGATAAAGTCCCTTGGGCGTTTCCTTTGCTTCCTAAGACCATACAGAGCGTACCTAAGGAAGGGGAGGCTGTATTGCTTATCGCTGACGCTATTGATGAGTTTTCTGAGGGACAGAGGTATTACATAGGACCTCTTATCTCGCAACCACAATATCAGGATTTTTGTCTTGCTAGCGGCGCAACATCACTCCTACAGGCATCAAGTAACCTGCCACTTGAGAGAATATCAAAAGAGCCTACAACCAAAGGTTCTTTCCCTCATGCTGAAGATGTCGCATTAGTTGGCAGAGGAAGGGAAGACGTTATACTTAGATACAACCCTAAATCAGAAGCAAGTGAACTTGACCTAAGGGCTGGTATACGTAGTCCATACATGTTCAACGACAACCCACAGCTTGTAGGTAATATTATCTTTAATGGGGCAGACCCAGCCTATATACAGCTCAAATACAAGAATGCACTTGCAACTGGACAGAAACACCCATGTTGCAGTGCTGTTAACGTTGTTGCTGACTACATTAACATTATGAGTAACTATGACTATAATGTTTCAGACAATATACATGATAGGGAAACTCTGGTTAATGAAGCCAAGTTTGATGAGACAATGGACAAACTGCATCAAGTACCAAAGGGAGATAAGCTTGTAGAACTACTTAAAATAATGAAGGATTCTATTATGCACCACGTACACCCTTGGGCTGGAATGGAACAGTGTGGCGACTGGGGTGGAAGTATAAAAAAACTTGAAGGTTATGATATAGAATCGATACTTTCAGACTTTGTTAGAATATCATAAAAAATGCAGTCATCTCTGACTGCATTTTTTATTCCCAATTATCAAGTATCTTCGTTATTAATGGATTCCTTACAATGTCATTTCTTGTAAACTCTGTGATGCCGACTTCATCAAGTCCTTTAAGCCTTTCTGTGGCATATTCCAGACCGCACACAGCTTTCTTTGCTACAATATCACGTCTATTGACCTGTTCACAGTCTCCAGTGATTACAACCTTACTGTTTTCTCCTATCCTGGTGAGCAACAGCTTCATGTTGTCTTTCGTGTATTGCTCAGCCTCATTCACAAGTATAAGTGAGTCATCAAATGTCTTACCAAGGACATAATTAATAAATTCGTACCTTATGTAACCGCTGTTGATAAGGTTTCCAGCAATGATTGTGGAGTCAACATTTCCACTGTTCTTCAATATCTTGGATATGGTTTCCTGGTCACATTCCTTGAACGGTCTAGTTTTGTCCTCGAAGTCTCCTTTTAAGTATCCAAGATTGAGGTCTATTCCTCCTGCTGGTGCTGTAGGCACAATCATAATTATGTTTGAGTATCTACCCTCCTTCAACTCTCTTAGGGCGTAAGCCAGTGATATGTAGGACTTTCCAGTACCAGGAGCACCGATGCCAAAACATATCTGGTTATTTTGGTTTTTCAGAACATTTAGGAACTCTTTCTGCTTTTCGTTCTTACACTTGATATCAAGTTTAAAACTTAAAGCCTTTAGGTGAGTTGCGTACCCGCAAGACGTAAGATAGTTAAGAGCACTGTCTTTTTTCATCTTTTCCTCGATAAATTCCATCTCCAGCATATCGAGGTCTTTCAAATTCTTTTTTTTGCCCATAAATTAGTTATTTAAGAAAAGAGCGCAGTAGCCTATGCGAAGGTACTGCGCTCTTTATTATGTAATATATGTAATGTATTCCAATTCCATATGTTAATCCCATTTACTATAAATATCTGGTCAGTTGTTAAACAGTGTTAAAATTTGAACTAATATTTGGTAGTCTCAGAAATTTTATCTAATTTTGCAGCGTGAAAGAGACAGAGCTGCCACTTAGATGAGTGCGGAAGAAGGAAACGCTAGCCGCATGAAGGTATGCCTTAAGGACGATAGCTCAGTTGGTAGAGCACCAGGAACGTGGAAACATTAGTATTGGGGGTCTGTGGTTCGAGTCCACATTGTCCTACAATAGATTTTAAAATTAAGATAGTATGTTAAGGTATGCAATCGTATTAGGCATAGTATTTGCCATTGTAGCGGTAATATATTACACGCTGCTTACGTTACAGTGTTTTGGGGTGCTCAAGTTCTCCAAGGAAGAGGTAAGTTTTCCGAAGGTTCTCATCCCATTCTATTATTTTTTCGTGTAATCAAAACAATTTAAACAATGAACAAGAAACAAGAGAAAAAAGTAGCAACCGTCCTGCTGAAGCTGTACGACATCGTGCTGTCTGAAGAGCAAGGCAGTGCTGAACACATCTGTGAGTATTTCGACTCAGAGAGTATTGAGGAGCTAATTAATGAGTTAAAAATCAACATTCCATCCAACTTGGATGATGATGAGATTGAAGAGGCTGTTGATGACTTCCTTGACGATTATGGGTGGTCTGACATGAGTGATTATGACGAGGATGATGTAAAAGGTTGGCTAGCTGATACTGGCCTTAATAAGACCGCACGTGAGAAGTTCTTCGCAACGCTGAAAAGCAAATTAAGTTAAACATTTTAAATATTTTAAGCAATGAAAAATTTCGAAAGTAAAGCAGTGAATGTACCCAAGAAGGTACTTTGGGGTTTTGTGTCTATCATCGCCCTGTTTGTAGTGTTGTTCGTCGTTGGCGGTGTCATGGAAGACTGTGACAAGTCCAAGAACTATGTGTGCCAGTATCCTATAACTGGTAAGTACGAGGTATGGACTGAGGGTGGTGCTCAGTTCCAGTGGTGGGGCAACGTATATGAGTACAACAAGACAACCCAGGTGGAGTTCACAGGCGTAGAGAAGAACGAGGAAGGCTATGTCGCCTCTGGCAGTAACCCTGGCGCAGCCGTTACGTTCAATGACCGAGGTCGTGGATTCATCATCGGTTCACTCCGTGTTATCCTTCCCCGTGACTTTGCACACATGACAAAGATTCAGCAGGAGTTTGGTTCTGAGGAGGCTCTTATTAGCACATTGATTAAGCCTACATTGTATAAGGTTGTAACATCCTGCGGTCCGCTTATGTCGTCGCTTGAGTCAGTATCTGAGACTCGTACCGACCTTATCCAGTATATTACCGACCAGCTTAACAACGGTGTGTACAAGACGAGGGTTGAGAAAATCAAGGCTGTTAATGAACTTACAGGTGATACTGAAACCATTTCAAAAGCAGAGATTCTTGTTGACCGTAATGGTAACTACATGAGACAGGAAGGTACTGGTCGTATCATCAAGACAAAGGATGGCAAGGAAGAGGTTGACCTGTGTCCGTTCCAACAGTACGGTATTACATGTAATCTTGTATCAATCACCGACATTAAGTATGATAAGGCAACTCAAGACCAGATTGACGCTCAGAAGCAAGCTAACCTTGCAGTTGTGACAGCAAAGACCAAATCCCTTGAGGCTATCCAGAAGACCGTGCTGATTACAGAACAGGGTAAGGCTGACGCAGAGAAGGCAAAGTGGGAGCAGGAGAAGGAGAAGGCTATAGCTGTGACAAAGGCTCAACAGGAGTTCGAGGTTGCAAAGCTTGAGGCTGCTAAGGCTGAGGAGGTTGCTCGAAAGGTACGTGCCGAGGGTGAAGCAAAGGCTGCTGCTAACCGTGCATTGGTTTCCGCTGGAGCAACACCAGACCAGTTACTTCAGATGAAAAAGGAGACTATGATTGGTATTGCTCGTGAGCTTGCTAATTCTAAAATAGAATGGGTCCCAAAAATTATGGTTAATGGCAATAATGGAAATGGCTCTGACCCAATGCAGACTGTTGGACTCAACATGTTGATGCAAACCATTGAAAAGATGAACAATTTTAAATGGTAAAAGTAAAAATGCTATAATAATCTGTTAAAAGAAAATAAAAAATCGAGGTAATATTTGGTTATCTCGATTTTTTTATTTATCTTTGCAGCAGGGAAAAATAGTGAAGTATGAAAAAGATATTTTTAGCAGCAGGAGTTCTCTGCAATGGTTTCAGACTTGACAGTGGCGTTGCTACTGCTGGGTCTTACGCAGTTCCTAATGCAATGGACTTGACGGAACAGCAAAAAGGTAATATCGTGATGAAGATTGCGAAGACAAATTCATTCACGCCATGTGAGAAGTTTAAAATCAGTGAATTATCAAAAGAAGCAGGACATGGACATATATTTCAGCAAAAAAAGTCTATCCCACTTTAAGGTGGATGAAAATAATAACCGAATTGTAATATGTTTGGTTACTGGAGAGGAATTAATAGTTGATGCCCAACTCTGGGAAAATCTTAGAGAATGGACAGAGACATTAAGGAAAATGCTAGGAGAGTACGAAACATATTATGGTGTTGTCAGATACGATACTAATAATAGAAAACTTTATTTTTGATGAAAAAAATTGTATATTTTATTGTGGTTGCCATTATGTGTGTAATTGGTTTTCCATTTATGATTTTCTGCCGTGACAAATGGAATGCATTTGGTCGTAAGGTAGATGGTGCTTTTAAGATTGAATCGCCACACACTAAGAACTATAACGCATCGAATCATGAACAATAAATTGCTTGTCATACATCCGAATGACCCGTCAACGAAGTTCCTTGAAACTTTGTATGACCGTCATACACTATTCAATTCGCTTGTGGTAGACGAGACCGCCAGTAACGCAAAGATTAGGCAGGTTCTTACCGCAAACGCTTTGAAGGATAGAAATGTCATGATGCTTGGTCATGGTTATGATGGAGGTATGTTCGCCCCCCAGAAGAATGATACTGAGGTTAATCCATTCTACAGGAAAATCATCAATCCATCACTGGTTCAATTCCTAAGGGAGAGAACCTGTATAGGTATATGGTGCTACGCCAACCTGTTTGCTGAAAGATATGGTCTTCACGGACTGTTCAGTGGCATGATTATATCAGACCTTGACGAGGCTCATTCCTATGGAATTGAGGAGTTTACCCAGAAGGAGATTGAAATGTACAATATGGATTTCGCTGGTTCTCTTGCATACTGCATGGAGACATTTGAGCTAGACCAAGTACCATCTATGATGGAGGCATTGGTTCACTCTCCTAACAGGCTGGAGAAATTCAATTTCGGTAATCTTTACTATTATCCATAAAAAAGGTGGGAGTTTCCCACCTTTTATGCGTATTTGTTATTTAAGTCATCCACAATGTCGAATGATAGAACATCATGATGAATTATTGAATTCATTCCATACTTAATTCTTATGTCAACGAAATATCTCTGAGGAATAAGTATGTTGGTATCAATCATGTAGAAGTTCTCTACAAACGCCTTATTGACCTTATCCCACTCTATTACGTCAATCTCCCTTGTACCATCCTTTACGTACACTCTGATGTCTATTGAATCAAGTAACTGCACGGTATTGGTTGTATAGCTTGGTTTTGGACTTATGACAAGCTTCCTAATGTCACCACGCTTAATCTGCTCCTTCTCCTTGATTCCAGCAATCGTTGGAGAGAAGGTCGCATTTGATGAAACAAGAGAGTTTCCTATGTTGAAATAGTTAGGCGTAGCCCTAACCACGAAATCAAGCTCTACGTCGTCTAAAACTGTTCCCTGGTACTGTATATTGGTCCAGGTGTCATAAAGCATTGTATCGGCTTCAAAATCGTTCTTAGAGAGCTTTAAATCGATGTAGTATATACCTTTAGACTGTCTCTTGGACATAATCCACGTCATTTCCCTTCCAGATGAATCCCTTATTATTTCACCATCACCGTTCCTAATAGTTACGGTAGGATTCAATGATAAGTCCTCAAGATGGTCTCCAATTGTGCAATAAAGGTACAACCTGTTTTTCTTGCTCAATACGAAGTTAGACCTATCGTCCATTACCACATCCTCATATCTTGTCTCAACGAATGGCTCGAAGAACGTATTTGTTTTATCCGTAAGCCAACCAATATAGTTCTCGTACTCACTATCAGTCGTCTCAAGTAATGGAGAGAATGCCATACCAATACCATAGTTCTCAAGACCTCCATCCAGGAACTTGTTGAATGTATCAGTTATATCAAGATTGATATTCTCATTTCCAACATCAAAGTGTTGTCTTCCAATTACAATAGATTCCTCTCCAGCAGCAAACTTATCATACTCCTTTGCAAGGGTATCGTTTGAATAAACACCTTCTTCATCCCAAGGATATCCGTTTCTACTTTGAAACCAGTTGCAACCATCCTCAGAGTAAAGTCTCTTAGGGTCTACTACTGTCCTTGAATAGAAGTCGGTATTGAGGAAGTTCTTTGAATAGTCAAAACCCTTGCCCCTGTCCCACAACTTAGGGACAAGGAAGAATATAATGTCAAAAGAAGTTGCTCTAATCTTCTTATTGAAATTGATGGAACTTGTCTCACAATCATGAAGTTGGGTAAAATCGATAGAACCAGCGTTGGTGATATGGAGTGTGTGCTTCATCTTATCCATGTTTACCATCACACCTTCATCCATCAACTGTTTAACCTTGTTGTGGTCAAAGTACATCAAAACTCTTGACACAATTGTATTACGACCATATACTAGTTCAGCTATAGGGTTTAGTCCTGTATTCATCTTAGAACCAGATATTATTGTATCGAATTTGCTTATGTATGTTTTATATACCATAATAGTTATTTTTCCTTAAATTTATCTAACAATATTTTCTTCTTCTCCTCAAAAGGTTTTGATACAATATACATAAAGTCATCCTTATGTTTGTTTATATACCCTTCAAGAGTGCATATAGGTTTGCAAGGAGTCCCAGCAGCCACTGTATTGTCTGGTATGTCCTTATTCACAATGCTTCCAGCACCTATAATGCAATTGTCGCCAATTTTCACATTGGGAAGTATAACAGTTCTGCATCCTATGAAACAGTTCTTACCAACGGTTATAGGCCCATAGATTACCGTTTCCTTATTATGCCCTGGAAGGTTTCTTATGACTCTTGTAGCAGCATCGTGTGTAACAAATGCACAGTCAAATGATACTGTGGTATTGTCGCCTATCGTAACAAGATAAGGTTCTGAACCAAAGTTAGCACCTCCTATTATCTGTACGTTTTTCCCTAGGTTTGGCTCTCCGTAATTTGGTTTGTACATAACTCACTTATTATATTTTCAAGTGGAATGGTATTATTGTATCTGATACCATTACTTGCTTTCTCATTACAATCTACAATGTACACCTCTCCCTCCCAATTGAGTTCTGGTGTCATCAACATTTCGGCATTAGGCAAAATAGCGCGTATTACACCATTTTTAACTTTGCCATCGTTACCCCTTATTATAACATTATCACCTTCTTTATATTTCATAAAAACAATATTTTACGCTGTAAATTCTGAAGAGTCCACGCTTGAACAGATACACGTAAAATACAAGGGAATTGTACCCCACAGTGTATGACCGTTATCGTAGTTCGGATTTACGTTATTTATGACATAATAGAGCATAAGTTCTGGGGTTATCTGCACCCCTACGTAATCACCTTTCTTAATCTGCACACCAAGTTCGTCAATGGTTTCCTTATAATAACTGAATGTCAGCTTTCCAATCTTGTTATATGTTCCAAGATTCTTACTCTTGTCATAGGACTTCAGCTCTGGTGCTTCAATCTTGTACACACAAGGTATCTCCACAGGAGCTTTGTACTTCACCGCACCTGGCTCTGTCTCGCCATACACAGCATCACTCTGAGTTTCCTGTGCATCAACCTGGTACAGCACAACAGCCTGTCCCATGTCCTGTTCAATGTAGTTTTTTCCGATGTCCCTCTCAACAGCAAATGACTCTGCATCATAGAATAAGCTGTTTCTGTTTATTGGTACACGCCTGGTCTTACTACCAGTAAATGTTATCTCTGCCATATCTTATACGTTTTATTTTACCACAAACTAAAACCACTATCCAATACAACTATCAATGGTTTTCCGTCCCTGTTGACCATTCCGAAATTGTTTATATTACCGCCTAGGTCACCAATTCCAGTTTCCGTTGCATTGATTAGCTTTTTAATTTCAGTTAACCACTTATTATTTCTTATCACAGCCTCATATTCCTCATCATCTTCCTCAGTCCACTCTATTTTCCTGTTTTCAAGATATGAAACTATTTGACTAACAGAAAGATTATCTGCTTTTGTTCCAGCGGGCTTAATGTTGTCAAAATACTTATCAAACCCTATTTCAAGGTCTCCACCATGTCTGGAAGTCTTACTCTTCTCTGGTGATGACTGTTGCTGATAAGTACCAAAGAATGTCAACCCAACAAGTTTCTCGAAATCTGATGGGCGTACTGGAAGAACCTGTTCACTTACAAGAAATGTAAACCTTCTGTCATCATAATAGTATATCCTCGTTAATAGGGGAGAATCTATGCTCTGAAACATTTGAACCTCATATTTATTACATTCTCTACCCAATTCCCATGAAGATTCACGAGCAAGCTTTATCACCATGTTTTCATTAAGTTGAAAAACAATTCTTCCACTACCGACACCTATTGGCTCTCCAAGATATTTCCTACAGTACTGATACTGAGCCTTTCCAGTGTTTTCATCGTAGAAAGCACTGTCACCTATCATCTTGAGAGTTTCAACGGAAAATCCAGTATCTTCGAACAACTTAATCTTCTGTGACTCGTTTATCTTTATGGTCTTCATTAGTTAACACTATTATTTCTTATAAATATCAGATAATGACAAATAAAAATGAGTGAACCTGTCGATTCACTCATTAATGTTACTGCTGTCCGTTCTGCTTCATAAATTCGCTAGTACCTATCTTTGGTGATTCTGGCATATTATGTGAGCTATATGTTCCATAAGGATTGGATGCACTATAGCCGAAAGCTCCTGGGTCGTCCCATTCCATATATGCTCTTGATTTTCCTTTCTCGAATCCCATATAGTTTATATCTGGGTTAAATCTATCTTTTGTTCTTTCATCAGCCCAATCAAGTGCATATTCAATATCTTTATTGCCGAAGCTTTCATCCCATCCGTATCCATATTTCTTGAATACGTCTATTATTTTACTTGCTTCTTCTCCCCATCTGCCATCTTTTGGTGCTGGTACTGCTATATGGTAGTCCACATATAATCCATTGAATTTATCGCAGAGGAAGTTCTTAACATATTCATCGTAGTCACCAGTTTGTGATATGTCGTGTTCATCTCTAAATTCTTTGTTAATTCTTGATGGCTCTGCTGGTATTTTTCCTCTACCCTTTTTGTGCTGCCATTGTCTCATGCCATCTGCCGTCAGCTTCTTTTTTGTTGGGTCTCCCCAATCATCACGGTGTGCATAGTCTGTCACAGTTCCAGCTTTAAATCCACCTTCAGCTGTTCTCAAATCAGCAAGTTCTTCACTAGACTTAAGCATCTGCTTTATCTGTTCATTGTTATGGTATTGTGGTTTTATCGCATATAATGTTTTACCATCGTTAAATTCCATAACTCTGTCCGCAAATTGAAGAAGTCTATATGGGATGTCATCAGTTTTTGCCTCAAAAAAATAATCCCATCCATAATTAGGAAATTCTAGTTTGTCAAACTGGTATCTCTTGTCAACCCATTTTACACCACCATGCCTTTTTGCAATCCTTTTAAACACAGGAGTCAGTCCTTCGTTAAGTACCATTTTTACAGATTCCTTAACAAGCCTATGTAAATCGCTTTCTGTCAATCTAATTATCTGTTTCATATACAATTTTCTTTATAAATATAAATATTTGGTTATTTAGTAAAAAAATCTTCCAAAACACTTGTTTTTTTCAAAAATTATGTTATATTTTATACTGGTATAAAATATAACATATGGCGCAATCATTAGAAAATATTGACAGGGCATATAAACTATTGAAGGACTATTCTGGTGATAACCCATACATCATCAAGTTGAAGAATAGTGTTTTCGTATACAACTCCAAGTCGTTAAACGATATTGAAGTTGAGTATATCCTTGCCAACTACAACAGAGAGCCTGTGCTTTTGAACAAGATAGTAAAGGTAGCTGACTGGTGGGGTGATAAGAAGAAAGAAGAACTTGGACTTGACTTCTCGCCAAGGAAGCTCAAGATTACTTGGTTTCTTGGAGAGACTGAGACATATTATCATTTCTTCTGCATCTACAGGCAGTCCCAGGAAAGAGCTATGGAGCTGTTTGCATCCAAAAGAGGGATATTGACAGATTTCACTTCAGAAGACTGGACTAAGAAAGAAATTGATTTTAAGCCCTACAACGAGCGTTCGGGTCGTATCCTTTATCCTCACCAGGAGGATGCTGTTAAGTTCCTTACAAGCAAAAAGAAGGCTATTCTCGCTGATTCTCCTGGCTTTGGTAAAACGTCTTCAGCCATAGTTGCTGCACTTGAGGACAAATATCAGAAAATATTGATAGTTTGCCCAGCATCATTGAAGCTTAATTGGAAGAAGGAACTGATGCAGTATGTCGATGAGGACGATATAACAATAGTGGAAGGTAGTAAATGGAAAGAGAACAGATTCACCATCATTAACTATGATATTTTAAAGAACTTCTACGAGATTCCAATGGAGACTGTTAAGCAGACCTCATTGGAACTGGATGGTGATACCATAACTAAGGTGACAAAGGAGAAGGAGAGGATATCAAGGAAGAAGGCTGTCATTGCCGAAGCAATGGAGAATAGTCAGCTATACCAATCAGAATTTGACCTTCTAATAATAGATGAAGCACATAGACTATCTAATACTACTAGTGGTTTCTATAAAATAATGTCAGACCTCGTTAAGAGGCTTAACCCTAAGGGAATATATGAACTTACTGGCACACCTATTTCTAATAGGATTATAAACTTTTATAACATTCTTAAAATCATAGGAGCACCAGTTGCTGATGATTGGAAATACTATGTTGAGAGATATTGTGATGGTAGGTTCTTCTATAACAAAAAGGAGCGTGACGCGCACACACTTATCTACTGCAAAAAGGTGGGTAAAAAGAGTTGGTTTGAGCTTGATGATGAGGAGAAGAAAGAGCTTAATGAAATTCTTGATAAGAAATGTAAGAAAATATGGGTTACCAATGGTGCGTCAAATCTCGAAGAATTACAGGAAGTTGTTAAGACCTGTTATTTAAGAAGGGATAAAAATGACCTTGAGTTACCAAAGAAAAGAGTTAAAGTTCTTAACTACAGCCTCACACCAGATGAGGAGAAGAGTTATAATAAAGTATGGGAAGAATATGTAGAGGCACAAAACGAAAAAGACCCATCTGACCTTGAAAAATATAAAAAAATAATTGAAGGTACAATGCTTAGGATGTGGCTATCTAAGACTATGGTTGATAAGACAATTGACCTTGCAAAAAAATGTGTTGACCTTGGTCATAAGGTCGTTATATTCTGTTCATTCGATGAGGAACTTAACACCATCAAGGAAGCATTTAAGGACATCTGTGTTGTACATAACGGAAAAATGCTTGCAAAGAGGAAAGACAAGTCTGTTGCTGAATTCCAGGATAACCCAAAAATAAAAGTATTTATAGGCAACATACAAAGCGCATCAGTCGGGTTGACACTTATTTCTAGCGACGTAATGATATTTAATTCGTTTTCTTGGCTAAGTATTGATAATCAACAGGCAGAGGACAGAATACATAGAATTGGGCAAAAAAAGCCAGTAACTATTTATTATCAAGTGTTTTCCAATACATTTTATAAGGAGATGTTCGATAAGGTTCGTGGAAAACAGGAAATAATCGACAATATAATTGTTAGCGAAAAGAATAAATAATATGGCAATAGACAAGGCAATTTATAATAACGGTATCAATGGTATGCTTAGCTATTTGGAAATAGAGAATCTACCAAGAGACTATGAGGTGTTCAAGGCTATGTTCAAGGAAGCAACGGATACAAAGAACCGTATTAAGCAGGATACCCATAAACCTATGTCCAGGCTGAAGCAGGAGAGAAGAATGCTACAGGTTCTATTGAGAGCTACATATGGGATGAATAAGTATAACTGTAGATACGTCGATAAAATCAGCAATAGGCAGGCAATTTATGGGTACGACCCATCTAAAGGCACTGAGAAGATGAGCTTCAAGAGCAAGTTGAACAGATTTATATTTTATCTCAATCCTAAAAGACTGTGGGGTGTAATTTCACTCTACTGGAACTTGAGAAAACTATGGTCTGAGGACAGAAAGAGATACCGTGAGGCTGAGAAACAATATTATAATATGCAGTACAATATGGATAGAAAAGAATGGGTCTATAGGGGTACTTGCTAAATAATTTAAATAAAGAAACAGAAAGATTATGAATATTAATTTTGATGAGTCCAAAATCGTGAAGATTATCATCGATGCGGATAAGGATAATTACATTTCTCTTAGTCTAAAAAACGGAGAGGTAACTGATACTGAGGTTATATCAAAGAAAGAGCCTAAGACATACATTGAAGGTGCTAGTGTTCTTGATAGGAAGAAACAGGCTGAAATTGACAGAGAACTTATTGATAAATCATATGGAATCGCCCAGAAGATTAAGGAAATTCGTAGTTGTAATGGAAGCGGTTCTGCAAACTCAGTTGGAGAAGAAATCAAGGAAAGCATTGCAACTGCTCAGAAAGAATATGAGAAGAAGCTTGAGGAAGCAAAGAAAAAGATGGAGGATATTGTTATCAAGCCAGAGGCAAAGAAGATAATGGATGTTCTTGAGTCAGAAGAGTTCAAGTCAAACCCTGTTACTTTCAAAGAGGACGGCAACACTATGAACTTGATGGAAGAACTCAAGGAAGAGGCAGAGAAAGACTTTGAAGAGGCTTGGAAAGACAAGAAAGAGCCTGTAAATGAGACTATTGGAGACATCCTTAAAAACAACCAGGAGATTGTTACCTATGGTGGTAAGAGAGATAAAGATATAGAGTTCCAGGATGGTGTAACTGAAAAGGAACAGCAAATACTTGATATTATTTCGGAGACTCCAATCGATAAGCTTGCTGACAGCGAGAACTTCTTGAAGAAGATTGGGGAATATAAAAACCTTATGAAGTCAAAGGGAACTAAGTTCGAGGCTTCTAAGAAAGTTAAAGATACGTTGAATTATGGAAGAATTAGACCAATCACTGAACTTAAATAATGAGGATGAAGAAGAGGTTAGACTTGGTTTTATAAAGCTTATAGGTGAAGAGTCTGATGGGTATTACAGATATGAGTTCATATTTACTGAGAATGTTGACGAGGTGTGGGGGGAAGACTTCAATATAAAGCCAGCGTGCCTAGTTAATGACTTAATGGTTGATGATAAATATATATCTGAAGTCCATATAGTAAAGATGAAAATAAAGCTTGACTTAATACAAGATAACTGTTGCTTCTCAATAAGTGATTGCTATGATGGTATCATAGCGTTAGCCTGGGAAAACGTTGATGACTATGACGAATACCCAGATGAAAGGGGTAGACTCTTCTTCAGGTTTGGTGAAACTTTGAGCCAAGTAGAAAATAAATTAGCAATGTGCAATATTTTAATGATTAATTAATCATGAAAGTAGCGTTATGTGCAATAGGAAGACTAGAGAACCAATAACAACAGCAGCAACAAAATAACGCCCAAGGTACTAATCCTTGAGCGTTTTTTCTTTCTTTAATTCTTCAACTAGTTTATCAGCATAACTGACAGCAATATCAGATATTTGCTTCTTGAATACAAACTGAAAGAGGAATACCATTATTGAACTAGACAATATGGCATTCATCACGTTTATCGCAGCATCAACCCTAACTTGTTCCCAATTAATATTTGAATTCTTAGACATAATTTAAAATTAATTTCAGTCCTTAACCAACCACGCCACGAACAGAGTATCCGTTGCAACGGACGCTGAGATTGTACACGCTAGCACCATAGCCACTACTGAAGTACAAGCTGAGACCGAACCCATCACTAGAACTGTAGAGAGAACTACTCCAGATGCCGCCTAATTTACCTACATTGTATATACCGCCACGGTCAGCGTCACCAGCGGCAGGAATGAAGAGTGTATCTCCACTAAAGGTTGCGTCTCCAGACTTAGCAAACTCATAACCGTTTACCGTAGTGTTTTCAACAGTACGACTTGTCCACCTTTTTTCGGTATTATCAATCAACTCTTGGAACTGCTCCGCAGTAGGTGTCTTCCAACTGCCGCCCCAAGCAACTGCCACAGCATCATCCTCAATGTCTAATATGGTCTTACCATCTGTTGCATTGTACTTGGACATGGTTGTACCACCATCTTCGCTCCACTTATAATCAGCCCAAGCGAATGCCTTCTGTCCTTCACCACTACCAACTTGACTTGCTGTATAACCTTGTGTATCTCCCCAAGCGAAATACAGTCCATATTCCTCTGGTTTCGTTGCTCCGACATTCATCGTTGCCCATTTCGTGCCGCTTGGCAAACCAAGGTCAACATATGCATGACCGTTATAAGGGTCAACATAAGGATTATAATATACCTCATTCTCTTGCTCACAGAAACTTACATTAGGCAAAATTAAATTTTGTCTAGCTTCCTCATAAGAAGCATAATTCTCAAATTTCTTTAGATATTTCATAATATTATTTCTTTCTATATAAATATTACGAAGTGTTTGTTTTATTTGAGTTTTGTATCAACAGGTATATCGTTCCCAATAAAAAAGGATAACCCATAACGCTTGGGTTATCCTTTTATTATTAATAAGATATTATTTCGCTTATTCGAAGCTCAATATCAAACCATTTTCAACTGGGTCTTTTATGCTTCCGTCTCCACCTACATTGTACATGTAGAATACCTGGTTATGTTCACCGAAGTTATTTGCAGTCACCTTAACACCATTGTATTTGCAGTTAATGAAGTTGAACTTCCAGGTCTTCATTGCATCCAAATTGCCACTAAGTCCTGCATCACCGCCTGCTGGTTGATAGATAACTAATCCTGCCCAACGCCAATTATCTTTCGTTAGTCCATTCTCATATGTCCAATCTACGTTTTCGAAGTTAACTGTAACATTTGTAGCATTAGCATAGTTGCTTACTCTCAAAATGTTGGAATTTTCAGCAGTCAAATTAAACTTAGAGTCAGAAATATTGATTACAGCATTATCTTTTGGCTTATAAACATTGAACACGTTGTGCGTAAGTGATGGGTTGTCAACTGTTACATACTGCGCATTTAATTCATCAAGGTTCTGATTTGCTTGGTCTCCCTCAAATATGTTATATGCTGTTGAACCATTTGCAATTGAAAGATTAGAAATGTTAATTACAGGTGCGCTATAGTTAACATATCCGTTTGTTGAACCCTTTGTTCCAGTTACTTCCATACCATCAACGTTGATTGACTCTGCCGCATAAAGGTAAATCTGCTGATTTGCGTCAACGTCACTAACTTCAATGTTCTTGAATGTCTTCTTATCTGTAAGTGCATTCAATGCTCCGTCACCGTTGATGAACACATCAGTATTCTGTGGGTCTGCGATTGCGTTAATATCCTCTGCTGTAGAAACAATCTCAGTTTCGTCATCGAAGAATCCACAATCAAGTATGTTTGCAAACTTGATACCGTCCTTATCAACTGTGATTGGGTTCTTTATTGCTGGAGCTGAATATCCTGCTGCAACAGCCTTAACCTTGTTTGAAGCGATTGAAATGCCATCACTTGCCTCAAGTCTCTCTTCGTCAGCCTTCTTGTCGATTGCTGCTTGTATGCCCTCAACCCTAATACCATCCTCGTCTACAACAAGGAATCTCTCACTGTGGGTATTATACTTGATTGAAATGGTATTATGTGTATTGTCAATATCAATACCATTTCCTGCCGTGTAATAATCAACAAGGTCTTTGGTGTTGATGTATACAGGGTCTTCTTGGTTTGCAATCACAAGTTTGATAGCGGTATCAGGACCTTCCTCATCCTCTGTAAACGTATCGCCACTCCAAGTACCGTGTACTAGTTTACCTTCAGTTACCACAAGGTCTTTTGGAATGTCAATGCGTCCAATCTCAGTCTTGCCAGTACCAGTTCCTTGTGAAAGGATATAAGTCTTAAGAAAACCGCTTGCAGGTTCTCCTGCAACATCAAGAGAAACTGTTAGTTTGTCTTCCAACTCATCAGCAAGTGCTACCAATGCATCTGCTACTGTAAAGTCCTCAGAGAAACCACTACCGATTCTGTCATTGATGTCGTTGATTGCGTCTGTAAGAGTAGTGCCACTAATTCCATCACCAATTAACTCATTGATTTTAGCGACTTCTTCTTTGATTTCCTCAACATCTGCTGCACTTCCTTCAACGTCAAGAATGGTGTAGTATGATTTACCACCGCCATTGTCCTCCATTTCATCAGCATTTGCATAGAAGCCTACCAATGTACGGATGATTGTGTCTCCACCAGCAACAGGGGCTAAATAACGAGCCAACTTTGCAACACCATCGTTTGTTGCTGATTGTTTCAAGCCTTGAGCTGCCAATTCCTTGTTAGAATAGACCTTACCGTTACGTAAAAGCCCTAGTGAATAAAGATTCTTAATCATAATTTTTAAAATATTTTATTAATTTATTATCTATTTTTGTTAATTGTTACATTTAATAATAAATATCAAATTCAAATATAAAAATATTATGCAAATAAATAATATTTCTAACAGAATTGAAATCTATTATCCAAATCATATGGTTGTATGATGAATTACCATACAGCTATAGCTGTGTTGAAACAAACGTCAGTTTTGATTCGTCAACCAACCACAGGGCGAACTGCGCAGCCGCAGGAGCGGTAGTTGCTGTTACCCCAGCGAGCATCGTTACTGTAAAAGGCCAAGACGTAGGCGAGCTGCCTATTATTAGTGATAAGAGAACTAGACCAATAGTCACCGTCATTGCCTACGTTCCTGACACTGCCATTGTAACAGAAGCCAGCAGCAGGGAAGAATAATGTCTTGGAACTATCTGTTTTATCTGTGCATAATATACCATATACATTGTTAACTTGAGTCCATGCAGTGTTTACGGCAGCACCAAGAGCTTGGAATTCAGCAGTTGTTGGCATACGCCAACTGCCACCCCAATTAGCAACAGCAGCATCATCAACAGCCTCAAGTGTTGTTAAGCCATCGGTGGCATTATACTTGGTCATTCCTGTAGCACCTGGTGAGCTTGTACCATTACCGTACTTATAGTCTGCCCAACCAAAGTATTTCTGTCCTTCACCACTACCTACTTGTTCAGCAGTGTAGCCTTGTGTGTCACCCCAAGCAAAGTATAAGCCATAATCACTTGGCTGCGAAGCACCAATGTTCATTGTTGCCCACTTAAGACCACCAATCTCAACATAATCGTGGCCATTGTATATTACCTTACTTTCAAGGTAAGCAATCCTATCAAGCAATGCTTGTGTCACGTGTATACTTGTATCTGCTGTATGTGCTGTGATTGTTGTATTCAAATCATTCAACGCATTTGATACAGTCAATTCATTCTCAGCGACAACCTTTGTTGCAATTGGTGCTGTTGAGCCACTGTTTGAAGATGTAATTGCACTGATAATGTCACTTGTATTAACTTTTCCACTAATTGAATTATCAATCTGTGTCTGTACTGCTCCAGTGGTGAAGTGTATTGTTGTATCACCAGTATGCGTATTATATGTTGCACTGTCAACCTTTCCACTTAATGCATTACTAATCTCAGTAGCTCCACTTGTCTCAGACTTGGTATATGCATCAGTTATGCCATACCCCGCAAGTGTTGTTGCTGTATTTGCCTTATTTCCCAATGCTGTATTAACCTCAGTCGCACTAGAATATGAGTTAGCATTCTCATATGCCATTGTACCAACAGAACCAGTTATTGTGTGTAATTTCTCCTTATCAGCAGCAGTGACGTGTATTTCAGTATTCGCAGTATGTGCGCTTACAGTACCACTCAATGTGACATATGCATTTGTCCATACAAGCTCATTGTCAGTTACAGCCTTATATACAGCCTTGCTTGATACTGGGTTTGTTGAAGCTGATGTGGTGTCATCCAATACCTGGTCAACAGTAATACTTCCTCCTCCACCAATATAATCCTGTAACTTAATCGGTGAACTTGTTACTGTACCACCACTTGTTATGTAAATATCGCCATTCTGCCTTATTTCAAACGCATTATGAGGTGCGCTATAGTTTCCATTACCAACTGAGAATAATGTATTACCGCTGTCACCAAATGTGGTTGTGGCACTATAACTTACATTATACTGACCACTTGCATGTTCTGAATCGTTATTTGCCGTCGTACTATATCCTTCGGCGTGAGAATAATTACCACCTGCTGTTGTATTATTACCTTCTGCGTGAGAATAATTACCACTTGCTATTGTACTACTACCTTCAGCATGAGAAGCATAACTTGTTGCACTAGTACTTTGCCCTTCTGCGTGAGAACGGCCACCACTTGCTGTTGTGTTTTGTCCTTCAGCGTGAGAATAGTTACCACTTGCTGTTGCATAATACCCTTCAGCGTGAGAAGAATTACCACTTGCTGTTGTGTTTTGTCCTTCAGCGTGAGAAGAATTATCACTTGCTACTGTATTATTACCTTCTGCGTGAGAACGGCTGCCACTTGCTGTTGTGTTTTGTCCTTCAGCGTGAGAATAGTTACCACTTGCTATTGTGCCATAACCTTCAGCGTGAGAAGATATACTTGTTGCACTAGTACTTTGTCCTTCTGCGTGAGAGCCATGATTTCCACTTGCTTTTGTTAGATAACCTTCAGCGTGAGAATATAGGCTTGTCGCACTTGTACTTGCTCCTTCAGCGTGAGAAGAATCACCACTTGCTATTGTACTACTACCTTCAGCATGAGAAGCATAACTAGTTGCACTAGTACTTTGTCCTTCTGCGTGAGAAGAATTACCGCTTGCTATTGTTCTTTGTCCTTCCGTATGTGAGTAATAGCCACTTGCTGTTGTATAATATCCTTCAGCATGAGATTGACCTCCAATTGCTTTTGTACTTTGTCCTTCAGCATGAGAATAATCACCACTTGCTGTTGTATAATGTCCTTCAGCATGAGAAGTATCACCACTTGCTGTTGTATAATACCCTTCAGCGTGAGAAGAATTACCACTTGCTGTTGTATAATATCCTTCAGTATGTGATGTATATCCAAATGCTCTTGTTTGATACCCCTCAGCGTGTGAATAGTTAGCAATTGCCATTGTATTAAATCCTTCAGCATGAGAAGGTGAGCCACTTGCTATTGTGCCATATCCTTCAGCGTGAGAAGCGCTGGCGATTGCTTGTGTATATATACCTTCAGCGTGAGAAGGTGAGCCGCTTGCTATTGTGTTATATCCTTCAACGTGAGAATAATAGCCACTTGCTGTTGTATTATTACCTTCTGCGTGAGAATAATTACCGCTTGCTGTTGTACCACTACCTTCAGCAACTGATGAAATGCCACTTGCAACATTATTGCTATTCTTTAGAATAACTGAATTTTCACCAGTGCCAGCTTCCCAAAGTTCCGTATATGCTGATGCATCTAGTTTCCTTTCATCGAGGTCTGTCAAAGCAGCAGCAATTATTTCCTCGTTTTCTTCTATAACATCTGTTACAGTTACTGCACTGTTTGCACCAGTAAATCCACTACCAAGTTTCTTCTCAGTGTAATAGTTGTCAGATGAGAATGTCACGACATCACCGCTCTCATTCTTGATTGACAATGTTTCAACATCTTTACCGAAGTTGACGGCTATCTCACCTTCAACCAACGCAGATGCCAACGGTAGTTTTGGCTTACCGTCAACAATTTGTTTGCTCTTCTTATGAGAGACATAATTTGCATTTTTTGTCATAATTTCTTATTATTTTTTTAATAGTTTTTATTATTAGAAATATAGATTTCAAAAATTGGTAAGAATACCAGCTTGTTTAAAAATCTATTAAAATATATCTTTCTATATAAATATCATAAAACAAATAAAAAAGAGTAACCATTTCTGATTACTCCTTAATATATACCGTTTAAGGTATTGCTTGTATTCTACTTGCATACGAACTCCAACCACTTGTAGACTTATATGTTTCAACACTCGCTGATGGAACATATATCGGACAATTGTTAGTGTTATAAAAAGCGCTGGCTACCAATGTTGGAGGTGTGGTTGCATTAATTGTTACACTTGTAAGTCTAGTACAATATCTGAAAGTTTCATCACCAATACTTGTAACACCACTTGGGATTTCTATGCTTGTAAGACTACTACAATAAGAGAAAGCACTATTACCAATACTTGTAACACCACTTGGTATATCTATACTTGTAAGACTATTACAATTCAAGAAAGCACTCTGACCAATACTTGTAACACCATTTGGTATGTTTATACTTGTAAGACTACTACAAAAATCGAAAGCACTCCGACCAATACTTGTAACACCACTTGGTATATCTATACTTGTAAGACTACTACAATCTTGGAAAGCACTCTGACCAATACTTGTAACACCACTTGGTATATCTATACTTGTAAGACTTCTACAAGAAACGAAAGCATAATTACCTATACTTGTAACACCATTACCTATTGTACAACTTGTAAGTCTACTACAACCATTGAAAGCACTCTGACCAATACTTGTAACACCACTTGGTATATCTATACTTGTAAGACTAGTACAATAAGAGAAAGCACTCTGACCAATACTTGTAACACCACTACCTATGGTACAACTTGTAAGACCACTGCAACGTTCGAAAGTACTACTATCAATACTTGTTACACTATTTGGTATATCTATACTTGTAAGACTACTACAACCAGCAAAATCATATCGGCCAATACTTGTTTGGTCTTTCAATGTATACTTAACTGTATGTTCACCAACAGCATCAAACGTATAGCCAGTCGTTACACTGCCTTGCTTGACACCATCTATCTCAATAGCAGAGATATTACTTGTACCACTTGCAATCCTCGTTGGACTGCTTGTATCAGTTACATTAACTTTTGCAGTTATCTTAGCTTCAAACTTGGTCTGCGTAACGCTGTATGCAATCTCCAATCCATGATAGTCATAAGTGCCTTCAACTGTCCTTGAACTTGCTGTGCTTGGATTTGTGCCAATCTCTACAGTTACAGTGTCACTGCCTTCTGTAATCGTCTCTTTACATTTCTCATTTATGTCAGTCCTTTTATAATTGAATGTCATATCGAATGATGTGTTTGCTCCATCCACCTCTGATGGATATGAAGGAGTGCCAACGAGTTCATACGTTGATGACTCTTCGCATTTAAGTGGGTTGTAATGCACATCACCTTCTGTTGTACATATTGATACGTTAGGTTTTATGAATGCTGTTGTAGCTGTGAACGCCTCATACTCTTGATGAGTACTGAATTTCTTTAAATAAATTGCCATATTAGTTATATTGTTTAAAACTTATTATTCATTTCTATATAAATATTTGATGAAAAATAAAAAATGAGGAACTGTACTCAAACAATTCCTCATTAATATTATTCAAATGTAAATGTATCACTAATATTACCACTCTCAACGGTTACTACATCACCACTACTGAATGTATGTCCTGTAAACGTAAGAATGTTATCAGTTGCTGCCTTTGTTTCAACCGTTGTTCCGTTTACTTTTAACGCAAACTCAGTTGTCTGGTTTGTGTAGCACTTGATAACCCTATCAGTCATCTTTGTATAGTTTTTCTGACATATATGCACAAACGGTGTCGTATTCCACCAAGCCTTATATAGATAGAATGGGTCTTTCTTTGTAACGTGGTCTCTCTCCACAAGTCCCTTGTCATTGAGTCTCCTAAGAGCATCATTCGTTGATGTATTCACACCGTCAAGACATTCTGTATATCCCTCATTTCTGCTTGCAACTGCAATATCAAACAACTGCCACTGTGATGTATACAATAGTTGAGGATATTGCTTTATAGTTGCAATATGACCTTCGTGCAACCACATCATATATTCAATATCGTGACGTGGTTTGTTACCCCTTGTAGTAGTTGTCATGTAATCATCTGAGTGACAAGTTGGAGTACCACCACAACCATACTCAGAGTATGCCATTGGTTTGCCAACCCTATTGATGGTATTGTTAAGACGTGTGTTAATCTGAGACACAGGAGTATTAGAATTTGGACTGTCGTACCACCCCACATATATGTTGCATCCGAACCAGTCAACGTTGGATGGGTCATTGTAATATGCACTTGGACTTGTACCGTTTCCTTGTGCAAGTACATAACCTACCATCCTCTCAGAGTCAAGACTCTTGATGAGTGCTGTGTATTCCTCTACCTTCTGTTTACCGAAGTTCTTGTCATCAGTTTGCGTCTCATTGCTAAGACCCCAGAAGAAAATACAAGGGTGATTGTAATGCTGATTAACCATATCTGTATACTGACCAGTCAAGTGTGTATAATAATCAGCTGGCATTGTTGACTGAAGTTTATTAACACAAGGGCCTTCAGTATGAACTACGATACCAAGTCTGTCACATCTGTCATATACCTCCTTCGGATGAGGATAGTGAGCAAGCCTTAAGAAGTTAAGCCCCAATTCTTGTATGGTAGCGAATGTATTATCATAATCCGTTTCATCCAATGCGTTTGCCTTTCCATCTATGTCATCGTGCATACAACAACCTCTAAGAAGATATGGAGAGCCATTGAGCAAGAAACCAGTATATGGTTCACTTACTGTTCCGACTTTTTCAGTATCATTGATTACATATTCATAGTATCTCAATCCATAAGGTCTTACAAACCTATGATACAAGTCATTGCCTTCATATATCTCAAGTGTAACTGTATACATATATGGGTCTGATTTACCATTCCATAGATGAGGGTTTGCAATAACCTTTGTGAATGTCATTTCCTCACCAGTACTTGCGCTTGTTGCAGAATATATATTGGTATTACCATCATCAATCTTACAAACCAACGTAGCACCAGTTGGAACACTTGTCCTTATATTGACAGTTGCCTCTGCGTCAGACACTGTTGAAGTGATATGGAAACCGTCATATCCATATTCCATTGCTGGAACATATGGACTTGTAAGCAACCTTACATTACCAAGAGTCGCATTGAAGTTGAAGTCAGCACTTGCTGGCGCAAGGTTATTACCTTCATTGTTCTTGATTGCAACTTTTACGCTATTAATACCTTCGTGAACATATTCTGATATATCGCTTGTGAATGCAGCATATCCTCCCCAGTGCTTTTCAACCAATGTATTGTCAATGTATATCTCCGCTGATTGGTCAGCGTGTTGAAACCATAGATATGTTGGTTCTGCTTCCTTTAACGCAAAACTTGTTTCAAATGTAAATGTTCCCTTTGCATAACTTGAAGAATGTCCGTCAATTGCGTTAACAGAATATGGGGTTGTAATCTCTTGTCCTCCATACTGCCATTTCTTAAGGTCTCTGTTTGAGTATTCAATAGGAACATCACTCACATATACACAAGTCTGACTTATTGGTCTACTTGTCTCTCCGCTATATGTAGCATAAGCTTCAATGAATGTATCTTCGCTTATTATTATAGGTGTTGTATACGCACTGTATTCTCCTGTATCATTTAGTTTATACAATATATCAGCACCTTCAGTTTCACAAGACAATGTTATTGTTTCAAAGCCATTAAATGAGATGGTTGGTGCTTCAACGTTTGTATCATTATATAATTCCCAACTAGCAGGAACACCATTTACATCCCTTGTCCAATTCACATTAGATGCCCTTATAAACGTACCAGTATTTGATACGGTCTTTGTCCAGTCTTTGGTGTTTCCAGTTGTAACACCACCAGTTGCAGTACATTTGATGTAGTTCAACGTGCTTGCGCTATTGAACATACCAATGTAACAGCCGCCAACAATATTCTCAGCCAATAGGTCTGGTGCTTTCTGCAATGCTGTACATTCTTGGAACATATAGCAATATCCACTAGCAGCCAATGTGGTTGCAGGAAGCTCTGGCGCTTCTACGAGCTGTTTTGCGTGTGCGAACATTGCACGATAGCAATAACTTCTAAGAGTTGTAACTGGCAATATCAAATTCTTCGCTGATACAACATTGGTTGTGTTGAGCAAATCGTGGAACGCCCAATCTGTAGTAAATGATGTTAAACCACTGAAATCATCACCACCGATAAGGCTCATTGCATTACCATATGCATCAAATGATGCGGTACTTCCGCTAAATGTGGAAACAGTATCTTTTGCTGTTCCATATGCTTGGTTAGTTCCTTTAAATCTAACTTTGTCACCAGCACTTACATTAATTGCAACTCCATCAGTTGAAGAGGTTATTTCAGTCCATTCCCCATAGTTCACGCTGTATGATATTGTTCTAGTCACAGCAGTAGTTGCTGCCTTCCATAGTATAGTTCCACCAGTCAATATCTCAAATGTAAGATACTGCTGATTATATGGCAATTCTTCCCTACCTTCTTGTGTAAAACTATAAGGTATGTTTATATCGTGGAAAACATAAGTTCCGCTTATTGTCCTTGCTGACATTGATGGGTTTTCCTCAATTGGTATTGTCACTGTGTCTCCATCCATAAAGCTTCCTTGGTCGCACGTTGTTGATGTGTATGTATCAGTATAACTGAACGACAAATCAAATGATGTTGCGCTTGCTGGAACGCTTGAAGGGTATGATGGTTCTCCCATAAGCTCATATATATGAACTTCCTGGCAGAAATGCTGAGGTGTACAGTGAGGTTCATCCTCTAATATGCAATATGATACGTTTGGGCGTATAAATGCAGTACTACCAGTATACGCCACGTATTCATTGTGATTGTTAAATAATTTTGTATATTTCATATTTTATATTATTAAATGACGTTATACACTAGCTTCTGGTCCTCCAACAAATTCAGCACCATTTGGAGAAACATAGAATACATTATTAACCTTATCAAGTAAACCTACCTTATTATCTGAGTTTCTCTTGCAAGGAACCATGTCTCTAACCAATGTTCCTTCACTACTAGCACTTGCCTTTAAGAATAACTTGAAATAATATAGCCTTGCATTAATAAACCTACTTACTGATGTTTTATCCTCGCTTTCAAAAGTACAGAATAAAGACGTACCCCAACGGTGTGTTTGATTACTATTGTTCAAGTTATACACGTTTTTATCTGGTGCTGTTCTAACTGGTAATTCTAGTATAGCATTTATATTTCCTAAAGTGTTATCTTTATTAGAACCTCCTATATATCTTCCAATGACATTTTTCGCATCAATAGAATTCATTCTGATGAACGTGCCAGGCCAAGGTTTAGATGTGGTTTGACAGCCAAATAATGTTGGTTGGAGGTTGTCATAACCAGGTCCCTTTACAATAAACTTAGTCGCAACATCATACCATGTATTCAGCGTTTCATAGAGTTTTATATCCAAATCAATATATTGTCCGCCATCACTTGTACTTTCAATATATTCAAGTTCTGTGTATGGTGAAGCTGATACACTAACTGCACATTGTGCTGTATAGCCACCATCGTGAGTTGTTACTGTTATAGTAGCACTACCAGATGAAACACCACTCACAACACCATTTGAGTCTACTGAGGCAACATTGCTGTCACTTGATGACCAAGTAACATTTTTATTCAACGCATTATTTGGTAAAACTGTTGCAGATAAGGTATATGTTCTACCCTCTATAATTGATATTGAGTTGTCACTGAGAGTAACACCAGTTACATCAACTATCTTAAAGTCTTCTCTAATTATATCACTTGTGTCGCCACTATATGTAGCATATGCTTGGACAACAGTATCTGCTGTTATTGTAATTGGCGTTGTATATGCACTGTAAGAACCAGATAAATTCAATCTGTAATATATGCTAGCACCAACTGTACTACAACTTATTACAACAGTACCATTCTCATAAGCCATTGTTGGATTAGCAACATACTTAAGTTTCTTCAATTCAAATTTAGACACGGTAATGTTTGAATATCTGAAAGGATTTCCGTCACCGTCAGTTGCATTACCAATGGTTATTCTAAGATATTTAAGCTCTGGTAAATCTGGGAATGTTCCAGTACTACTATAAATTTCATTACCAGTTACCATATTAGTGCATACAAACTTATTTCCACTTAAATTTGGGTCATATACTATTCTCAAACTATAACTTCCAACATTACCAGTAATAGATGATGGATTTATATTTGTATTGATATTACTACCAGTCGTAAACTGTGTTCCAAGTTGTATATACTTATTTGAACTAGTTTGTCTTATTTGGAATCCATACCAAGGTTCTGGATTTGCTCTCTTAGCAGTTAATATATTATGGTGATTTTCACTTTGGCCAGATGGCTGATTACTGAAGTCAATTGTGAAATCAAAGTCAAGTATAAATCCGTGAGTTAAGTCAAATGCATAATATTCTGTATTTGTACCACCACTATTGAATGTCTTACCACTTTCACTACCACTTGTATCAATATCGTATCCAGTTACGGTAGCATTACCGCTACCATCATATTCAATGGTCTGAGTGCTTACATTACCCTCAGTATCACCAGTCACATTGCTACCGTCCATTGGATTACCTTCAGCATCATAATTGGTTGTAGTACCATTATAAGAACCATCAGTATTAATAGTTTTATTGCTCTTACTAGTACCAATTAAGTCGCCATTGGCATCAGTAATAACAGTTTCTGTTACCTCTACTTTTGAGCCATCTTGTTTTGTAGTAACAGTTGTTGTGACTGTAGTTGTGTTGCCACCAATATCTGTTGTAGATTCTGTTTCAGTTTCAGATGTAGCCCCACTAACATAAGTCAGCGTCACATTTGTAGTTGCCGTTAAGCCAGCATATTCTGCTTGTATTGTTACATTTGATTTATTTGCACCATTCAAAATGGTAACGATACCATTGTTAGGATTAATGGTTGCATATTGTGAACCAGAAGTAATACTCCAAGTTGCAGATGATGTGACATCTTCTGAATTGTCTCCAATTGCCTCATAATTACAAGTTTCTGCACTAATAGAAGGTGCTCCAACAATTGTCAATGTTGTAACGGTAGCCTCTTCTACAGCTACTGCGCAAGATGCTGTATAGCTTCCATCATGTGTTGTTACTGTAATAGTTGTTGCACCAGTTGTAAGTGCTGTTACCAAACCGTTATTTGATACTGTAGCGATAGTACTATCACTTGATGACCAAGTAACAGCCTTATCAGTTGCATTAATTGGCAATACTGTTGCAACCAATTGATATGTTGAGCCAACATATATTGTGGTTGATACTGTATTAATTGTTACACCAGTTACATCCACAGGTGTTGGAGGAGTTACTTCTCCTGCTATGTAACTATATCCATCCTTACAATACGCCACATTTGGCAATATAGCGTATGGACTTGCCATATACTCTATATATTCCTCAGTGTCTTTAAATATTCTAAAATACTTCATATTTTATTTGTTTTTCTTTAATTCCTCAATCAATTTATTGGCATAACTAACCGCAATATCTGCAATCTGCCTCTTGAATATAAACTGAAATATGAATACCATAATAGAACTTGACAATATGGCATTCATTATATTAATGCTAGCATCAATCCTTATCTGTTCCCAATTTATATTGTTATCTTCCTTCATATACATAAATATCAAACCAAAAATAAAAAAAGAGCAACCATTTCTGATTACTCTTATATTATTATTGTTCTACCTTCGTCCAATTATATTTTCCTAGATAATAATTTCCTGTACCCATCCATACATCATAACCACTACTACCACTTGGCACTGTTAATGTGCCCCTTGTCTTGACATCTCGGAATGTAGTACTTGATATTGTAGGTGATGTGGTAGCATTACATACTATACTTGTAAGACTACTACATTTTCTGAAAGCATAAGTACCAATACTTGTAACACCATTACCTATGGTACAACTTGTAAGACTACTACAATATGTGAAAGCCTCCTCGCCAATACTTGTAACACCATTACCTATGGTACAACTTGTAAGACCACTACAACTACCGAAAGCATTATTACCAATAGTTGTAACACTATTAGGCACAACTATATTTGTAAGACTAGTACAATGAGAGAAAGCATAATGACCAATAGTTGTAACACTATTAGGTATAACTATATTTGTAAGACTAGTACAATCAGAGAAAGCACCATAGCCAATACTTGTAACACCACTTGGTATTTCTATACTTGTAAGACTTCTACAATTATTGAAAGCATTATGGTCAATACTTGTAACACCACTTGGAATGTTGAATACACCATCAATGTCACTGTTCATTCTTGTAAGACCACTACAACGTTGGAAAATACTATCACCAATAGTTGTAACACCACTACCTATAGTACAACTTGTAAGACTAGTACAATAACCGAAAGCAGCATCGCCAATACTTATAACACTATCTGGTATATCTATACTTGTAAGACTACTACAACTATCGAAAGCATTATAACCAATAGTTGTAACACTATTAGGCACAACTATATTTGTAAGACCGCTACATTTATAGAAAGCATATGTACCAATACTTGTAACGCCACTTCCTATAGTACAACTTGTAAGACTAGTACATTGAAAGAAAGTCCTTTCACCAATACTTGTACACTGTGTGCCAATTTCAGCATTTACGGTTGTTGCACTGTATTCTCTTGTATGCGCACTTGTTAATCGCCCACTACCTTCAAGTTCTACAGTTTCACCATTGCTTAATACCAGTTTACAGAAACCAGCATATGGTGACACATAAGGATTATAATGCACATCACCTTCTGTTACACATATAGATACATTTGGTAGTATTGCTCCACTACCATTGATGTAATTATCATACTGCGTATGATTCTCAAACTTCTTTAAATAGATTGCCATAATTGTTATATTATTATTAAAGTTATCATATAGTAATAAATATTTGTAGGGAAATAAAAAATGAGGAACTGTATTCAAACAATTCCTCATCTTTTGTATATTATAATTTATTATTTTTTTTTAGCCTTGTGTACCATCATAGTAACCACAATCAAAAATTTTTTTCTTATTAAGAGATATTTATAAATAAGAAATTACATAACGATATGAAATATGATGAAATAGTAAAAAGAGCAAAAATTGTTCATGGTAATAAATATGATTACCCTAAATTTAGTAATATATCAGTATTAAAAAAAATGAAAATAATATGTCCTATACACGGTGAGTTCGAACAAGTAGTATATGCGCATTTACGTGGCCAAGGATGTCCAAAATGCATTGGAAAAAGGCGTAATTATACAACAGAAAATTTTATAAAAGATGCTACTGAAAAATTTGGTGATAAATTTGACTACTCAAAAACCGTTTATACAAATAGAAGGGAAAAAGTTTGCATAATGTGCAAAGAATTAATTACTGAAGAAAATCCTACTGGGGAGTTTTGGCAATACCCATTCGTTCATTTAAAATCTAAAACAGGTATGCCATTCTTAGGTAGACGAGGAATAAAATACCCAGAAATAATTGATGAGGATAAAATAAAAGAACAAACAAAACAATTTATCAGCAAGGCAAAAAAAATACATGGAGATAAATATGATTACTCAAAAGTTGAATATAAAGGAGCTAAAATAAAAGTATGTATAATTTGTCCAGAACATGGAGAATTCTATCAGATGCCAGAAAACCATCTAAGAGGTTGCGGATGCCAAAAATGCGCCAAAAAAGATAAAATAAACGTTGATGAGTTTATTGAAAAAGCAAAAAAAATTCATGGAGATGAATACGATTATAGCTTAATTGATAAAATCTCAGAAAATAAAAAAATAAAAATAATCTGCAAAAAACACGGTGAATTTGAACAGTATTATCACCACCATTTACAAGGGTGTGGATGCCCAATTTGTTCCAACAATAAAAAATCAACCACAGAAGAATTTATAAAAAAGGCAAAAGAAATACATGGAGATAAATATGATTATTCAAAGGTCGAATATGTGAATAACCATACACCAGTTTGTATTATATGTCCAAAGCACGGAGAGTTCTGGCAAATGCCAACAAACCACATACTAAGTAAAAGTAATTGCCCATTGTGTAATGAAAGTAAATTAGAGGAAGAAATTAATCTATTATTAAATGAAAACACTATTGAAAATATAAGGCAAAAAAAATTTAATAATGTTAAAAATATAAACCCTTTACCATTTGATTTTTATTTACCAAAATATAATGTTGTGATTGAATGCCAAGGAATTCAACACTTTGAAAAAAGCCCATTTTTTAAAGACGTTAACAGAATAGAAAAAGATGTAATCAAATATAATGGGTGTGTTGATAATGGTATTAAAATACTATATTATACAAATGTTAAAGGGTATACAAAGTATTTTAATAAAATATATAATAAAAACAATCTATTTGTTGATAAAAATAAACTATTAAAAGAAATAAAAAAGTCTAGATAAAGGTTATCTAGACTTTTTTTTATTCATAAGTAATTACTCACTATAGTAGCCACAATCAATTGAGGAAATTCCAAGTGTAATGTTACCATTTGCATCAGTCTGAACAGTAATTGCCTTACCATCGCTGGATTCAGTTGCAGCAGAAGTAGAATCAATTACCAATGGAGCAACGTGATTTGATGGTGCTACAGCAGTACCATTAACTGTGATTCCACTGAGTGAGTCTGTTGTAAGAGTTTCAACCTCGCCACTAACTGTGTTGATTCTAGAGTTAAGGTCGTTCAATGCCTCAGAAGTAACTTGCTCATTCTCTGTGATAACTGCATCCACCTTCTCAAACGCTGTTGCGATTGAATCAGCCTCTGTAATGCCACTAAGTGCGTCAGTGCTTGTGAAACCACTCATCTTAATCTTGTCAGCATCAGTCTCGATGTCATATGTCTTGCAGCCAGCAGCATCATCTATCTGTGCAGTAATACTACCATTTGTAGACGTCAATGCGGTTACTGTCTTTCCACTAAGTTCTGCAAGGTCATCAGCGTTTGCAATGTTGCTTTCAGTGATTGTCAAGCCACTCTGAACAAGTTTACCATCAAGTTCTTCAATGGAAATTGTGATATGTTGGTTTGCTGTTTCACCAGTTACGGTTGCATCAAGGTCTTCAACCACAGCGTCAAGTTGTCTATCAATCTCATCCTTAATTCCACTAATCTTGAAACCATCAGCGCCAACTGTCAAGAAATCAACTGGAGTGTCTTGTGAATCCTTTTCTGAAGTTGAGTCAACAACACCCTTAACCTTATTTGCAGTTGCATCCCAAGTAACACCACTTGCAAACTCTTGCTCATTGATAAATGCACCAACTGGGACTGCTGCAACAACAGTGTTTCCACTTACATCCTCATATGCATAGCACAATGCTTGGTTTTCGTCTGTTGGGTCTGCAATATCAGTCCAAGTATTTGTTGCCTTGTCATATGTTGGCAATACTTGTGGGTTTGCTGTGGTATCAGCGTGTAACAATGCAACTGAAAGCAATGCACTGTCCTTATAAATTTTAATAGTTGCACCAATTGTATTACCACTTGCGCCAACAAGGTTATACTGTTCCTTTACATTAGCTTCACTTGGAGTTGTTGCTGAAATTGTAAGGAGTGAACTAACAGTCTTGTTGTTCTGTGCATCAGCAGCAGAAATGTGTATGGTGTCTTCATCGCCAACATACTGTGTAAGAGCAGCAGAAGCGACACTAATCACACCAGTACTTGTATCAGCAACAAGTGTCTCACCATCAATATTAACCTTGAAGTCAACACCATTACCTTCAGCCAAGTCACCTATTACAACAGTCTTATCAGAAGATTCAATAGTACCCTTAGTGACAGCAATTTCTCCCTTGTCCTCAGATACACTCATTACAACCTTCTTAGACTCAACCTCACCAGTTACGGTTGGAAGGGTTGCAGTTGTTGCAGATACAATACCATCAGACTGTGTTACGTTTGTTACATAAACACCAGTTCCAGTTGTTACACCACTGTAATCCATCTGATTCTTTAATTCATCAGCATATCTCTTAGCACCTTCAACAGAGGTCTCAGCACTTGTTGAACTGTTATTACCACTTAAAGCAGTAAGGTTTGACTCTACAGTATTGCTTGAGCTAATGAAAGTAGTACCAAGTTTTGCATTAATCTCTTCACGAAGATTATTAACATCCTCACTTCCACCTTCAACGTCAAATATTGTGACGTACTTTGTTGAATTTACCTCAGCAACAAAACCAACAAGAGTCTTAACGTCTGTTGTCTGTCCGTCAGTTATGGTGTAACGAGCAAGCAAGGCAGTACCATCAGCAGCTTGTCCCTTATTGCTCTCCAAAGCGGTACGTGCAGCTTCACGTGACTCAAAAGGATTTTGGTTTCTCAAGAACTTAACGTTCTCTACATTGTTGTTAATTATAGCCATAATTTTCTTAAAATATTTTATTAATTATTTTTTATTTCTTTTTATATAATAAATATTTTACTATTTCAATTTGTTTATTTATTAATATAAAATATTATTATTTATATATAAATTAAAAACTATGTTTGAATTACCAAAAAACTCGTTTAATGTGAATGACAAAGAAAGATTTAATTGACAAGGCTGTGTATATACAGTTTCCATATTCATACACAACTTATAAGGAATATAAAGTTGATAAGGAAATAAATAAGCTTCCGTTACCAGAGAAAGGTATGATGTATGACGGTTGGGCGAAAAACAACAACCATTACACTCCGCAGTATCATAGGAAATATACTATACCATTATTGTGCAAAATACTTAATATAAATTTTAATGATGATGATTTCTTTGTTGACGAAAGACATAGTGGAAATTTTGATATATCTTTATTAAAGCCAAAGGAAAAATATGAATATGAAATATATGGCTATACAAGGGGAGAGCATTTTGATAATCTATTATTTGAAAATATAACAAGTAACGATTCGCCAAACAAAGACATTACAGATTATCATAGGCTTTATAAGTATTCTCATGAATGCTCAAGGCTTATTAATAAAACTATAAATAGTGATAGAATATTATTCATAAGCGGAGATTCACAATTAATACCAGATGTGCCTCTTTTATCTTGCTTTTTCAAAGAAATATGGTACTTTGATAATAGAAATAACCTTACATTATCTGACAAATGGGCTGATATTGATTTTACAGATGTCCTAATAGAAATGAACTGTACAGATACTTGGACATATATTGACAGAAACTTTAAATGATATGAACAATAATTTAAATATTTTTATAGGCACTCAAAAAACGTTCACACCAGCTGTTAAAAATGATGTGTATAAGATAATTGTCGGAAATCATGAAATAGAAAATAATTCCAATCTTGAACTTATAAAATGCAAAAATAATTTAAAACTTGATGATAAGTTCTATTCAGAATTATATATGCTATATTATGTATCTAAAAATATAGAGTTACCAGAATATGTTGGATTTTGTCATAACAGAAGATATTTCTCATTCCTTGATAATATTCCAGATATGGATGATATATTCTCTAAATATGATGCAATATGCTCAAAACCAAAAGTGTTAAAGACAAATGTGAAAACACAATATTTATTTTGTCATAACATTGAAGACTTGTATATCATTGGTGGAATCATTGCTGAGAAATATCCAGAACAAACAAATATATGGAAGAATTTCATTAACGGAAATATATTGATTCCATATAACATGTTCATAATGAAAAGGGAAGACTTCAAGGAATATATAGACTTTATATTCTCAATACTTGATGAATACCTAAAAATTGTTGGAACAGACATCAATAAGAGAATATATGACAACTATGAAAAATACATTAAAATTTTCTATCCAAATAATACAGTTGAATACCAATATAGAATAGGAGGATATATCGCCGAACGATTATCAAATCTGTTTATGATGCATAAATTCAAAAAAATAAAAACATATCCAGTAATAGTTACTGAAAATAAATATAATGAGTTAAAAAAGAATAATACATAATATGAATCCATTTATAGTATTTGGAGGGATATTTTTGATTATGTCAATCATTATATTCTTCGTCATGAGGAAAAAACTCATCAACCCAGACTGTCATGCGGATGTTGAATCTGTTAGAACCACAAAAAGGAATTGGCTAATATTCTTTATTATAAGTCTATTAGTGTTTATTTATGGAATTATAATATTACTTTGCTAGTTCATAATTGATATAAAAATGAGGAACTGTATTTAAACAATTCCTCATTATCTTTTTGTATATTTATGTAAGAAATAAATTTGGAATCAACAAGTATATCGTTCCATTTAGTTTTTATGCTTTTTTCACCGTGTAGACTTTATGCTCCACGCCATCAATGGTTTCAGTGCTTTCGACTGATACATATCCTTCAGGAACGTAAGATGTACCTTCTCCTTCAGAAGTATTGTTTGCAGGGTCGAAGTCATAGAACTTACCACCAGTTACAACAATCTTTGCCGTACCATTCTTATAGTTTGCATCATAGCAGTTTAACAAGAATGCTTTATTATCATTGTCATTTCTGAAGACTCCATTGGTGATGTTAATTGTTCCAAGATAACAGTAAATTAACTCACCCTCTCTATTGGTAACGTATGTAGGTTTGCCGAATGCTGTTCCACCAAGTGTGATAACTGCATTTTCACCATTTGCCTCGATAGCGATATGACCATTTGCATTTAATGTTCCACTACCTTGTATTGTGAATTGCTGCGTACCCCTTGCCATGATTGATGGATTTGTTGTGGTATTTGCAGTTGTTGTGATAGTTTTACCACCAAGATTCAAAGTGGTGATATTCTTTGATGTTATGCCACCAGTATAAGTGTTGCTCTCAACGTCTTCAGTAAGCTTAATTATACCACTTTTCTTTAACATATCAGTGAGTTTTCCATCAGCTGGAACGCTGTACTCGACATCACCACCAAGGTCTCCTACTATTTCCTTGAGTTTTTTATAATCAGAGATTATTTTGTCAATTTCAGCTTGTTTCTCTGCAAGCATTGTATCGACCTCTTCTTGTGTATAGAAATCGGTAGGAATCTCTGTCTTATCAGCCTTTAAACCAAGTGCTGCATTGACATCAGTCGTATTAGCCTTTGTGTCTACTACGGCTTCTAATGCGTCTATTTTTCCGTCTAAGGCTGTATCTCCGCTTTCCCTTGCTGATGCCTCATCAGAGATATTATCGTTGATTGTGGAGACTTTCTCATTGATTTCATCCTTCGTGTAATAGTTATTCGGATTGAATATATCGCTCAATGGAATTGATATTGGTTCTTTTCCGCTTTCTGTGTTAAACGTAATGACAAGATTACCGTTTTCAATTTTAACGCTTTCAATCATGCCGTCCTTAATGAAATCAGTTGCATCAACAGATGAAATCACAGCGCCATTTGCATTAAGGAAATTAATTGTCTTAGCGCTTTCATCGTATGCAGCACTTGCAACGGCTTCAGCCTTTCTATCAGCAACTTCTTCGCTAACTGCATCAGTAATACTGCTTACCGCCGCATCAATCTTATCGTTAAGAGAATCTTCTACTCCCTGTGCTCTTGTTGCTTCATCGTTAATTGCACCTTGTAAATCAGTTTCAGCACTAGTTGCTCTTGAAGCCTCATTATCAATATTTGTCTGCAATACTCCTTCTGCTGCTGTTGCCCTTGCAGCCTCATTATCAATTGCAGTCTGTAATGCAGTCTCAGCGCTAGTTGCTCTTGCGGTCTCATCGTCAATAGCCTCTTGCAAAGCCTCTTCTGCTGCCTTGGCGCGAGCCTCTTCCTCATCAACATCTGCTTTTCTATCAGCAATTTCAGTTGTTAATCTTGTACTAAGTTCTTGCTCTGCTGCTTGGGCACGTGCTTCTTCTCTATCAAGTTCGTCATTAAGTGTATCTATTCTTCTGCTTAATCCAGCTTCAGCTTCTTTTGCCCTTGTGGTTTCATCATCAATCTTTCCGTCAAGTCTCGCATCTTCGTCAGTTGACCTGGTTATTTCAGCATCTAGCTTTGCCTCTATTCTAGATTCCTCTGATGTAGCTCTTGAGGTTTCGTCATCGATTCTACCATCAAGGCGGTCAATCTCAGCTTGAATTCCATCAACCTTCACACCGTTCTCTGATATTGTCAGCCATTTTTCGCTAGCAGGGTCTTTAAGTACTGATACAATCCCATCGACTACTTGAAGTCCTTCCTTGAATTCATTCTCATCAAGAAGTTCTTTAACATCTACTGTTATTAAATCTCCGTTGGTGAATTTGACGTAGATTTTACCATCTTCATACCATGCCTTTTCAACAATTTGGTCTGATTTGATAAAGTCGTTTACGTTTAGTGTTCCAACCTCTTCTCCATCTTTATTTGAGAAATGAATTTTATTGTCGCTTCTCTTATATTCAACGCCAGCGAAGAAACTGCTTAAGTCATCCTCACGTATGTTTTCTGAACTTTGGTAGTTATTCTCCTCCCTGTATCCCCAAGGCTCGTACATTCTTGTTCTTCTTTTCTGCATAATATTCTATTTGTTATTATAATTTATTTTTAGTTTCCATCAAAGAAATGACTGTTATGTGTGCTATCATTGTCATATACTTCATGTGCAATCTGTCCAAGTAGCTTATTAATGTTCATAAACTCACCTTCAATCCAAAGATAGACATCTCCGTTCTCCTTCACCTCAAGAGCATTGCTCCTGTTCTCATCATCAGTGCCGTTACCGATTGAGAATAGGGTTCGTCCAGATGCATCTTCACTTGTGTTGCTTATATTATACTGTCCGAATGCTGCTTCATGGTCTCCGTTCCTTACAAGCGTATCATTATCAGTATAGCCAAGTTTGTTAATCAATGCATCAAGGGCGCTGCCAGTCTCGCTGATTGTGTTCTGTAGTTCAGTCTCAGCACTTACTGCCCTTTCTACTTCAGCATCTATTTTCTCATCAAGTACTGTCTCAGCAGAAGAAGCCCTATCGGCTTCATCTTGTACAGCCCCGCTCAATATTGCTATGTTCTGCGTATTGGCAGTCACTTGCTCAGATATATCAGTATATGCAGACACATCAAGTTTTTCAGCAAGCAATGCATCTGTCTCTTGCTTATTGTAATAGTTATCAAGGTCGATAAGTTCTCCAATAGAGATTACTGTTTCCTTCTCGCCATCCTTAGTGTAATAGGCAATGATTAGGTTATCTCCTTCAACACGTATCTCCTTGATTGAGCCACCTGTCTTTTCAAACTCGTGGAATTCCCTGTGAAGAACGTCAAGTACACCGTTTCCAGTGTTGTCGTATTCATCTGGGTCTGTTCCGTCCCAAGCTGTTATGGCATTGACCCTATTTGTAAGAAGGTCTAGCAACCTGTCATTTTCACCTAATGCCCTAAGAACCTCAATAATTCTCCTAAGAAGGTCTTCTTCAGCAGCGGTAGCTCTATCTGACTCTTCATTAACTGCATTTGTTATCTCAGTCTCAAGTTCTGACTCTGCTTCATTAATCATAGACTCTACATAAGCCTTTGATGCTGCACTTGAGAAATTCTGCTCAGCCCATTCGTGCTCCTGGTCTATTCTACTGTTTATCTCAGTTACCTTGCTATCTGTATATGCATTTGCCTCTCTTGTTGCAATTGTCTTCTGCCATTTTGCATAATTCTTAGCACCCCAAATGGTATCATCATCCTTGTCATCGCCTTCAGTTCCGATAAGGTCTAGGTCTGCTTGTTTTCTATCTATGATTTCCTGTGCAAGCCCATCCTCAACGGCACTTATTCTGCCATCGAATCCTTCAACTTCTTCGCTTAATGCGTCTACCTCACCATCAAGGGCATCAATCTGATTCTGAAGGTTTGCATCGCCAGCTATTCTATTCTCAATCTCCTGGTCAAGCCTGTTATTGGCATCTTCAATGGCATCCATTGCTTGCGTGAAAGCTGACTTGTCAGCCTTCTTGTTGTCCATATTATTGAACTGGTTTGCAACAGAACTCTTGTATGCCTCGAACTCTGGTTTACCAACCTTTGCGTCAACCACATCTGAAAGGTTTGAAACCTTTGACTGTAGGTTCTCAAGGTCAGCTTGGTTAGCCTTCCTAGCCAAATCATCCTCAAGGTCTTCTATATCCTCCTCATTCTGTGTTATCCTACTATCAAACGTATCTACAGCAGCACTGATGGCGTTGATTTTCCTGTCAGTCTCGCCCCTAAGTGTCTCGAAGTTGGTTTCAATAACGCCCATTCTGTTATTGGTAACTGAAGAGAATGACTGTAAATCGCCACTTACCGTATATATCTTCGTGTTAAGGTCAGTAACTGCATCATTCAATCTGTCAGAAAGTGCATCAACAGTCTCTTTCTTGGCATACCTATCATCAGCCTGTTCTTGCGTCATATAACCAGACTCTTGAATCCATTCCTTCGTGGCATACGGCTCAAGCCTTTCATCAAGATATTCCCTTGTGACACATTCATCTTTCTTTGCATAAGTCTCTTCAGCCTCAGACTTATCAAGCTTTTTGTCAAGTTCTTCCGATACCTCATTAAACTTTTCTTCAGTCTCAGCACTCAACGTCTCAACTTTTCCGCTAAGCTCTTCAATGTCACCGTTAATATCATCAACCTTATCATCAAGCTCATTAACATCCTCTATCACATCATTAAGACTGTCGGTAAGAGCACTAAGTTGTTCTCCGTACTCATTATCAATTTCCTTTAATTTTCCAATATCAGATGTAATACCACTGATTGCTTCTGCAAACTCCTCATTGACCTCAGATTGCGCTGCTATTAGATTTTCAACAGTACCACTAAGTTCATTAAGGCTCTTCTTATCTGCTTTATCAGTCTCAAGTTCACCTATTTCCTCGTCCTGTTCCTTGTTCTTTTGACGGATATCTGACAAGTCAACACCATTAAACTCACTAGTATACTGGTTCTGGTCTGGAAACCCATAGTATTCTAGATGCCTTATAAATTGCTTTTTAGCCATAATTCTCTAAATATTTTTAATTACGTAATTTACTATAAATATTTAGCCCATATTAAAAGTTAGGTAATATTTATAAACAAAAAAGGGGTTAGCAACTGCTAACCCTTTTATTTTACTAGTTTTATTTGTTTCATGCTGAAAACAACATAGTCATCAGTCTTAATATTACAAGTTGGCGTTTCGTAAATTTCTTTTATTATAACCCCATCATAATTTACCTTACCCTCATTACGCATATGCTTAACTATGTAAGGTATGTCTCCATATTCTATCTCATCATCTGACTCTTGTACCATTTTCCATATAAAGGCAGGTGCTCTTGATACAAGACTTGGGTCATCTGGAGGGCATTTTGGCTCACCAGTTGGTTTACAACACTCCCGCCATAACTTGTCATTCCAGCCAGCACCAAATGCGTTTATCACAAGTGGGTTGTTCATCGTCACCTCATATCTATGTGGGTAACCGAAATAACCAATAGGTTCAGAACTAAACCATATCACATCCTTGAATCTCCTTTCGTTTAGTTCATCGCCACAATGAAAGACAACTTCACTGGTTGATGATTCGCATAAGTTCGCAACAACCTCTGTAACAATATTATGTAAATCACCCTCTGTTAATCTTATTATTTTCATCCCTTCTCTTTTATTAACTCATCGAGTTTTTTCTTCTCACCGTCATTACACAGGTCATAAAACTTCTGATAATTAATCTGCAAATCAAAATTTTTATCCTTCACATCTTTGAATTCATTAAACATGCTACCATAAAACGCCTTGAAACGATAATACCCCTTCGAAGTAACCTTGTCAACTATCGCCATATCTCCAGATGTCCTGTTTATAATATAATCACCTGGATTAAATTTCGGTTCAATCATAACATTAAAATTTATTCAAATTATTTAGGAAGAACTATGACCATAAGCTCTTCCCTTATTGGTGCGTTTAGTATGCCATTTGGGTAGGTATATGAATCATTCTTTATATTTCCGCTGAATGTTATTTCAAATACACCCTTAAAACTGCCAGCCTCCTTGGTATCATGACCTTTCCAGTCATAGCATATCACATACTGTTCAGTGCAATCATCGTTCTCACGTAGTTTGATGTATGCCTTGTTCTTTGCTACCTTCACAACGTTGGTGTCAATATTTGTCATTGTAAAAGTTATGTCAGCAGCCTGTATGCACTCATGGAACTTGTTGAAGTCATGTCTTCCATCCTCTATAAGCTCCATCCTAAGTGTTGGCAATGTACTGCCCTGTTTAATATAAAAGTACTGCATATAAAATATAACGTTTTATCTCTAAAAAACAACATTAGTTTCTTTCTAAACCAACTTTTTTTATATAAATATCAAAATAATCCATTTAATTTCATTCCTATATAAAAAATAATCCATTCTAACTTATAATATTTTTTCAAGTTAAAATGGATTAAAAAACAAAAAAGTTGCCAAATCTATTGACTTGGCAACCTTTGTAAGTTATTGATTTTCAGTTATTTATTATCTGAATTCGTTGATGCTCCAATGTACGAGACCGTCTACACGAACATGTCCATAGTAACGATTATTTACCATCTTTTTAGCGTACCTCGTCATTATCCCCTTTACGGGTGCGAAGTTGAATGGGTTGTACATTGTAGGAGTCAACTGCATTGGCACATATGGTGCATAGATGTAACCAGTGTCAAGAAGTGACTTACCCTTGTGACCAATGATGATTGACCAGTGTGGAGAATATGGGTCACGATATACGGTGTAACGTCCGTTAAGTGCTCCAATCTTCTCGATACCCATGTTGTACTGGTCGCTCTCTGCTGAAGCGTCAGATACGTGGAAGAACTCCAAGTTATCGAACAATGCAGAAATCTCTGAAGATACAACGATGAAGTTAGCACCACCACGAAGTGTAGACTTGTGAATCTGTGCAGAAATCTGGTTAATCTTAGTCATCAACTCTTGATTCCAGTCCTTCTGGGTGTAGTTTGTAGAGAATGCAGCCATTCTCCTCCAACCATTGACATCCCAACGTGCCTGCCAAGGCGCTCCCTTTCTAAGGTCACGGAGAATCTCACGGTCAATCTCAGCAGCAATCTGCTCTGAAAGGATAGCTGTCAACTCAGCCTCTGCGTCGATGTTGTGGAATGCAGAAACGTCCTGTGCAAGCTCTGGAGACCAGGTAGCACGAAGCTTTCTCTCTACAACTGATACAGTTACTGAATCCAACTTGAATGAAACCTCACCGATTTCAGTCTCAAGCTCAAGAGAATCATACTGTGCCCAAGCAATCTTGAACAAAGACTTGATATTCTCCTTAGTTGCCTCGTAGTCAATAGTGTTTCCACTCTTAACAATTGCAGCGTCAAGCTCTGAAGCAGCAACACCGATGTAACCATCGATTGTTCCAGCCTGCTGGATAACTGGCTTAGCAAGGTCAAGCTCGATATACATCTTACCCTCTGCGTCGCAAGCAGCACCGTACTCTACGATACCCTTACCATACTTCTGAGTAACTACTCTGAATGGAACAGACTCAAACTTTCTGAAAGCAGAAGTCTTAACGTCCTCTGAACCAGGAGCATTCTGAGCTGCAATAGCCTTCTGTGTGATAACCTTCAATGAAGCAAGGAACTCCTCAGTGTCCATTTCGTTTCCGTCAGGACCAGTCAACTTAGAAGCGTTGAATGAAGAGAAACCATCAATCTCAAGGATGACGTTACGGATAGTTCCGTCAAATCCACTCTGGAAGTACTGATTCAAGTTGTCAGCACCGAATGGGCGAACACCACCAGGGGTCAAGAATACTGGGATAGCCTCACCAACCTTAATAGTAACCTTACCCTTTGAGTTGTCATACAAGAAGTCATTGTAGAACAAGTCGTAAAGACTCTTCTGGAAGTACTGAGTAACCTCTGGTCCTACTCTACGAATAGCTGTTGGGTTAAGACCAGCTGCAATAGCAGCTTCCTTAGCAGCGTCGAATGTATCATAGGTATCCTCGTCGCTAAGAACTGGGATGTACCATGCATTCTGAAGCTCATTGATTGTCTCGTCTGGGAGATAGTAACGTGGCTCAACACGTCCTTCCTTGTTACGGTTAACTCTGTCATAACCCATAAGACCAAGGTGACGACCAGTTGTTCCGTCTACAATATCGCCAGGCTCAGTGTCGCCAGTCATCTCTGCTGGAAGCTCCCACTCTCTCTCTGAAGTAACAGGGAGGATGAAGAACAACTTACCTACAGGAAGGTTCATAGCCTGTACTGAAACGATGTCATTAGCAAGAAGTCTGCTGAATACCCTACGGATGATAGGGAATACCACAGTCTCGAATGAACCGCTATTGTCAGAAGCTGTAGCCTCATAAATCAAGTGCTTAGCCTCATTCTCATACAACGTAGCAACATTCTCCTTGATACCCTCTGGAAGACCCTCAGTAAATCCGAGCTGGTCCCAACGGTTCTGAATGCTCTCACGTATCTGTTTCTGGGCGTTGTACTCAATATTACCAACTACGCCACTAGATAAAAATTCTTTCATATAGATAAATGAAGTTTAACTTATGTTATTTTTCTTTAATTATAAATATACACAAAATTCAAAAAATGCTTATTTCATCATCCTGTGCATAAGGTCAAGAGATTCCATGATGTCCTGTGACTTGTAAATTGGAGTCTCATTGATTTTCTTTGAACTCTCAACTGTAAGGTTTGTGCCCTCAGTGATGTTCATCTTATGTAACTTTTTCAAGTCCTGGCTGATAGACTCATACAACCTCTTTGAAGCATCGATGGTCTTAGCCTCCTTAGCAAACCTTCCGATTATCTCCTTCTTCTCATCCTGTGTGGTAGAGTTCTCAGAGATAAGCTTAATAATCTGTGCAAGATTGTGGTTGGTTACAGCAGCCTCCTTAAGAGATGTCATCACATTTGTAAGAGTACCCTTTAACTCCTTATTTTCCTTAAGGGTCTTATTAACTCTCCTCATAATGTTCTCAACCTTAACATCAACCGTCACGTTGTTTGCATCACCACCTGGTGAATAAGCATTGTCTCCAGTTCCGCTTTCCTGTCCCCTCTGTGCAGTATGGAAACTACGTCCAGTACGCCTACGTGGGTTATTAGGTCCATCAGTCCTAGATGTGCTACCGTTGTTAGCAGCGTGCTCAGCATTTGTCTTAAGCTCGTTGATTTCCTCAACACTCTCCTCAACCTGCTTGCCCTTTTCAGCATTGAAAGGTGCGTCTGCTTTCTTCTTCTTACCTGGATATCCAGACCAAGGCTTTGCATCGCCCTTTGGTACGCCTGCATCCCAGTCGTTTACATTCTTGCCTGGCTCTGACATGCCTGGGTTGGTCATTACGTCCTTTTTCTGATAGTTGTCAGTGTATCCTACGTTTGAGTCGTACTCCAATACAAGCTCAAACATTCTTTCTGTTGATTCATTCATATCGTCATCAATGTTATTAAAATCATCATCTTCACCTTCACTATCAACCATAGAATCAATATCTTCGTCTCCCTCAGTATCGATGCCTTCAGCATCGCCTTCAAAGTCCTCAGCATCATCATCACCCATTTCAAGTTCAAAATTTGCCTCGTCTTCTCCTGGTTCAGTAGCAGCTACGCCAGCTGCCTCATCACCACCAAGGTCGATTAGGTATTCAGCTCCAGTTTCATTGTCTTGAATCTTAACCTTGTCCTCGTCTTTATGTACGAGAATTTGGTCATCATTTTTCATCAGTTTGTAAACCTTTACGATTTCCTCGTCTTCCGCATTTGAGAAGTCATACTCGTCGTCCGATACCTTGTACTTGTCAAACTCAGCCCATCCATCGCCTTCACCGTCTTCAGTTTCATCAACCTCAGTATTAGCATCGCCACCCTTGAAAGAGTCACCACCATCAACGTCAGTGTCATCAACATCGTCAGTGTCCATACCAGCGTCAGCGTCATCCACATCATCTGTAGACTCTTCGCCGCCTTCTCCAGCGTCATCTGGCATAGCATCAGAATCTTGAGTATCATCCACTTCTACATCCTCTTCATCATAGTCCTTGTCATTGTCTTCAGACAATAACTTGGCATATGTATCACGCACAGCCTCATCAAGAAGAGTCTTGACTGCGCTCTCCGTATTTTCCTTCAAAGAATTTGCGAGTGTATTGTAATCCAATAAAGATTCCCTTACTACTTTGCTTCTAATCTTGCTCATAGAAAATAGTTTAAATACGTTATTATTTTTAAATATAAATATACCACAAATACAAAAAAACTTTGTAAATCCCTTAAAAAAGTTGATTTACAGCCATTTCCGCATATCCATGATTAAATAGTCTATTATATAAATATTTAAAGACTGCGAAATATTTATATTAAAAAAATGTAGTGATGAAAAAAGAACTTGAAATAATAAAGGAAGGTAAGACGGGACATGGTATTCTAATAGAGAAGGACGGATACATGTTTCTCAAGAACCCTCAGAAGATAACTGAGGGTATAGACGGGGAATGGCATGTGCCACACCCATTCATTGTTGACGCAGTATTCCAGAAGTTCGGTATCAAAAATGCTAACGGCAGAATATATCCAGAAAACGTGTTAAAGAGACAAGTTGAAATATACCAGAAAAAAATACAGGAAAGCAATGCAATAGGTGAACTTAACCACCCAGCAGAGTCAACTATAGACCTTGATAGAATAGCCATCAACATTACAGAGCTTCACTGGGAAGGTAGGACACTTGTCGGAAAGTGCATGATTAATACATCATACGGTTTCAGAAAGTATGGAATAGTCTCAACACGTGGAGACCAAATGGCTAACCTTCTTCTTAATGGAATAAAGATTGGCGTATCTTCAAGAGGTGTAGGCTCAGTAGAGCAGAAATTAGGACAGTATATAGTAGGAGATGATTTCGAACTTATATGCTGGGACGTTGTATCAGACCCGTCAACACCAGGTGCTTGGGTAGGACAAGCTGAAGACCTACAGCAGTATGTTGAAAGTAACACGACAAAGGATACAAAGTCTATCGTCAATGAGAAAATAAGCAAGATTAAAAGTATATTAAATTCATAACAAAAAAAGCGGGACAAACGTCTCGCTTTTTATATTTTATGGATTTTCAATATCCTTGTTACCATCTGGCTCGTACACAGTTTGGTCTATATTATTCACCCCAGCGGTACTCTCCTCGTGATTATCTAATGTTCTGTCATTTGGATTAGGTATGGCATTTTCCTGGTCATTAAACACTTCATAATTGTTATATACGTCTTCTTGTTCCTTTACAATACTTCTAAGTGCCTTTCTGAATTTCTCTTCTGATATATTTACAATCTTGCTCATAATCTTCCTATTTTAATATAAATATATCATTGCTTCTTCTTTTCTATCTGAAAATCGTTTTCCCTAAAGGAATACACCAGATTATTTGATATTGTACTCACCTTTCCCCTCAATAATGACTGGAGTGATGCAAGTTCCTTCTTGTTCTTTTCGTTCTGCCTCAAGTAGAAATCAAACGACAGGAACATCTTGTGCGATGGTGATAACCTCTCAGAATTTACATCAAAATCCAGTATAAACTTCTTGTCAAAATTGACACCATCAGTCATAATGTTCTTGATGTTCTTCCTCATTTCCTTTTCAATATTTGATACCACCTTTGGATAATCCATTTGGTGTAGGGGACAAACCCAGCATTTTCCAGAAATGTATATAACCTGTGGGTTGTCCCTATTAACCGTCCCGTATTTCAAAACAATGTGGTTACATACATCTAACTTATACTCTTTCCTCAACTTCTTCATGTCATATTTTTTCTAGCATATAAAATATAACAAAAAAAGTTGGAAAAACAAGAGTTATATGAAAATAAAAAATGCAGCCATCTTGACTGCATTTTTATTCATCTACTGTTATTTTGTACCAACAAGTATATCGTTCCCTTTATTCTTGATTATTATCCAAAATGCCTAATACTCCAAACGTCTTCATCGTTTTCATCATATATTGTGATGTTTTTGTGTTCGCCAGAATTTGTTATATAATTGTCCCATTGTTCAGCATATTCTATTGCATCGTAAATATCATCAAAAGGTTCCCCTTCCATTATGCCTCCCACAACAACAGTATATGGCGGTATTCCATAATCAACGTCTTCCTTTGAAGACTGACTTGGGTTTGGATTCAAATCTATTTCTTTCAATATCTTACCAACAGACTCCTTCACTATTCTGTGAAGGTCATTCTCTGTTAATCTAATTAATTTCTTTGCCATAATTGTATAAATTTATTTATCATTTATTATTTATTTAGTTGGCGGTGTCCACCTTGTTGGTCCTTCTGTTGGCCAGCCATTTATGCTTCTTTCACCATGCCATTCTATCTCGCCAGTATCTTTATTTCTAAATCCTTGTCTATTACCAACCCTCATGCCGTCTGTAAAATTCTTTTCAGCCATTTCTTGTTGATACATTTGGTAAATATTGCGTTTCTGCCATTCTGGTTTTTCATTAAAATTCCAATAATAACCACCTTGTTCTGGACTATTTAACCATTCAATAAATTCTGGTGGGTATTCTTGAGCCTCGGTCAATCTTATAACTCTTTTCACAGATTCCTTTACAATCCTATGGAGGTCACTTTCTGTTAACCTTATTAATTTCTTTGCCATAATTATATATCTTATTTATCCAGGAGTATATCCCTTATTTCAAGTAATTTCGCTATATCCTTCACTATTGAATCCTTGTTGAATTTCTGTTCCTCAAGCTGTTTCTTAAGAGCCTCCAACTCAACGTTACCTGTGTCCTCCTTGAGCATATCATTAACCTTGTCAATACACTCATTCTTGAACTTGTTGAAAAGCTTCTCCTTCCTCTGCTCAGCAAGTGGATTTCTCCAGTCCGTAATCTGCTGTACAAAGGACATTTCAGACTCTGTAAGGGTATCCTTCAACTTCTCCTCAAACTCCCTAATAAGCTGACTTGGGTCAACACTTTCCTTAACAACGTCGTTCTTATGAGCCTCCATGTAGTTTGAAAGAGAATTAAGGCTCTCAGTCAATGCAACCACATTATTAAGGTTCTTCTTTCTGGTAAGTATAATATGGCCAGCGTCATAGAGCTTTTTCTCTTCCTCCGTAAGGAACTCAGTAGGCATGATGTTGTTTTCTTTCAACACTTTCCTAAACTTCTTATTTGACTCTATGATTGTATCCTTGTCAATAAACTTATATGCCTCAGCTGTCTCATTGAATTTACCCAATAGTGCAACTGGGTCAATTGTTTCAGTTATCTTGCCCTTGTACTTCCTTATGGTATCGTAGAAGCTAAACTCAGATGAAAGGTTTTGGTCTTCCTTAATAAGCTTCATGACCTTCCTAACAGCAGCCTTATTGGTCTTGAACAACTCTGGCAACCTGCTCTCAAAGATATGATTGAGTACACCGAAGTTGGTAGTATCGAGCTGTTTCTCAAGCTCCTTCTCTTGTTTGCGCTCGTTTATCGCTTCTTTAAGCATCTCCACAGCGGCATCAAAGGCATCATAATTCTCCCTATCACATGCCTCTGCGATGATGTTTATATAGTTTGTAAACTCTTCCTTATATTTCTTGTTCATATCATTACATTTTCTTTATAAATATTTTCCAAACATAAAAAGCGTGACATCCGCATCACGCTTTTTACTTTTTATATCTCGTCCTCTGCATCCTTATCGTCAACAAACTTTCCAAGGGCATTAATCATGTTGTCGAACTCCTCATTTACAAGTAGTGACTCACTATCATATACCTTAGCCCTCTCATACTTCGTCTCCTTAGGTGAATGGGTATGTCCAGTCAGTGAAGAAAGATACTGTTCAAATAAGTTAGACTGCTCATTAATTATCTTCTTATTCCTTCTGGTACTTTCATTTGCCTGTCCTGTCTGGTCTGGTGTCATGTCAGCAGTAGGCATTGAGCCTTCCTGTCCTGCCATATCCCCACTATCATCAGCTCCAGGTGCTCCCATTGCATCCATTTCACTTCCGAAGTCAGCTGCTGGAGGTGGTGGTGCTCCCATACCTCCTCCTCCACCAGCACCGCCATCTGCTCCTGGCATACCGCCCTGCTGGTCGTCCATGTACTCTGCTCCTGGTTCACCATAGATTCTATCAACCGTATCAAAGATACCAGTCTTCTTAATAATCTGTGCCGTCTTCTCAAGTTCAGCAGCAATACCCTTTTCAAGACGTATCTCCTCAAGGTTCTCCTTGATTTCCTTGTCAGACCATTTCATAATCTGTTTCAATGCACGAGTCTGTGACATTACTGGTAGACCGTTACCTGGGTCTGATACAGCATCCCTAACAGCGTCAATCTTCTTCTGCATATTCTCAATCTCAAGTTGTTCTGCCTGTGTTGATGGGTTGTTCATTGATAATGTGAAATTGGTCAACTCATCATCGAAGCCAAGCAAGAACAAGTGAATTGTAGCAACCTTGGTAAGCTCCATCAAGAATGCCTGCTGTATCCTGTTGACTGTCCTTGTAAACCTTATATCCATAAGTGCAAGGTTCTTACCCTCTCCAGCAGCCTCGTCGAAGTTCAAGAACGACCTAGGTATTCTAAGGGCTGTGAGCACCTTATTCTGTACGAACTTAATGTCATCAAGGGCTGTCATGTTCTGTGCAGCAGAGAGCGTGTCAATAGGCGTAGGAGCGTTCTCATCACGAACTGGTATAAATATATCCTGGTCAACTGACAAGATGTTCTTTCTCAAGTCAACCTGTCCTGTGATTGGGTCGATGATTGGGGTTCTCTTAAACTCATTTGCAATCTGCTCTATGTATGCTGGTACATCGGCATCATCGATAGCTCCAACGAATATCTTGTACACACGTCTTTCAATTGAACGCTCAAGACGATAGATAAGCATCATATCCTCCATGAGTGACAGCATTCTCCAGTGCCTACGTGCAGCATTCAAGTAGCTAACACCGTAAGGCAGATAGAGTGAGTTGGTAAGTAGTCTGAAGTGTGCAACCTGCCAGTCCCTAAATGGAATCTGTGACTGGTTGTCGTCAATCCAAACGAACTGTGTTGACAAGTCGTTGTCCTTCAATACCACATTGTTAACAGCTATTGACATAGCCTGTCCGTATGGGTTCTGTATACCATTCTCAATTCTCTCCACATTGAATACTGGCATCTGCTTCCATCCCTTGATACCGTTCTTGTGGTCAATATCCAGCAACATAAACTGGTTTCCGTACTTACACATAGCACGGATAATCATCTGTCCAGTAAGCTGTATGTTAAGCCTGTTGACGAACAAATCCTCAAGAATGTTACGTATTCTGTCTGACTTAGAATATACGTTAACCACCATTCCCTTATCATTCACAATGGTACTCTCCTCTGACACAATGTCAAGTGCAGCACCTATCTCTGGGAATGCATCCATCAGCTCAGCATCACGATACATCAGCTTAACATTATTCAAGCCTGCATATGCTGAAACTGACAGGTTAACGTTAGCCTTAACCCATCTTTCCTTGAGAAACTTATCCTGCTGAAGCTCTAGCTTTTTCTGTAAATAATCTTCCTTGTTATCGGTAGTGTAAAGCACCTTACCCTTAGGCTCTGATAGGTCATACGAATTAACGTGTGGTGCAATAGCATCAGTTGGTGATTTCCAGTTACCAGTAATTGCCCTGTCAAGGGCTTGGAAGACTGTAGGTTTCTTCTTAGCCATTATATTATTGTTTATTAAAATATAAGATAATTCTATATAAATATAAATATTAAATTACACTTATTTCATGCCACCAAAAATCCACATATAGTTCCCATATTGTATGCTGCCATAATTATTCTTCATCTTATCTTGCTTATAGAATGGCAGACCTATACCTGGTGCTATACTCTTTCCGTTTTCCATCTTAGGTTTACTTACATGGAATGAATTTGTCATCATGTATGAACTAAGTATTGCCTTATCCTTCTTAACGGTGCTAAGCAGCCTGTTGAATGAGTACTGCATGACGAACAGTCCCATAGCAAGAGACGTAATCGTATCATCATGAGCACCATCCATGTGGTCCATCCTCGCATTGTCACCCTTGAATATCCAGGTGTCAAGCTCATTAATAACCCTTGCAGACCTAATCTTAAACTCATTGTTTCTAACCAATCCAGCGAAGTTAGCCAATACTGGATATCTGTTACCCTGGAAGTGGAAACCAGGAAGCTTATCTGTATAGCTGTCATAGACCTTCGTAGCTCTCTGCAACATATACGTCTTCTGATTCATATCCTCGTAGTACATGTTCTTGTAGCCCATCTGAAGCATCGTAATGATACAGGCATCACCCTGTCCTCCAGTAGCATCTACGACAACGAAAGCGTCGTTATACATTGTAGCATACTGATAAGCAATAGCACCTATATCGTCACCAAGCCTCTTTCCAACGTATTCAGCAACCTGTTCAATGATAGGCATTCCGTTGTCATCCCTACCATCCATATCGATAATCTCTATGGCTGTTCTATCGGCTGCTGTACCCCTTGAAGGGTCAACTGCGCATATGTACCTGTGCCCCTCTATCGGCTGCTTCCAGAACCAAGTCTCCTCTACAAGCGGGTCTTTAAAATCATCAAGTGGCTCTCTTACATTGAGCTTATCCTGCATTTCAATGTACTCTGGTGCGATAACGTTATCAGAAGAACCCATGAACGACACGTCAAGCTCCTGTGCAATCTTCATCGAGTCGTTGTTGAACTGTTTGCACATTTCATCATACCAAGGAGCGTCTGGTGTCCATCCGTCGTGCTCAAGTCTAGCCCATCTTTCCTCGTCGTACTTGACTCCACCTTCCTCGTCAACTATAGGGTCTTGGTCAAACATCCATTCACCAGTCTCCTCATTCTTCTTCTTCCATACAAGGTACTTATTGAAACGTGGGTCTTGATACCAACGAAACTGTACTGCCACAAAGTTATTTTCGTGACTCAGAGCCTGTCTATAGGTGTTGTAGTACAACTCATCCTTACCGTTAGGTGTTGACACCATGACAGTCTTAGAATTAGGGTTAGAAGCCATTGTAGCAGCAGCTGTGGTAAATGCTGCCACGCCCTCCTCAATAAACGCAGCCTCGTCAAGAATAAGTACTGATACAGCTGAGATACCACGAGCTGCATTAGGACCTGATGCACGAGCAATAACCCTGCATTTGTTGAACAATTTCAACTCACCCTTAGCGTCCTTCTCGAATATAGATTTAATGTTTTTCTCTGAATTAGGGTCTGGTGAAAAGTACTCATCACCCCAATACCATCTTGGGACTTGTTCCAGGAAGTCCCTAACCTTTATAATGATTTCCTGCGCCTGCTCAAGTTTATTAGCGATACACAGTATTGTTTCTGGAGCATCCTTAGGGGCAAACGCACACTGCGCTGCTGCCCAAGCACTTGACAGGGTGGTAATACCGCACTGTCTTGGCTTAACAGCTACAACGTTCCTGTTCTCAGCCAGAGCTTTTAGGAAAGCCTTCTGTCTTGGGAAACAATGAAACTGCGTCTTCTTTCCCTTCATGGCGTTGAAGGTACTGAAATACTTCTCAATGAAAGTAATCCTGGATTTATCCGCATAGCAGGTCGCATATTCAACGGCCATTTCGTGTCTATCGTATATCATAATTGTAACTTTCTAAATTTTAATAAATATAACATTAAATAAAAAAGAGATAGATTTCGGTCTATCTCTTTTTATAAAATTCTGTAAAATACTTATTTGTAAAATAAACAGAATAATTCAAACTTGGATAATTTTGTATAAGCCATTCATGGAAAGATACGTCTGCACATGATAAATTACATTGCCCATCTGTCATCAAGTAATATAAAAGGGTATCAAACTTGTTAACTTCTTTTTTAACACATTCTGGGTCAGCAGAATATTCTTTCCAATCACCATAATATTTTCCAGTGTTAGTGATTTTTCCACGTCTGTTTATTGTATATAACATTTCATGTTCATCAGTAACCTCAGCAATTCCATTTCTATTAAAATCTTTAATAATTGATTTAAACCATTTATCACATAAAAGATTTCCTTTAGTGTCAATAAAATTAGCACGGGTAACGTTGTTACCATAATTTTTATACACACCAACAAAGCCATAGTTAAAACGATAGAAACCTCCATCAAACCACTCACTGGATATTTCATTACCATTAGCATCAATGTAATTTGTTTTATTACCTAACGTTACCATTGTGCCATCTTTATTCAGTGTCATGCTGTGTATATCATCGTACCATCTTTTACACATTAATTCACCGTTGGTGTTAACAAAATTCTTTCCTTTTTCAGAACCTACTTGAGCTGGGCCGTATTTAAAATTACCGACCCAATTATACCAATCATTATTTAATCTTTCACCATTCGGCTTAATCCAATTATATTTTCTATCTCTCCTAACAATAGCCAAACCGTCATAAGTGTCAATTTCAATATCGTTATATTTCTCTGATATTACATTACCATTTAAATCCATATAACTCTTTTTATATGAACTATCTTCAACAATGAAAACACCAATATTGTTAAGCTTAATGGAAACATACCATTTATCAGATATGAAATTGTTTTCTTTATCAATAACATTATATCTCTCCAGTTCTTCGAAACCTACTACACTAAATCCTAGATTTGTATAAGCATAATAATCAAATACGTCTGCTGGGTTTTCTCCTCGTGCAAGGCGTTCCATCGTCGAACTAATAAACTCCTTCCACTTATTATTTGGTTTAAAGGTGTCAAAGAACCTAACCTGCATCAGTTCTCTAATGCCGTTATAGTCCATAACACTGTCATCACATGAGCCATCATTCTCATCACCGTGATTCCAACGACATGTACAATAAGCAAGTCCTCCGTCCTCGTCCACGATAACAGAAATCATTGATAAACCATATTCGTCGAGTGGATAGTTACTTCCTTTTTTCCTTAATAGTTTATTAAAACCAGGTTTTAAACAAAAATACACCTGGTTTATACCGTTACATGTATAGTTATCATAATTATTTTTATAATGTGTGATACACCAGTCTGTATATTTACCATATTTAGTGGCTTGCTTATATGAATCTATTTTTACTATAGTATATTCAGAGGGCTTAACAGGTATAAACTTAGAATCTTGTTCCCTCTCAGCATTAACATTATCTGTCATTGCCTGTGAGAATCTGTCTATGAGTTCATCTGCTGACAGTCCGTTGAGATTTCTATCATATTCATTAATATGCGCTTCAGAACCAACAATTTTTAGTGTTCTGTTTAGCCTATTTATCGTATTAGCGTCTTCCAACTCATAGTCACAAAACATTCTTGTCACACCAAGTGTAAACTTAGCGGCTACATCTCTTAGAGATGGTATGTCGTTTCTTAACTTTATTCTAACAAATTCGTCCGCTTCTTGCTCATCATATCCAAATTTCTGCATTACAAGTTTCTTTGCGGCAGATATTGACTTAGATTCCTGGGATTCTGTGATTATATCCTCTTGGATAACGTCTCCATCTTCCTCACCATCAATATCGTATCCATCTAGTTCAGAAGCAGTGAAATAGCTATCAGCAATCATCGACCTATCTACATTTCTGGCATTAATCCTATTCTGGAACTTCTGGTATCCATCGTTATACCTTGACTTCTCAATAAGCTTACCAATGATTTCATCACCTTTCTCAGTCTGCATAAACAACTCCTGCATAACTGGGTTAAATTCTTCAGTTGGCAGCTTAACGAGTTCCATAAAAACATAAGGTACAATATTTGTATCCTCAGCAAGTTCCAGCCTATCAAAGATAAGCTGCCATAACTTTGTTCCAAACCTCATATCCCAAGGCTCAGCAAGAAGGAAATCAGACTTTCCGATTATATATTTAGCCTTCTCGCCATCAAGAGGCAAACCATGAACTGAAAATAGCTCGAAGAATCCCTTAATTAAGTCATGGAATAGCAATGGGAATATGACACCCTGTGCATCTATTGTATTCTTCTTACCGTTACTTCCAACATGTACTTCCACAAATGACCCCTGCTTTGGCTTCTCATCACTTAGTTCTTCATCAAGGACAAATGTAAGATACCTGTTAAGCGTTATTATTTTGTCATACAGTCCGAGAAGTTCTGGATTAAGCTTATTAATGTCTTCCTGGTACAACGTAATCATTGACATGTAAAAGTCCGAAGCACCCATAATAAGGGAATTAATAAGTCTTCTCTTGGCAATTGCAGCCTTTGATAAACCAAAGTCCTTTATATCCTTAAATCTAAACTTTCTGTCGGTGGAAATCTCTGGAGTAACTCCTATTGAGCTACCATATGTAACCTTGTCAACAAGCCTGCATCTTATGTTTACAGCACCCTCTGGTATTGCAAACAGCCTGTTGATTGCATTCTCGCAAATCTTTGTAAGTGAATCCCTTACAGGCTTTTCCAGCTCCTTCGCCATATTGACCATAGCACCAAGTTCTGATACCATATCATCAGTGCTAGTTATAGGTATACCAACATCCTTCATCTGTTCGCATACATCCTTGAACCCCTCTTTCAGAACAGTATAGTCAAACGGGTAGTCATCCTCCTCTGGGAATGCTGGATTATCCCCAAGGGAGGTCTCATGTTTAACCACTGCATCAAAGAGGAACTTTGGAAGCAGTAGTTCCTTATTAATTTGACTTTCGTTGATGTATATCTTTTTCATTAAAGACTCTTTAGAAACTTTGTTAACTCTGACTTTGTAAATGGTATTGAATTGGCTCTCATTTCATCCATAACCTTCTTTGACTTTACAGAATCCTTAATTGGAACTGTAACAGAACCAACCCTAGCCTTAGAAGCAGCAACTGCTGCATTCTTTATGCCTGTGCTGGTATTATCTGATGAGTCAATTGTCATATCGTTACCAGGGTCATTCTGTGATAATGTTGGAGCAGTAACACCATTGACATCTTCAACAGGAACATTTCCGACAATTTTTTTACCAGGTGCTGTTACTGTATTTCTTGCAGTTATTGCGTTTTGTGATAACTGTGATGGGTTTTTATTGGTATTATCTGGTGATAGGTTTATTGAAACAGTGTCGTCATCACTGCTATTAGTGTCTCCACCAAATTCTCTTAAAATTAAATCCTTCTTTGAGAACACCTTACCTTCTCCAAGAAGCTTCAATACCTTATCTTTCTTAACGTATACTTTCATAAGATTAATTTTAATATAAATATCATTGCAAACAAAAAAGGGATACCCCGTTGGTATCCCCTTTATGTTATCTTGGTAAATATGGATTGTCTAACTGTGTTAAAGCATCCTCACCTACTACTGTCTGAGGTCTGTCAGTCGTCCCTCTTTCAAAGTTGCTTTGGTTTCCATCACCGAAAATTGCTGAGAAAGTCTCATCAATTATTCTCTTGAAGTTGAACTTTGACTCTGGCATTGCTCCTGGTGATGGTGGCATTGCTGCATCAGCTGGTTGGTCAGTGCCGCCATCCTTTTTCTGACTATCAAAGTACTTCATGGTACTATTCTGTGTCTCTGGGTCAGAATTCTGGAAGTCCTGGACAAACTGCTGTACCTCTGGGTTTCCTCCTGCACTAAGTGCATTTGGGTCGCCTGCCATTCCAGTCATGTCTCCAGACATATCACCGCCAAGATTATCTGTCTGTGTAACGTCGCCACCTAATCCAGTGTCCACTGAAGACAATGATGTGTCTAAATTATCCACCCCATCAATACCACCTTCTAGTGGGTCACTGTTTAGATTATTTTTAATATCTCCACCTATTTCGTCTTCTATATCCAAATACTTAGGTGGTTTGTTAGGCTCTTTATCCTCTATTACCTTTTTTTTTTAAACGGTCAAAAGCTTCAGCAATTGCGTTATCGATTGCCTCTGGGTCAATGTCGAATGGAGCACCATCACCAATCTTCTCACCATAAGGTGTGTCGTTCTTAACAGAATCGTCGTTCATGTCATAGTTGCCAGGGAATTCCTTCATATCCTTTGGTGGCAAATCCATAACAACCTTCTGATATGCTGGGTGCTTTCCGAAGTCATCGAGCTTGTTCATATTTCCAGATGGAACACGACCTGCATCAGTGAATGGGGTCATACCCTCTTCATTAAGTCTATTCCTACGCATTGCTCTCTTGAATGCCCTTGTCTCGAAAATCTGAACGCCACGTCTACGTCTTGACTCCATTGGGTACTCATCCTCGTCTTCATCCTCGAACTCATCGTCTTCTGGAGTGCCACCAAGGTCATCCTCACCGAAGCCTTCCTCACCCTCAAAGTCATCGTCACCAAACTCGTCATCATCCTCGAAGTCCTCATCACCGAATAGGTCATCGTCCTCGTAGTTGTCAGCGTCAACTGCTGGCTCGTCTACGCCAAGCTTATTCATAATCATGTCAAGCTTATCCTCAAGTGAATCAAGACGGTTTTCAAGCTCTTCGTCGTATGGGTCTTCATCCTCGAAATCATCGTCAAGGCCTTCTTCATCATCAAGGTCAACATCGTCAAGACCTTCCTCATCGTCAAGTCCAGCCTCATCACCGATTCCAGTATCAACTGGCTCACCCTCAGCACCAGCATCGTCAATTGGAGCTTCGTCACCCATTGGCTCATCACCCATTGGCTCTTCTCCACCTTCTGCATCATCCATTGGAGGGGTATCGAGACCATCTACAGCCTCGTCAATCTGCTTTCCCTTCTCAGCATCGAATGGTTTGTTGTTGTCATCTGAAGGGCCTTCACCAACACCTACACCAGGCTTGTTCTGGTTGTCAGTGTCATGCATTGAAACACCGTGATTCTCAACAACACCGTTCTTCATTTCACCAGTCTTTGTTACCTTCTTGTCCTGGTTATCAATGTTACGTGCCTCAGCATCGTCGAATGGTGCGCTGTCACCGATTTCAGTTCCGTGAGACTTGTCCATATAGTCTGGACTCTTTCTGTTCCAACCAAGAACCTCTTCTTCTTTAACAACAGATTCTTTCATCTCCTTTGGAAGTTCCTTATCACCGCACTCCTCAAAAGGTCCACTATGGGCTGGAGCATTACCAGTTTCAATCTTTCCACTAGGCATATTAGCCTTCTGTGTTCCAGCGATTTCAGCAGAAATTCCACACTCGCTAGTGGTCTTCTTCTCCATGATGTTCATAGCGTTCTTCATAATCTGACGCTCACGAAGAATCTCACCCTTCATCTTGTCAGAAGCCTCAGTAACAACCAATTCCTTCTTATTCAAGTCCCAAGACTCTACATTGAAGGTAGGGTTATTATAAGCCTCCTTAAGAGACATCATCTTCATGTCAAAGTTTTTCTGAGCATTAGCGTAACTGGTGTACTCGTTCTCTTTTCTGTTTCTGAAACCACCAATATAGCCAAAGTCTTCCTTAATAAGGTTTTGCTTGTTAGGAGCAGTCTTTATGTAATACTTAGTACCTTCACGTACAATACCATAAACCTTTCCGTCAGCACCAACCTTCTGGTACTCAACAGCACTGTATGGTGCTTTCTTGCTCTCAGTCTGAAGTCCGTAATTCATTAATGACTTCATTCTGTTAAGAGTGTCGTTAGTGTTTACTTTATTCATAATTAATATATTAATTTTTCAAACTTATTTTTAATATAAATATCAAAATTTTCTAAAAAGTATCAGTAAATAGGTTCTTACTAACGATTCTTACTTTATTAGCATCAAAAATAACATAATTTGTAGAATTTTCATCTGCTCCATCTGGTAAGCCATAAATAGTTCCAGCTTTATATTTGAATCCATCAATTCCGCACTGTAGTAAGAATAATGATATGGCTTTATCATAATTACCAATAGAAGTTTCTACTCCTACTAGTTTTCCAAGCTCATCATGTATATCTTCTCCTTTGGGAGCGTTATTACAATAAGATAAGAATTCACGCCACTTACTCATTGTTTTCCATTCACCTCCATATCTTCTTGATATTTTAGAAAGAGTACTAGTTATGCTTTCTATGATTTCATTTGGAACTTCATTATTTAAATCAATATAATTTAAGCCATTATCATCTGGTGTCTCTACTTCATATATATAGGATTCTTTTCTAACGTGCTTATCAGCATCATCCCATATATTATTTATCATTTCTTTTACTAATTGATATATTGCATTTTGTCTATTGACGTTATTAATATATTCTTGTTTAGAAAACTTTAGAATGCTATTTTTTGAATAATTTGCTTTGAATTCTTCAAGATTAAATTCTGTTTTAAGAACATTTTCAGCCCAAGACTTTGCCATTTGTATTGCTTGTTCGTATTCCTTCAAAGCACTGTCATAGTTTTCAGTTGCATTTTCATCAGTTTTTAATGAAGAATTAAAAGAATTTTTACTCCATCTTTTATCTGGATTAAATGAAATATTGAATCTTACTATTTGTTTATATGTTTTAGCAGCTTCTTTAATTAGTTCTTCGTCATATGACCCATTATTTTCAATGTACTTCTCTGGTTCTGCCTTAACAATAAATTCATTAAATTTCAATAATATAAACTTTTCAGCATAGTCTTTTGCTATAGGATATGAATCTGTAAGATAAGTTCCCCACCCAAAGGTTTGAGAACCAGCACCAGAACTTAGATATTTCCTATGATTGAACTTATCGAAACTACTATAGCTAGAATGATATAAATTCAATTCATCTACTGATTCTCTAACAAATCTGTTATCATCATAAGTACCTCTTTGGTTATCTAACCCTCTATCATCATATTGCAAATTTCTCCTTATAAATGGAGTGAATTTATCCAACGCCCTAATATATACTGTACTCTTAGGTTTCATTGTTAATTCATCCCACTGCACACAGATGCAGTAGTTATATCCTATGAGATTTGACATCGTTTCGTCATAATAGACCTTGTACAGTCTTCCCATCTTATTGTCTTCCTTCGACTGCATCAGTTTACCATAATTGGCAACAAAGTTTTTTAATGCATCACGCTCTGCCTTCCACCTCTTCTCGTAAGGGTTTCCTTCAGACGAACCATCCATTGCAAATTCCTCCTTCAGAACCTTGAGGTATTGCTTGGCAGATTCTGATAATCCAGCCTTCTGTACATATTGTAAAATCAATTCTTCCTTATTTTTAACAATGGCGTTATTAAGTTTATCGAAATTGAATATCACAAATTCAGTGTCTACAGCAAATCCATCAATGCCTAAAGAAAGATATAAGTTTGAAACCCTTTTTCTGCTATCACCTTCCATATACCACAACAATGGTATGTTCTCATTAAGATACCCATAGGTAATATCGCCATCAGATTTGTCGATGATTCTAGTGATTTCATACAGCAACTCCTTGTCAACAGTTTCCTTATATTCATCTATCTTGGCTAATATCATGTCATACTCTCTGTTGTTTCTAGCATTATCCAATGCATCGCACAAACGATGATATTCTACTTGTTTATCAACAAAGATATTATTTTCCTTATCGATTTTGTCTCTCAAATTAATGAGGTTAAAACCTTTTATGTTTGCTATTATGAAATGCCCACCACTGTAGCCAGCATATTTCTCACACTTATATGCATGGTCTGAAAAGTATATACCATAACCATACGTTCCTCTGCTGCCACCCTTTATTTTAGATGGGTCAACAGCATCCCATTCAACTCCGTTTCCGTCTTCACCAGTACCATGAAATACATATCCATCTTTAACCATATCAGCTATGACACGGTATCTGAACACCTGGTCATTGCGAAGTCTGTCATATTGTACGCCCTCAGTTATTGAATTTGACTTATCATATGTTGCTGAGAATAATTTAAATAGTTTATCAAGGTATCCAGTTCTTCTAAGTACCTTGTACACTATATTTCCCGCACCGTTTTCTCCGCGCTTCGTGAGGCTCTTCTTTCTCAAGCTCTTTACCTTTTCCCATAGGTAGCTTGCGTCCTCACCAATCTTACTTACTTCATATCCGTCATCAGTCGATGATAATGTCTTGTACATTTCATCAATGATTGTCATTATCTCAGCCGCCTTGCGCTTGATGTCAAACTTCTCAAGGCCTATGCTCTTAATGGTGTGTGGGTTAGGTTTCCTAATCCACGCATTCTCCTCCAGGTCATATATTCCACCAGCCTCAACATTATCGCTAACATCCTGTGTATACAACTCAACAGGGAATCCCATTATCTTCAATCCCTCATGCTCTGCATTCCACTCGTTCTTCTTCGAATCGAGATATTGTTTAACAAATTCAGTTTTGCTGTCAATCTCATTAAAGTCAACCACTAGGTGTAGGTCTATATCTGAGAACTTAGACCAGTTGAAGTTGCATATAGAGCCAGTTATAATAATTCCCTTTGGTTCAACCCAGGTAAGGTTAACGAACTTCCAGAAGTCATCTGCAATGTCAAGAAGTTTCAATCTAACCTTTGAGTTAAGTGTCTCTTCATCCTTCCATATCTTTGGTGGTAGTGTATCACGTTTCTTGAACGAAGAAAGGTCAACCTCTGACGATTCAACCTCTGATTCAATATTTTCTTTTATAACGTCAAGTTTATTTTCTGATATTACGATACTTTTGCTTTTCTTTGATTCAAATCGTGAATTTTCTTGCGGTATAATACCTTCGTTATAGTACTTGTATATATCGCTAGTAATTCTCTGTGGCGTTGCATTGGAATATGATACTGAATTCAATGTTTCTCCTTCATTGCTAGTGAAATCTATATTAATATTACTTGCATAACGGGCAAATGTATTAATAACTTGGTATTGCTTGCCTGTTGGCTCTCTTGTCATATCTAGAATACCATCCCCGTCAAACATACGACACCTAATTGCGCCACGATTCAAAAAATCTACAACATAATTGTAGCGATATTTATCATCAAAAATACTAATATTATTCGTAGCATAAATACTAGCAATACCTCTATGGTCTCCTCCAGAATATAGCATAGTTCCGTCTGGAAGTATATACTCAGCATTTTCTATTCTATTTGTTGTTCCATATTCATCAATTACTAAAGAAAATATTCTATCATTCTCTTCTTGTTCTAAACGATACTTTTGTGCTTCTTTTTCCCTTTTTTCTTCCTTCTCTATCTCTTTAATTAAATCTTTGAGAGTTTTTATTTTTTCTTCTATTTCTCTCCTTTCGTCACTCAATCTATGAAATTCATTAACATCATTCTGGTTCGCCTGTATTACCCCTTGATTAATACTAGCAATAAAAAACATACTTTTACACCCATATTTACTAGATATGTGCTCCTTTTTCTCCCTTATCTCATCAGAAACATTTTTGAAATATGAAATAGCTTCTTCACAGTCTGATATCTTTTTATTTGTATTACGTATATCAAACAAATCATCATACTTATTTTCGTTTAATGGTTTTCTTATCATAGATTCCCTGGTGTTAAAATCAGTATTTTTCCCCTTATTTGGAACAAACCCAAATCGTTTGTAGAAATTCTTCAACCTTGAAACAGAAGAACCGCCAAATGCAGTGTCTGGAGTAAGAACTAGAATCCAACCATTTTTATCGGCAATTCTAGCAAGTTCTTCCATAAATTTACTACCACACCCCTTACCAAGTTCATTAGCAACTATTTTGTTAAGAGTTACGTAGTTACCAGTTTTTGACAGTATCAAGTCTTTGAGATTGTATTTTCCAAGTATTTTATCGTCATTGATTGACATGCCATTATCATCAAAGTCAATTTCTTCATCAACTTCCTTTTTATGGGCATATAACCCAGGTCCGCCACCTTTTTCCATACCAATACTAGTAACTGGAGCAAACTCTTTTGCAACACTCTCATTAATATTATTTCCAAGTATATTCTTCATAATCATTGGATAATATTTATCCCAATTATGATATAAGATGCTAGGGAACAAAACGTCATCGTCTTGCACTTTTTCAATAAAATGGTCAAATAAATATCCAATGCTCTCCAATGGATATCTATCACCATTACTTACATATCTGTCATATGCATTTTTTATAGCCCCTCTTGATAAGCCGCATATCTTTTCAATAGTTAGGTTAAAACCAGTTATATCCAGGTCATCATCCTTTGATACTGCCTCAGAGCTATTCATCATCCTAAATCTCTCATTAAAGACATCCCCTGGGACTTCAATGGAAAATAATACCCCCTTATTAAAATTATCACCATTCTTCAACGAGAACCAATTAACACCATATGTTTCCCCATGCTGTTTTCCACGCTTCGCTGACATCACACCACTTTCCATAATCATAAGTAATGCATCGATGGTAGTGCCATGATATAGCTTAACATTACCATAAACGTCATTATGGCTGACACCATCAGTGCCAACCATAATTTCGTTTAATTTGCCCTTAATTGCTATTAAACCATTCTCGTTAAATCTAATAGTCTTTCCCATTCAAAACAATATGAAATCTAATTAATTACCATTCTCTCCACCATCCTCTGGCTCAACTGGACTTGGGTTGGTAGAACCGTTAGCGTTGCAAGCACAAACACCCTGTCTAAGGTCTGTGTAGTTAGCACCATTCTCAGAAATGAACTGTCCAACTTCTGAGTACTTCCTAGCATCCTCAACCTTAAGCTGTGGCTCGTGACCTACGATACCCTGGTGTGTAAGGGTCTCCATTCCAGCGGTTGACATCTTTGACACCTCTGTAAGAGCCTCTTCGTAATTCTCAACGTCAACATAAAGGAGCTGGTTATCCATATCATAGCCATAACCCTCGTACATGTAGTCTAATATATTACTCTTCATATCAAAATGTAATTTATAAAGTTATTTCTCTATAAATACTCTATTTATAACAAAAAAAGGCAGATGAAAAGAGTAAAAATAACAAAAGCCAAGTTTGTATCACTATTTGGTAATCCTGGAAATAATAATTTTTACCAGGATGGTGATTTTTTCGTCACAAATGACAAGATGAATAAAGCTAGATGGCTGTTTTACCCCTACTACCAAAGCAGATATAATGGTAATAAAGACAAAATTATACATCAGATAGCATTTGCAAAAACAATTAAGATGATTGATAATGGCGAGAAACTTCCAGAATTTGATGATTACAAGATATATCATTCAATAGGTAATATACCATTCTCAAAAAAGCAGGTTGAATATGTTGAAAAAAAAATAAAGCCACAGTTTAAGAATATGTCACTTGAAGAATTATACGATTATATGCTTATAGAACAGGAAAGAAATAACTATGAGACAAATAGGGACTGTAAAAAGGCTGTTGCAGACCTTATTGACAAAGGATTCTTTGATAAGTATCTTAACGGACAGCTTAAACCTTTGGCTCTTTGGAGTATAGGTAGACTTGATGATATTAATGATATGCTAGTTTGGCTGTACTCTAAGAATAGATTCACAGGAAAACTTAACGTAGAAACTCTTGAAAAAGAAATGAAAAAGACTCGTGATGAAGTTGTAGATTCTGATGATAGGTTCATGAAAAATCCAATATATTTAGCGTTTGATTACATACAAACGTCCATATGGAAACTTAATAGAATTCCAAAATAAAAGGTACTGACCTCTCAGTACCTTAATTACAGCTACACTTGCGTACAAGTATCTTAAGCACAATCAATGCAGAAATCTGCAATTTCCTCCAAATCACTGGTATTAACCTTGAATGAAAGGTCATCCCTACCCCATTTCTTTCGCTTGTAAGGCACGTAACACTCCTTTGGCGTGTCATATACCGTCTCCTTACCTTTAACGCATTCTAGAGCAAAAGAAAGCAGTTTTTCACGCTTTACAAATATTATCTTGCTGAACGTTCTGAATGCAATATACTCAGCCTTCCCATATAACCACCCAGGCTTACCTGTTATTCCTTGTAACTCAAGCCACTGTATACTGTCATCTTGCTTTTCATCACCCCTACTGTTCCTTTTTATCCCCTTGACATCAATTCCAATCCTTCCCTTCTTTGGGCTGTCCCACCAGAAGTCTATATGGTCATATTTGTCCTCAGACTGAGTAGACCTTTCAACAGCCCCGCCAAGCGTATATTTAACAGAATCCATTACGAAATCCTCATCCAACCGTCCAGTAAAATAAAATTGCCTAACTGTCTCATTAAGTTTTCTATTTATCATTTAATTTTTTTTTAGCACATTATTTTCCCGTGATAGTCAGACAAATCAATATATGTTTGTTTCTTTAGTAAAATATTAATTGGCTTTTCAATATACCTATCACTGTATCTAAAGGAGATACCATCAACAAACTCCTTTGTCTTGACGTATCCTCTCCCTCTTATGCTCTGGTCTTGCTTTGATAATTTATCAAGAGTCCAGCCCTTCTTTTCAAGAAACTTTACAATCTTCTCCCTTGATACAAGACACCAATCAAGTTCCTTTATATTCTCTTTTGTAATGCTGTCAGTATCATACCTCTTCTTTTGTTCATCATACTGTATATCAGCCTTTACAATCCACCCAAGTAGATAATATTGGGTTTTCTTGGAATAATCAAGAAACCAACCACATCTTTTCTTTTCACCTTTGCCAATAAACGATAACTCAAGAGAGAATGTGTCAAGTCCTGTGTTCGCATATCTTGCAGCAACCTTCTCATCTACCACAACTCTGTATAATCTCTTGTCAGAGGTACTTAAAATAAGGTCTGAGCCGCTTATTTGTTCATCTTTCCCATCTGTTCTTGCAAATTCAGAGAATAGTTCATTATTTGAATATAAATATTCGTCAAGGAATGCTGCAATCTCACGTTCAACATTCATGTCTTTCTTTCTATTATTTTCCATTTATCCTACTAACAATGGTGCTTTAATCGGTGGGTCTGGTTCATAACCCACTATTTTAAACTCTTCAAATTTGAAGTCTTCAATCATTATGTGTTCTCCTTCAATTTCTAGCTTTGGTAAATTTTTACTACCTTCTCTAGACAACTGTTCCTTAACAGCATCAAAATGAGCTTCATATATGTGACAGTCGCCAAGACTTCCTATAAGTTCATCTGGTATCATTCCGACCTGCTTAGCTATTATATGCGTTAGCAGAGCATACGAGGCAATGTTAAATGGCAGTCCTAATACCGTGTCAACGCTACGCTGTACCCACATACAGCTGAGTCCATAGTCAACGCCATATTCTTTCTTCTCAGCCTCCGTAAGCTCTCTGGTGTAGAACTGGAACATCACGTGACAAGGAGGCAATGCCATGTCCTTGATGAATGCTGGATGATATGCCACACAGAGCATTCTCCTGTCATTTGGATTGGTCTTAAGGGTGTCAATGATATTCTGTATCTGGTCTATTTTTTTATAGCTTCTATAGCCAAATGAACGCCATTGAGCACCATAAACAGGTCCTAAGTCACCGAATCTATACACCTTTTGACCTACGTAACTGTAATGTGTGTTTGTACGGATTTCAACCTTTTGGATAACAAGGTCAATGAATTCTTCTTTGTCAATATTGATTAACCACTCCAAGTTTCCCTTCTTGTTAGCACCATCTATCCAATATTCAAAGCCAGGCTTATTACCTCTTTCATCATCGCCAACGCAAACAAAAAACTCATAATCAACTTCATGTGGTTCTACAATGTTTTTATTAATCCATTCCTTGTACCATCTATAAGCGTCATCATTCCAGATATATACCTTATTCCTCACAAGGTACTCTATATTCATACTTCCATGAGAATTGTACGGACGTTGTAAGAACCACAGCAATTCATGAATAACACCCTTGGTGAACACCTTCTTGGTTGTAAGCAGTGGAAATCCCTTCTTGAGGTCGAACCTAAGCTGTTTTCCAAATAAGGACTTGACACGTCCAGCCCTCGTATCCTTCTCAACACCATTTTCCATTATATCGGATAATAATGAGAGATATTGTTTGTCTACATTATTCATATAATACTAATTTAATTAATTATTAGCTGGTTGGCATACTTCCTTCCATGCGGTTGCCATCATACCATCGAGTTCACGAAGCTCATGCTTCATCCTCCTCATTATCCTCCTTGCCTCGTGGAGATTCCTCCACTCCTTCGCTAGGTTTCTGCTCATTTTTTTTATTATTTAACTCTACATTATTTATATACTGCATGATGGCAGCATCATTGCCTATGAAGTGACCAAGTTCCTCCATCTTGTGCTTGTAACAGTTGTCAGACTCAATTGCATCTATTCTGTCAACAATTTTATCAAACTCCCTGTCAAGCATCATTATATCATTTCTCAAGGCTCTTTTCCTAACCATATTCTCCAGGAACTCCTTTCTCCTGTCCTTTGATGGGTAGAAAATATCATAGTCAATCTTTCTGTTATTCAATGTTTCAAGCAACCTTTCTGCAACTGGAACAAAGACAATATCGTAGTCATCGACCTCATCCATTATGTTGTCAACCCACAGGTTGTAGTTGTATTCGCCATCTTGTCCTCCTCCCATCAGCGTTGTTGCATCAAGCATCTTTGCCTTGCTTCCGTGAGTGTTCATTAAGTAAGTCTTACCACACCCAGGAAATGAACTAATAAGTATTCCCATACTCGTACAGTTTATCTAAGTTATCTTCTGAGTCAGCCATCCAAGCTATAGGCACGTCTTCAGCCTTTGCAATGAAAGTTCCTGTCCAGCCCATCTTTCTCCAATACTCCTGCTGTTCCATTTCCAACATATGCTTCTCCTGGTAGAGCGCAGATATTTCCTCATCAATTTCCTTGAGCCTCTGGCTTATGCTTTTGTTCGTCATGTTTATCTAGCCTTTCCTTTAATCTTTGTAATTTTCTATCCTTCTCTGCTTCGAATCTGTCATATCCAAAAAGTGTTGCCATTTGCTCAACCATGATGGATGCATCAGCAATCTCAGTTATGACATCATCTTCCTCAACACGTCTCCTGTCAAATTTTCCAAGAGCCGCAAATAACTCTCCAATCTCTTCAACCAACATCTTGAACTGTGCAGTCACTCCCCACATTTCAAGTGCCCTCTCGTACTGTCTAATCTTCTCCTGTTTCTCCATTGTCGAATTCCTCCGTAGTGATTAGTTTAACATCCTTACCAGCAGCTACCAAGATGCCGCAAATGACATTGAGAGCGTCCTTGTTAAGCTTTACCTCCTTCTCGAACACAACCTCATCCTTGTTGTTCCTCATCTTGATAATTTTACCGTCGTAGTCGATGAACACACCACCTTCCATTCTGAAGCTGAGTTCACCATCAAGAGTAGCTAGGTCGGCATTCTCCATCTTCTCAAAGGCATAACCCTTGGTTTTGATGTACTGATTCAATGCCCTTCCCTGGCTTTCATCGTTCTTAAAAAGCAGATAGTCTCTGACATCCACCTTTTCATACCTGTATTGAGTGCCATTGTTGAATACCACAATCAACGTCTTCAAGTCATTGTCATGGTCAATGCACTCGCTGTACTTGATGTTAGAGGACTGATACCACGTCCTGTCAACATCGTTCGAATAGAAATTAAAAATCTTCATAGTCTCTTAACTATTTTTTGCAAAGATATATAAAAAATGTTAAAAAAGCAAGAAAATTACAAACTTTTTTTATTGTTTTTTAAACGTCAATGATTACATTTTATTATGTAAAACAAAAAAAAATTATGAGTAGAAAAAAAGATAATTCTTACACATTAGAACTTAATGAGGTAATGTCATATATGACTGATACCCTCATTCATGAATTCCCTACGGACTTACTTACACCAGAGTACCTTATTTTATCAATGCTGGACATTAGAAACTGTCATGCGAACCTTATCCTTGACAACTGTCTTATGTCAAACAACCTGGATGAGCTGAGGAAGGTGTATGTGTCTGCTATTGAATCGCATATGAACCCTCAAGTGAAAATGGACGACATCAGATTTAATGATGAGCTGGTGAGATTGCTTGAGTGTGCCCAAAAGGAAAGAGATAAATTAAAGAATATAGAAATAGGAACAGAACACATCCTGCTTGCTGTTCTCAATAAGGAGTACGGATTCAAGAACGCAGAAGTGTTCGACAAGTTCAGACTTGAGTACGAGTTCATACAGAACAAGTGCGATACTCCTAATAAAGAGAAGGGTGAGTTGAAAGCTCCGAAGGGTCTCAAGGCAAAGGGAAATGGTATACCTCTCAAGAGCCAGGTCAATGCCAAATCAGTGTCAAGTCTGGCTGACGACTTCATCACGAAATACACCACAAGCCTCAACAAGATGGCTAAGAACGGTGAGATTGACGACGTGATTGGGAGAGAAAATGAGATAAAGGAAATCATTAAGACCCTTTCCAGAAGAAAGAAGAACAATGCAGTTCTGGTAGGACGTGGAGGCTGCGGAAAGACAGCTATCGTCTATGGGCTTGCAAACCTCATTGAAGAAGGTAAAGTTCCATCAGTGCTTGAAGGTAAGGAGATTGTAATGCTCAACATCATGGCATTGGTAAGTGGAACACACTTTAGAGGAATGTTCGAGGAGAGAATCAATGGATTGTTCACTGAATTACAAGCATCCGACAAGTATATCCTGTTCATCGACGACATGCAGAATGTATTGAAGAGTGGAAGCAAGGATAAGGACACTGACATATCTGGTATGATTAGTAACGCCTTATCAGAAGGTAAACTGAAGATTATCGGTACTACTACATTTAAGGAATACAGGAACTCAATAGAAAGTAATTCATCTATTTCAAGAAAGTTACAGAAGATTGTCATTGAGCCTAACACGATAGAGGAGGCGACTGCAATCCTTGACCACAACAAGAGATATTATGAAGAATTCCACAGGGTTACATACAGTGATAAAACCATTAAGAAAGCAATTGAACTTGCTGACAGATACATTACTGACAGGTGTCTTCCAGACTCAGCATTCGATATCATAGACCTTGCTGGTGCTGGTACATCACTCCTGGAGAGAGAACCAGTAGAAATACAGAATACGAAAAAGAGAATGAGAGAAATTGAGAATGAGAAATACACAGCACTTAATAACGGAGACTTTGAACTCATTGACTCACTCACGATAGAAGAGAACGTACTGGCTTCAGACATGGCAGACTATAAGAGAGACATTAAGAAGCTTAAGATAGATACAATAGAAATCACTGAGGACAACATTGCAGACGTTGTGTCTGAAATGACCAAGATTCCAGTGAGCAAGCTGTCAGTCAGTGAGAAGGCTAAGATTGCCAACATCGACAAGATTCTCAAGGAGAGTATCATAGGGCAGGACGAGGCAGTTGACAGCGTTTGCAGGGTTATCAAGAGAAACAAGGTAGGACTTGGTGACAAGTCGAAAACACTAGCTAATATCTTAATGGTAGGCCCTACTGGTTCTGGTAAGACTCTCATTGCCAAGAAGCTGGCTGAGGAAATCTTCGGAGACGAGAAGGCACTCATAAGGATTGATATGTCTGAATACTCAGAGAAAAACTCTGTAGCAAAGCTTACTGGAGCAGCACCAGGATATGTAGGTTACGAGAACGGTGGGCAGCTTACTGAGGCTGTGAAGCACAAGCAGCACTGTGTATTACTCCTTGATGAGATTGAAAAGGCAGACCAGGAGGTTTATAACATATTCCTTCAGTTATTCGACGAGGGACGACTTACGGACAGTGCTGGACAGATTGTCAACTTCAAGAATGTTATCGTCCTCATGACCTCGAATATAGGTGCTAGGAAGGCAGCAGAGCTTGGTAATGGTCTTGGTTTCGTTAACAGTGAGGAATCTAATAAGAAATCTATTATTGATAAGGAATTAAAGAAAAAATTTACTCCAGAGTTTATTAATAGATTGGACCAGATAGTATATTTCAATTCATTATCAGATGATAATCTTAGAGATATTGTTAAATTAGAAATAGATAAGTTTAATAAGAGGCTTAATACGTTAGAGTATAGTATTACGTATACTGATGATGTTGTTACCTGTATACATGCAGAAGCCCTCAAATCCAAGGAGTTCGGTGCTAGACCTATCATAAGGCTTATACAGACCAACTTAGAGGATAAAATTACAGACCTCATGTTGACGAACGAATATCCGTCAAACTACGTATTCAGCGCGTCATGCTCAAATGAGCAGATTGAAATTAAATAAACTAGACCTCATAATTTTTTAAATATTTTGTTATCATATTAACTACTTTTTAGGGAGGAGGGGGCACTAAATCCCTTCTCCTTTTTGTTAAAATAAGTAAATTTATACGTAAATTTTTGGTTATTACAAAAAAATTGTATATCTTTGCACTTGTAAATCGTTATCGACTATGATGATAGATTTATGTAACAAGCTCGTAGACAACGATTTAAGTAAAAACGACTTGTTAGAAAGGATAGAAATCCAGAAGACCTGCCAAGGCGACATTGAAGCAATATGCAACACTTTAGCCAAGGCATTCGATATGTACTCAGAGGAGGAAGCCTTCCAGCAGTTGATACAGTCCAGGGCAAGACTGGATGAGTCTATAAAGCTGGTTGATAAGTACACGGGCGACATCTATGGACTGTTGATGTTCTGTGAATATCCAATAGCCATTGGAAGTCCGTTGAAACATATAAATAATGACATGGCTGACTACCTGGGTCAGTTCTCACAGGTCAACGGTCACTCGTTCATCATTGACGAGAGATTGAGGGGCACAGGTCTTGACAGAAAGATGCTGTTCCACAACATTGAGTTCTTGATTAAAAACTACGATTTTATATGGATTGCAGTTGAGATTGACTTGAAGACCCACGCATACTGGCAGAGGCTAGGGTTCATAGAGGTGTTTAGAATACCAGAGGCTGTGTTCTATATGATGCCATTGAACAAAAAGCTGTTAAGCTGATATTTATTATAAATGCATGTTATGACATGAAGAAGATAATATTATCAGAAAGAGCTTTCGATACTGTCAAAAGGCAGATTATCAATGAATCATATGCAGACAAGATTCTCATGGTGAAGAAATTCTTGGACGATAACTACACGCAGGGTCAGTACCAGGGTAAGAATAGCAATGGCACGATGAAGCCTCTTGCCGTGTTCGTAAAGTTAATGAACGGAATACCAACTAGTGAGTCCGCATGGATTGACGATGTGGTAGACCAACTAGAATCAGAAGAAAATTATCATAAATTAATAGCAAATGAGTTAGAAAGAAAGGGATTGTTCCTCCAGATTGCCAAGGATTGGTACAACAGGTCACCAAAGCTTAAGCTTGGAAATCTGACAAGTTACGACTTCTTGAGGAACATCAAGTAAGGTTAATTAATAAGAGGAGACGGTGACGTAACTCGCTCTCACATATCGTCACCATATCGGTGCAGCATACTGCATACGAGCCTCACTAAATTTTATATATGATGAGACTGAAAAAATTAATTTTAACGTGCATGCTGATGCTTCCTATTAGCGTAGCGGCACAAAAGAAAAAAGCGTATGACTGGACACCAGTAATTGATGCCATCATACAAGTAGAAAGTAAGGGAAACCCTAAGGCACATAATCCGATAGGTGATTGTGCTGGAATCTTACAGATTACACCAGGGTTAGTGAAGCAGTGTAATACTTGGTTAAAAGCCAAGAAATCTAAAAAACGTTATACCTTGGTAGACAGATATAACGTTCAGAAGTCAAAGGAAATGTTTGTAATGTACCAGACGTACTTAAACAAGTCCAACGACGTAGAAAAAGCCATCAGAATTTGGAATGGCGGTCCTGGCTACACAGCAGCAGGAACAAACGATTATTTGAAAAAGGCTATGTCACATTATAAAAAAAAGGGGGGCTGATTAAGCTCCCTTTTTTATATTTCACCAAATTCAATTTTATCATCTGTCTTATATCCATTCTTTATGATAGCCAATGCCTTGGTTATGAGCCTCAATAGAATTTTTCCGTCTACGGGCATTGGGCGAACCATTGCATCTAGTATCTTAACTAGTTGCTCATACTCGTCTTCACCTAATGCTTGGATTAGTTTGTCGTTGTACTGTTCAACAAGCTCCGATGCCTCCTCTATCATTCTAGCAGCCTCATTATATCTTCCATATTGAGCTTTTGCAGCAGCCATCTTCAGCTTTGTTTCAACACTGCGAACAGCATTGAAATTATACTCCTTCAATATCTTTTTAACCGACTCTTTCACAATCTTGTGAAGGTCACCTTCTGTTAATCTAATTACCTTTTTCATATTCCTATCCTCCAGTAGGCTTTTTCCTAAAAAACGTTAGAAAATCCCTATTTCTTCTATAAATACTTGTATTTTAGAAAAAATACATATATCTTTGCACTAGTTATAGAAAACAGTATACGCTTATGAAGAATTTTATTAAACTTTTGACAATTGCTGCTATGTGTCTCTGTATGACATCATGCGTAGCTACAGTACAGGCAGAAACTGATGGTGTATATGCTATCTATGACGGAAACATAGATATACGCCTTGTAATGGCATATGGAGTTCCATATTACTCTGCTGACAACGTGCTCCTATGGTACTTGTACAGGAATGTGTACTACACTCCAAGATACTTCAATGGAAGAGTGTATGTGTTTGACAGACATAGAACAAGACCATATTTCCCAGAGTACAGAACTGTAAGACCTAGAAGGCCAGCGCATGTTGGCAGACCTGGTGGTAGACGTATTGAGCCAGGGAGAAATAACATAAGGCCTGGTAACAACAGACCAACACCAGCACCGAGAGCAACTACGCCTAGAAGACCAGCACCAAGGGGTGGTGGACACGTAGGTGGAAGAAGATAATTAGACGAGACACAGAGTGGCTCTATCTCCAGGTGTACTACAACACTCAGCAACAACGTTAAGACTGCTATATTAAATAAGGTAGAGAAGGACAGAGAAAGATTTTTCAAAAAAAAATAGTCGAAAATTTGGAATTACGAAAAAAAATATATATCTTTGCATCGTAAATCAGAAATTTACAGAAAACATCTTATTTTTAAACTTTTAAAATAGTTATGGAAGCAAAAATTTTTGTTATCGGAGTTCCTACGTTCGGAAACGTAGTTGAGAAGATTAGTGAGGCATTGAAGGAAGCTTTTGAAAAACCAGAGCCTCGTTGTAGCAAGCCAGCATGGACACCACGTCCTGCTCCTAAGCCACAGTGGACACCTCGTCCAAACCCATGCGGTTGTGGCGGTCCTGCCCCAGAGTGGGGAATCGCTGGAACACCAGCATGTGAGAATAAGCGTTTCGGCGCAGAGTTCAAAATTACAGAACCTCGTTGTGAGGACTACGACAAGCGTTGGCAGTTCGAGAGTGACCACGCAGCATTCGACAAGTTCGTCGAGGCAGGTGAGGACTGCATCGCCCGTGGTTTGGCAACTCCAGAGGACGTTATCACACACCGCTGCGGTGCAATCCGTAAGCCAGTGAGCTGTCCACCTCCTATGAGGAACGAAGTTCCAGGTTGTGAGCTGATTGGAGAGACCCACTGGTGGGATTGTGAAGACTTCGGTTGGTAATCCAATCATTAAAAAACATTAAAAAAACGGGGTAACATTTGGTTATCTCGTTTTTTTTATTTATCTTTGCAGCAGAAAAGTAATAAATAAGCAAGATGAATGGAATAGAATTTAATTTTGAGGAGGGACGGGCTTTCGGTACGCTATATGCTGTTAGAACAGCTACTGGACGCAATATAGGGTCTCTTTCAGTCTATCCTAAAAAGGATGGTATGTACTTACATAGTTTCGGTATTTGGGATAAGAGAAACCGAAACAGGGGTATTGGCAGAGCTATGCTAAGGTGGATTAAAGAAAAGTACAAAGGTACAAAAATTTACCTCTCCTGTGCTCATGGTAATGATAATGCCCTGCACCTGTACAAGTCTGAAGGGTTTAAAATCTATGAAGATGAGACTTGGTACGAAATGGTATGTGATAACTGTTAATTAAGATAGTAATGGCTCAGATTGGACGTAAACAATATTGCAAAAACTGCAAAACGTATTGTTTGAAATAAAGAACATGTCACAATCACTAAAAACGATAATTAATAATGGAAAGTAAAACAGCACCTTGGTTTGAATGCACACCCTGGAGTAAGCCTGGTGCGTTAAGAACATATAAGTACAAGGGATACATCATAGAGTATATAGAGCAATCATGCTTTAACAAATGCTCAGTTTATTACCACCATGAGTTCAGAGCATTAAAGGATGGTAAGGTTGTAACCAAGGGACACAGGAGATATTCAGATTGTGTACGTGAATTAAAAAAACTGATAGAAAATGAAAAATAAAAAAGGCTTTGGCTGTTTTGTAACAGTTTTCATAATTGCAATCATTTCAGCAATTACCTTCGTCATTGTTGTTGGGGGTAAAGCTGCTGTTGATAAGGCTGGAGAAAAGCTTGTTGAATATAAGGACAGTACATACAACCTTATTGCAGATGCTTTAAGTATTGAACGAATCAAGAAAGATACGGTTAAAGGACTTACTGAAATAGGTATTATCAATGATACACTTCCAAAGCCAGCACCAGTCAGAAACCAGGTTGACAGTTCTGTAATTAAGGTAAAACTTGAGATACACAAAAACATGATGTATATCAGACCGAAAATCAATGGAGTAGAAATGCGTTTCTTGCTTGATACAGGGTGTGCTGGCATACACCTAACACCAGTGGAGGTTTTATTCTTGGGACACCAGGGTCTGCTTGATTCCAAGAAACCTGTTGGAACAGCAACCTGCATATATGCTGATGGTCAAGAACATGAATGTGTGGAGTATATGCTGAAATCAGTAGAACTTGCTGGTATCAAGATTGATTCGGTCAAATGTACATCAGACCCAGAAGGTGGTAGTGCTGACGATTCTCCTCTATTTGGACAGACAATGCTTGGGAAGTTTGGAGACATAATGATAAATTACAGTGATTCAACATTAATAATTAAGAAGAAATATGGCAAATAAAAGAGATAGCCTGGGTGACAGGATGAAAAACTACTACGAGAACAGGGCTAAGACCTATCTCGTTAGACGTATGCCAGTTATTGTCAGACTGGATGGTAAAGCATTCCACACCTTCACACGTGGCTTCGATAAACCGTTTGATAAGGTGCTGATGAAGGCGATGCAAGAGACAACCCTTAAGCTGTGTCAGAAAATCCAGGGTTGTGTTCTTGGCTACACTCAGTCAGACGAGATTACACTTGTATTGGTTGACTACAACGATATTAACACAGATGCTTGGTTCGACTACAGCGTACAGAAGATGTGCTCAGTGGCTGCTTCTATGTGTACACTGTACTTCAATCATAAGTTTATTGACGCATATGCAGAGTGGTTTACGGATGCATATAGCAAAGTAGAGGTTAGCGAGGACGCACATAAGTTTAACAAAGTTTATGAAAAAGCCATTGAGAAGGGTGCAATGTTCGACGCACGTGTGTTCAACATCCCAAGAGAAGAACTTATAAATTGTATACTTTGGCGCATTAAGGATTCAGTAAGGAATTCTGTTTCATCATTAGCACAATCAAAATTTTCACCAAAGGAACTCCAGGGTAAGAATTCAAGTCAAATGCAAGATATGTTAATGGAAACATTCAGCATTAACTGGAATAATCTCTCCAATTTTGAAAAAACTGGAACATTGGTTGTAAAAGATGAAGATGTCTTCAAAATACAGGATGTGATGATTAAAAGTTACACCGATTTGGAAAAATTTCTTACTGAAAAAAACGTCTTTTTTTGAAACTAATAAATTAAAATAAATATGACTAATTTCGATAAAATCAGAGAAGATGGTAGACTCCTTTACGAGTACGTTAGGGGTTCTCACCTCTATGGATTAGCGACAGAAGATAGTGACGTTGACAGCAGCGGACTCTTCATTGCCCCGCACGATACCCTGCTTGGTATCGGTCTTGGCTACCAGGAGCTTGTTGCTGATGCAAAGAACGATAATACCTGGTATGAGCTTCGTAAGTACATGCACATGCTTATGAAGTCCAACCCCAGCATTATCGAGTCACTCTTTGTTCCAGAGGATAAGGTTATCACCAAGCCTTCTCCTATTCTTGCTGAGTTGTTTGCAAACAAGAATAAGTTCATTACCAAGCAGTGTTTTGCACCGTTTGTAGGTTATGCTGTGCAGCAGATTGGTAAGGCTCGTGGGCTAAACAAGAAGATTGTGAATCCTATGCACGAGCGTCTGACTCCATTCGACTTTGCATATACTTTCCATGCACAGGGTAGTACTAAGATTAAGAACTGGCTGGAGAACCGTGGCCTTAACAAGGACTTCTGTGGTCTGGTACATATCCCTAATATGCACGATACCTACGGTGTATACTATGACTGGGGTGCTCACTTCGAGGCAAATAACTTCAAGAGAGCAGGTGATTTTATGCACCTTGGTGGAAAGGCGTTTGAGTTCGCTCTTGAGTTCTACGACCTTATGTCTAAGGATTACGCCCTTATGGAGTGGTTCGAGCAGAATAAGGAGGTAAAGCATTATCGTGGTATGTGCCTTGACGAGGCTACTGATATGCGTTGCTCTTCTGTTACAAAGGGTGAGAAGCCTCTTGTTCACATGATATACAACGAGAGTGGTTTCAAAGACCACTGCAAGAAGTATAAGGAGTACAAGGACTGGGAGCAGAACCGTAACCAGAAGCGTTATGAGTCAAACCTCGACAAGAACTATGACTCAAAGAACATGATGCACTGCATCAGACTTATCCGTATGGGTAAGGAGATTGCAAACGGTGACGGACTTATTCTTGACAGACGTGTTGCTGGTGACAGAGACTTCCTTATGGCTGTTAGAAATCATCAGTTCGAGTATGATGAGCTTATGGAGATTGTAAACAAGGATAAGGCAAACCTTGATGAAGCAATTGAGAAGTCAAACCTTCCTAAGAAGATTGACGAGTCATTCGTGAATGACCTTCTTATCGACATAAGGAAGAAAGCATATCATTTATCTTAAAAAGTGTTAAGGGATTTTGTTTTCTCACAGAAAATATATATCTTTGCACCGTGAATTAGAAATTTAACTAACAAACAGTTTTAAAATGAATAGACAGATTTTACTTTCAGCCTCTAGCGAGTGGGTTCGCCAGGCTAAGAATGACATTCGTAACAGAATGATGCAGTTTATGCAGGAGGTTAACACTTCTCGCAGTGAGTTGGCTTACGCACTTGCAATTTCCGAGGCAGAGCTGGCGCAGATTCTCGATGGAAACGGTGAGATTACCCTCACTACCTTCGCAAAGTTGCTCATCGCAACTGGCAACGTCCTTGAGATTAAGCCCGTAGAGGAGTCTCCTCTCGCTATGGAAAACGGTGCTCCCGTTCCTCCAGCAGAGCAGCCCCAGGGTTTCACTCCACAGGGTCGCCCTATTCCAAACCATCCACAGCGTCCGCAGGGAGGCTTCGGTCCTGGTACACCTATGCCAATGCCACAGCGTCCAGGTGCTCCTATGCGTCGTCCAGGCACAATGCCCCCACCTCCTCCAGGTCTGTTCGATGACTTCCATCGCCAGGAAATGCCCGAACCAGCTCCAGTAGGCGTTCAGCCTCGTGGTGCTAACGGCAGATTCAAGCCTTGGCCAAAGCCAGCACCTGGTCAGCAGCAGCGTCCTCCTTTCAACACGATGGAGCGTGAGCAGCTCGTGGACATCATCCAGAGCAAGCTGTGGGACGGTGAGATTGACGTTGAGAGCGCAAGCCGTGAGCAGCTCGTACACTTCCTTGAGGACAAGGACAGACGTATGGCAGAACTTCGTGCAGCACGTAACGGTGGTGCTCCAATTGACCCCTCAGTGGTCAACCTCAAGAACAAAATCAAGGACACCCTTGAGAAGAACCCCCACCTGCGTAACTACCTCCGTGACATCTTCCAGGATGAGTAAAAGAAGAACGTAGACAGAAAAAAAAAATGGACTAGATTCGCTTCTAGTCCATTTTTTTGTTTTGATAAATTTGTTTTTTTAACTTTTTTTATATATCTTTGCACTAAAAGAAAAAGATGTCAAGAAAGAAGAAAGAAGTTGATAATTTTGTACCTAGTAAATACCAGACGGCCATATTCGACCAGATACTTCACGGTAGTGGTCATATAGTAGTAGAGGCTGCTGCTGGTGCTGGAAAAACAACAACGCTTATCAAATGTCTTGAACTGATACCAGAGGACAAAAAGATACTGATGGCAGCGTTCAACAGGGACATTGTGGAGGAACTAACCAAGAAGACAAAGAAGTTTGAAAACGTGGAGGTAAAGACACTTCACGGTCTTGGCTTTACTATGATTAAGAGAAACCTCCCGACGATATCTATTGTTCCAGAACCATTCAAATATGAGTCCCACATAAGGAACTTCATACGCGATTATACCACTATAAACCTCCGTAGGTTATCACCAAAGGACTACTTCAAGTATATGGATAATATCAAGAAGTATGTTGATTTCGGAAGATTTTATCTCTGTCAGACTGAGAAAGACCTGGAGTTCATAGAAACCAGATATGGTATCGAGACGTTTGCTGACGAAAAGTCTGTAGCATTGAAGGTTATGGAGTGGGGAAAGAACCATCTGGAAGATATAGATTATACAGACATGGTATGGTTGCCTCATGTGCTTAATTTGAAGCCACTGGGACTGCTTTACGACTTCATTATGGTAGATGAATGCCAGGATATGAACAAAGCCGAGAGAGAGCTTGTGTTGAAGTGTTTCAAGATGGGCACGAGGCTTATCTCCATTGGCGACAGAAACCAGTGCCTCTATAGTTTTGCGGGGGCCGACCCAGAGTCATTCAATAAGATACTATCAATACCTAATACCACATGCCTACCACTCAGTATTTCATATCGCTGTGGAAGGAACATTGTTGACTACGCAAAGCAGATTGTACCTTCTATAGAATGGAATGAAGCTGGAGGTAGAGAAGGTAAGGTATTATATAATGTACCACTGGATATGGTAGAGGATGGTGATATGATACTGTGCAGAAACAATGCACCACTTATCCAGGTCTATAACGAGTTTCTGAAGATTGGTAAGAAAGCCTTCATTAGGGGCAAGGACATAGGGAGCAACCTAAAGAAGCTCGTGATGAGTACCAAGCAAGATGTAATCAATGCTGACTGTAGGTCTGATGGCTTATTTGCAAGGCTCTACGACGATTTATTTACCACGAGGAATAACATCATGGTACGCTCTGGAATCGACGCTCAGACAGCCTTAAAAAGCCCTATAATCGAAAATAAGATGGATATGATAAAGGCTCTTGAGATATTATCAGAGGGAATCAACCAAACGGATGAACTTATCAAGAGAATTGATGAGATATTCCCGAAGGGCGACAAGAAGGGAACTGGAATAGCATTGTCAACCATTCACAAGGCTAAAGGTTTGGAGGCAAATAACGTCTACATTGTCTGTCCTTCACTCATGCCTAGCAAGGCGGCACAGAAGGACTGGGAGATAAGGCAGGAGCAAAACCTCATGTATGTCGCATACACCAGGGCTAAAGATACACTTGGATTCATCGACGAGAAAGACTTCCAGGATTTTGATGCAACTAACGCTAATAGTACGTCAAAACTTGCAAGGATTGAGTACCAGGTCAACAGGATTCTTGGAAAGTCAACCACCACAATCATTAATGAGAATTCAGCAAGGGCTATAATTGCCAATGCAAAGCCAGTAGAGAAGAGAATACCTACAAGCTCCACAATCAGTATGAATTCTTCGAGAGGAATTAATTCATTCAATGATATATTTAGAAATAAGAAAAACGTAAAAATTAGAAGAAGATGAACACTAATAAAGTAAAAAAAGTAGTAAAATACTCAGCTGACTGGTGTATACCATGTAGAAACTATGCACCTACGTTTAGGAAAGTCAGCGAAATGGAGGAATATAAGGATTTGGAATTTGAGGTAATCAATATCGAAAAACGCAAGGATATGTCACCTACATTCGAGAAGCTTGGCATTAGGTCAATACCAACCACAATCCTGTTTGATGAGAACGACGACCCTATCTATAAGGTCATGGGTAATATACCACTCAAGGACTTGATAGACCTTATCAACACTGCCTTACAAGACAGGGGTGAGGAAGAGGATAAAGAAGAAGAGGAGGAATAACTATGATTATCGGATTTGCTGGCCGCATGCGTTCTGGAAAGACGGAACTTGCGAAAGTCTGTGAGAACTTGGGGTATCGTAAGTTGTACTTTGCCTTACCACTTAAGCAACTCTGTGCAGACCTCCTGGATATTTCCATTGATGGACTCAACGAAGCCAAAAACAAGGGAATCGACATAGGAATTACAATTGGTGACGATATGTGCGAGATTCTTGCTGAAGAGACTGAGATACCATTGGATGTCGTAAGGGAGAAGTGTCACGGTAAAGTCATAAACACCGTAAGACAGATGCTTCAGTTTATAGGTACTGACTTAATCAGAAAGTATAACAAGGATTGGCACGTTAACAGGATACGTGCCATGATAAACCCGAATGAAAATTATGTGATTGATGACGTAAGATTCAAGAATGAAAAGGAACTCATAGAGGAACTTGGAGGCAACTGTTGGTTTGTCACCAGGACAACCCTGGAGAATATATCGAACCATGAGTCGGAGACATCACTTACTTGGCACGACTGCTGGAACAGGATTATAATAAATGACAACACGTTACATTATCTATTGTTTAAATGGGGGGCTTTCATGGATAATTATGAAAGGTCTTGCGCCTTTAGGGATAAAGAGTTTAATAGAATACTGGAAAATGGTACTGAGGGTGAAATAGCAAAGATGTCAACCCTTGACATGCTCATGCTATCAAGGGATATGTTCACCTACTCACCAATAGAATTTAACAAGGATGCAATAAAGAGTGTTGAAATGCTGGAAAATAACGGTGTTAAGATTACATACAATGACGACACATACGAATTTGTCTATAACGCACTTAACATCGAAGACCTAAAAATGATACTTTAACAGACTTTAACCACGATTTTTTGTTTTTCAGAAAAAAAATATATAACTTTGCACAATGAAAGAGAATATTGATATAAAATATCCAGATGGCTCTAAGATATTTCTAACGTCAGATACTCACTGGGGTCATGAACGAATCATTGAGTTCTGTAACCGCCCGTTCAAGGACGTGGAGGAAATGAACTACAAGCTCATTGAAAACTGGAATAAGAAAGTACCAGCGGATGGATTGGTCTTCCACCTTGGGGATTTTGCTTGGGGTGGATACCCGTTCTGGAAGAATATCAGAAGCCAGCTTAATGGTAACATTATTCTTATCAAGGGAAACCACGATGAGAAGAATATGACACCTACAGCAGAAAAGGAGCTATTTGACTATGTAACCTTTCAGATGAAGGTGGAGATTGAGGGAAGGAAGGTTTACCTTAATCATGTACCATTCCTATGTTACGGAGGTACTTATCGTGACCCGAAGGGACTGGTGTACCAGTGTCATGGACACGTTCACCTATCTAGAAACAGTCCAAAAGGTTTAGATATAGAACGAGTCTTAAAGTATGAATTTCCAACACAATATGATGTTGGTGTTGACTTTAACGATTATGCCCCAATATCTTGGCTAGATTTGAACTTTAAAATCCAATCTCAAATAAAAGAGAAAGAAAATATGAAAATGTGGATGAAAAAAACCAAATAAAAAAATAGAAAATATAAAAAAATAAAAGAGCTAATAACATAAAGAAAATATGAGTATACTTATAATAGGTGATGTACATGGTAGGACGTTCTGGAAAGATGCCGTTGAAAGACATGCTGAGGGGCGTGATAAAATCGTATTCCTTGGCGACTACCTTGACCCATATAACTGGGAGGGTATCACCAGGAGGGGTGCAATCAATAACTTCGCTGATATAATAGAGTATAAGAAGGCTCATACAGATAAGGTCATATTGCTTCTTGGAAATCATGACTATCAATACTACGATAGCAACTTCAGAACAAGGTCAAGATACGACTCAAGTCATGCATGGTCTATAAATAGACTCTTTAATAACAATAGGGGGCTGTTCCAGCTTGCTTATGAATATGAGGGGGACAAGCATTATCTGTTCACACATGCAGGTGTATTGAAGTCATGGTATGAGCAGCATAAGGAGCTGATAGGAGACCTTAATGCTGAGAATCTTAATAAACTTAAAGGACTTAGACAAGGAACTGAGATACTTATGCAGGTATCAAGAGAAAGAGGCGGCTTTGGTAGAATAGGCAGCATAGTATGGTCTGACATCGCAGAAAAAGGGGATAGTGAGGATATTGATGGAATTTACCAGATATTCGGGCATTCACAACAGGAGGAACGCCCAGTCATAACAAAGACATGGGCTTGCCTTGATTGCAGAAAAGCGTTTATACTAACAGAAGATGGAGGATTCCAAGATGTGTAAAAAAAGTAAACCAACGAAGAGCACGGAACAGTACAAGATACTGAGGATGATTAGCCGTGATGAACAATTTGAACGCAATGGCGGCGGTCAATTTGTTTCAATGAACCGTGTCTACAAGGACAAAAGTAAGTATAACCGTAAAGGCATGAAAAAAGAGTTAAGGTCTCTCCTTAACTCTTTTTATTTTTCCTGCCTTTGTGGGACCACTTCTTAGCATTTTGAGCAAACACGGCCCTCTTCCTGGTCAACGGGTTCTTCGAATGAGTCAACTCCTCAGTGGACTTTCCAGTCCTCTTCTTCAAGGCATTGAACTTTCCCTTGTTCTTTTTCTTGATGTGAATACTGCTCTTTCCCTCAAGAACAAGATTAATGGACTCACTGATTATATTGTTTATTATATTCTCTGATATCATAGCATTCAAAATTAACGCCTATAATTTTCATCATTAGAAGTCTCATGTGCCAACCAGTCAACCATCCACTGAACTTGCTTTGGTGAATAACCCTTCTCATCAAAAGCCCAGTCAATCTTACGCATTAGCCACTCTTCTGGCAATCCTAAGCCCTGTATATAGATACCCCTATATGAACTTTCCTCTTCTTTAAGCAGCTTTTTTACAGATTCCTTGATAAGATTGTGAAGTTCACTACCAGTCATCCTGGTGATTCTTCCTTCTCCATAAATCTCATAGTTTCTATCGTTTTGAACAGTTCCGTATTTATTTGGAGTATCCTCATAATCAAAGTCATCCTCAATTGTAGGCTCTGATTCCTCTGGTTCAACACCATCGTTCGCATCAGCGTGTGGGGAGAATGTAATACTAGCCTTGCACTTACCTTCTTCAGCATCCTTAATTCTCATAAGGCCTAAATAACTAAGCCCGCCTTCAGTATCAAGCTTAACAACGTAATTATTACCTTCACAGGCATCAACACACCTAAGATTGCCAATTTTACCAAGGATTCTCCTGTAGAAATCAAGGGCATCAGACACACCGCCAAATAACCTTGTATTAAGCTGCCCATTCTTCGTTAGGTCATTTATTCTCTTGAATAAACCCTTCTCAGTGGAAGGCTTTGTACCATGAAACGTCGTCTTGATGTTTTCTTCCTTCCTGTATGCTTCGTTGATTCTATTAGCAAGCCTTCTCTTAAGGTCTTCCTTCATGGTGAAGTTGACAAGGTAGAGATTTCTCTGCATGTCTGACAGGAATGACTCACAGTCACTTCTCATGCCAGTGTATGTGTCTCCCTCATCCTCAAGACTCTTGTAGAAAGTGTTGGTAGCATCCAATACATCCTCAACGAATTTCTTCAATGTCGTAACCTTATATGATACTGGTTTCAAGTTACCAGTTGCAAGCTTTCCAGTGATTGATTGTTCAACCTCTGATACAGTATCCTGGAATTCAGCTATGCTGTCTGCTATCTTGTCACAAAGCTCGTGCTGGGACATATTATCAGCATCCCAATGAAGCTCCTTGATGGCTGTCTTATAACCCTCAAGCTTGTTTACAAAACTAAGTACTTTCTTATTCATATACTATATATGTTTAAATCTTATTATGGTTCATCTGGTGTTAAATTATCATCATCTGGCTCTGGTTCTGGAGGCATAACTCCAGCCATTCTTTTCCTCTTTCTCTCCATTCTGTAGTCTCTCAAGTCCTCATCAGCCTCAATCTGCATCTTCTCATTCTCTACCCAAGAACGAGTCTTCATCTTGCTGTCAACCCAAGCCTTTGGAACACCGCTTCCAAGGATGTATCCACCACTGCAAAGCAGGAAGATACCCATGTCTGTCAAGTTGGTGTCAACCTTACCATCGTAAACTACGTCGTATATGAGCACAAAACATATGACAAGTCCAATGATAACGCCCATAATGGCAGACACCAACATGGTGATGCTGTTCACACTCATTGAAGACTTGTCGTCAATAGACTCTTTTATGTTTTTAATAACACCCATATTATACTATAAATACTTTTTCCAACCTATAAATATTGTTAAAAATCACTTTAAAAGGTAGAATTGTTTGGTTATTCCAAAATTTTTGTATATCTTTGCAACAAAAAATTGGAGGGCATGCGCTATGCCCGTATTGTATAACTATTAAAGAACATATAATGGAGATAAAACAACCATTAAAGATTATCGACAAGTATAACAAGGTACTGATTGAACATTATCCAGACATTTTAATTGATAATCATGGCATGAGTCCAGAAATCAATTACAGAATCCTGTTTACCTATGTCTACGGTCATAACCCACTCTATGAGTATGGTATTGCCGAAATGAAGGATACAAAGGCATTGAAGCTTTACAAGCGTTCACTGGATTATGTCACTCCCAAGGATAAGTTCACAAGGTATTCCAAGAACTATTCGTTTATCGACACTGCTGAAAAGCTTGGCTGTGTGGCATTCCCAGTTAACAATATCGCAATGTTCCTAACTGAGGATGGCTTTGCCGTAATAGAAACATATAGTGCCAACATTGGAGACAGCGAGATTAAGAGAATCGAACACGTGAAGATTTTCACAGACAATAAGGATACTGTTGGGCAACTCGCCGAATACATCATGGACAGTCTTGTGATGGTTGACTTGGACACCAAGGATATGTCATCATACCTGTGGGTAAGACAGGGCTATTCAAGCGGTCTTATGACCCAGCAGCTTGAGTTCAAGAGAATGGAACTTGACCTCAACAAGAACTATAATGATGACATACCATACGAGAAGATTGTCAAGATTCTTAATTCAGACCATAAGGAGCTTATCCTCTTCAACGGTAAGGCTGGTACTGGTAAGACCTCCCTCATCAAGCACCTCATCGGTGTTATCGATGATAAGAAGTTCCTGTACATTGATTCCAGCCTCCTTAGCAATGTGACATCATCAGCGTTTATCTCATTCCTGTTGGAATATAGAAATTCTGTGGTGGTACTGGAGGACTGCGAGAAGATTCTGTCCAAGAGAGAGGAAGGAAACCCATTCATGGGTACACTCCTTAACCTTACAGACGGTATCATTGGTGAGACGGTCAACTGTAAGTTCATTTGTTCATTTAACTGTCCAGAGAGCAAGATTGACGATGCCCTGCTTAGAAAGGGAAGACTTTCACTCAAGTACACTTTCAATGCATTGACCATTGAGAAGACTCAGAAGTTTATCCCAGACACTAAGAAGGGTATGACTCTAGCTGACATTTATAACAAGGATGATGAAAATGTCGTAAACAAGCAGGAAGTAAAGAAAATAGGATTCTGATGAAGAATAAAATGATACAAAAGAAGGGCGTGCATTCTGGAGTAACCTACATTATAAGTGGGGTGAATTATTGACAATATTAGAGAGAACCCATTATGAAGTATCCGAGAACATATCATCTACCTTTTTCACCAGGTGCAACAAAGGATGATAAGAAATTACAAGGTGATTGGTTTGATTTCTATCGTGGTAAGAAAATAGTCTTCACAGAGAAACTTGACGGAGAGAATACCTGTCTCTGCCAAAGTGGAGTCTTTGCACGTTCCCATTCAGCAGAGACTAGGAGTCCCTGGTCAATCAATCTGTGGGGTCAAGACGGACTCTACTGGAGAATCAAGAACTCCATAGGAGATAATGAGGAAATCTTCGGTGAAAACCTCTATGGAGAGCACTCTATCATCTACGATAAGCTTCTTAACTACTTCCACATATTCGCAGTCAACGACGGTGAAAGATGGTACTCCTGGGACGAAATTGTCGAAATGGCATTTATCCTAGATGTTCCACATGTGCCAGAACTGTACATATGTGAGGCAGAGTCGGAGAAGCAGATTGAGGAAATCATAACAGGCCTCATGAAGCAGCCATCAACCTACGGCAAGGAGAAGGAAGGTATCGTCATGAGAATAACAGATTCATTCGCCATAGACTATTTCCCACACTATGTCTGCAAATATGTAAGACCAAACCACGTCCAGACGGATGAACATTGGACTAGAAACTGGAAAAAGGCTAAACTACTTGACCTATGAGCGAGAAACTTGATATAATGAGTGCGAAACTTGGCATAAGAGCTAGGAAAACAATACATTACCTGTATCAAAACAAGAGATTTAATGAATTGCCTAAGTATGGCGATTTCCTTGTGAGATATAAAGAATCAGTATATGGTCACAAGGGAGATTTCCTCATTGTGGAAATATTCAAGGAAATGACAGATGATGGTATTGTTTCCTGCCTGGTGTGGTGGAATTTCAAGGATAAACGTGGATACCTAAACCCACAAAATCACCCAGTGTTTATGGGGAGTGGCTATGACACCTATAAGGCTAACAACTATGAGATACAATTCCTCGTTGAAAAATTGAAGGAAGTGGGGTATAGATGGGATTTTGAAAGTAAGCAATTAATAAGAATATAGCAATGGCAGAAAGAACTAAATTTTTTGAAGAGGCTAAGGTAAACGACAAGGTTTATAAGCTCTCACTGGTAGATTCAATCATCTACAGATATCCAAATAGTGAGGCGTTTAAGGAGCTGACAATAAGTAGCATCATCAGATACCCAAGCAACATATATCTCAATCTATCAGATGATGTCACAACCATCACGCCACGAAGAGCATTGGCTAGCTACGTGAACGAAAGGGACAATGATGAGATTGGTCTCTCAATTGACGTGTACGCCCTCACAAAGCGGGAATGCATCAGTGCAGCCATCGTTGAGATTAACAAACGCAGAACGAAGCTAAAGGGTATCGAGAAGCGTTGCAGGGAGTCAGACTCAGAACTGGGCTTGGCTTATATCGAACTCATGGATATCAAGCCAGATGAACAGGAGACAATGACTGAAGAGGAATTTGCTAACGCAGCCCTTGAGTAAAAAAATGTTAAAAATCGAGGTAATTTTTGGTTATCTCGATTTTTTTGTCTACATTTGCACCAGAAAATATTAATAAAGTATGAAGAATATTATCAAGAAAATTTACACCATACTGGCACTGCTGTTCAACTTCATCATACGCAGGGAGAACTACAAGCTCACCTTCATCTGTGAGGAAGACAACGGCGTAAGAAGATGGTACTACAAGTTCAAGGGCTGGGGATTCGACCATTCCAACCTTGAAATGGTATGCGGGGCTGACAAACTCTGTGAACTCTATGCCAATGGTGAGAACGAGGTAACAATAAAGATTATCGCTAGGAAGTATCCATATGGCATGTACTTCGGACATGAGTTCGACCACTACGAGAAACTTATTCCACAAAGCCTTGGAAAAAAGTCTATACTGGATAAGTACCTGCTTGGTGCTGACTATAAGCAGGAGGTTGACGATGCTGATATTGCAAACGGTACTCAGCAGAAGAGATTCTGGATTTGCCCAGTTACACTCTTCGTCCTTGGTAGATATCCTAATCACATCTATATTAGTAAATTATGAAAAAGTTCGAGAAAATCTTTAGAATAGCAGTTCCACAGGTGTCAAGGTTTGAACTTACACCATATGAGGAAGGTGGGTATCATGCAGATATCCAGGTTACTGGCGGTAGTTATGACTCGTCAATCTCATTTGACATTACTGACTACAGCGAATGCTGCAATTTGCTTAACTTTATGTCAAGTTATAGCTCCTTCTTTGCCGTTGTTCTTACAACAGGAGGAACAAAGTTCTTCACCACATACTCTTACGTTACATCATATCTACAGTAAAGGAACTGGAGAGATACCAGGAGGCCAATGAGTGTCTTTTTCCTTAATTAATGTTAATTTCTTTGGATATCTCAGATTTTTTGTCTAACTTTGCACCAAAATTATAAAATTATGACAAGATATGCAGTTAAATTTACATCCAAAAAGGATGGTTCTGTCAAGTATTACAAGAGTATGGATACACATGTCAAGTATATTGATGGTGTTAGAATGCAGTACTGGGACTTTGAGCTAACTGATGACATCCATAAGGCATATACCTACGTGGAGGCTGACTTCGCCTATGATTGTGTCTCAGAAAAAGTTGAAACATTCCAACCAGAGTGGGCTAAGGACTTCATCATAGAGGCTGTAAGAATCCCCACAAGACGCGAGGAGGTTAGTGTCAGTATCTCACCCATTGCAAAGATGGTGTCACTTGTTAAAAACTACAACAAAGCCAACACCAAGGGCAAGAGCAGCATCAGAAAACAGCTCTTCAATGAGGAGTTCATAGGTAAGTGCGTTGAGTCACTTAAACAAATTAATGCGCTCAAGTAAAATGGATAAAAGATATATTACAACAGTGTGCCATGTCAACTATGGCAATAACGGTGCTACCAAGATAGCAGTGCGTGACACCACCATCAATGAGATTGTGTGCTCAATCATTATAGAGCCTGTAACCAATGAGCCAAACAGCAATGTATGGCTTTGGGACTTGAGAACGAATAGACAGTACAGACGCAAGGGACTGGCTAAGATGATTGTTGAATACGCCGTGAAACTCTACAGCAACGTCAATATCACCCTCATAGCAAAACCGACAATAAGATATTCTGACGATATCCCCCTCTACTGCCTGGTCAAGTTCTACGAGAGCTGTGGCTTCAAGGTGGCTGAGAAACTTTCAGACATGGTATTAATGAAAAAATTAGCAAACAATGAAGTATAAAATAGGTGAGTTGATTTCCTTTGATGGCTCAAAGGACAAGACAAAAGACGTGTACTACTATGGACTTAGGACAGAGAAGGAAATTAACAAGGATTTCCCCAACGACATGCATATCACCAGGGTACTTGTCACGCAGCCCAATGCCAAGTTTAGAGTGAGTGAACTACACCCACCATACTACATCTGTGAAAAGCTGTGGGAGACTGGCGACGAGGAAATTCCAGTGCTTGGATACGATGTCTTCATACATGAGGATGAAGCAATCCCCTATGATGAAGCATTCGAAGGAACGGTAATCAATAAAAAGAAAATCATATGAAAGATTGTAATGAACTCCCAAAGATTGTAAAGGTCACTACCACTACATATACAGTGGAAGACGTAGCACCAGAAAATGGTGCTAGGTTCAACTATGGTAAGTTCCATGAAATGGCAGTTAAACATAACCTCAGATGGCATCTATCTCAGACCAAGTGCCTCAACTGTGAGAAACCCTTCAAGGACGAAGACTATATGTATCTGATTATCACTGACAATGGTAATCAGTTCCTCTGCCAGGAGTGCGCACAGAAATTCAGAATCCAATTAGGTAAACCAGATTACGTGAAAAAATGACAGAAGCCGATATTTTAAGACAAGAAGTATAACGAACATTATGAAATATGAGCAAGTTTGATTTACCAAAGAGAGGAGACTATGTGACAATACACGATTGTAGCAACTTCAAGACAGTCTACATTGTCATAGAGTGTAGGCCCCTAAGGGTTGATTGGTCACATACAGTTGTACAACTCATCTATACAGCAGAGTGTGAAATGCACTCAACGAAGAAGCTCACAAATGGTGACTTCATCTGGGATAAGACAAGGACAAAGTGCGTTTACGCTGGTGTGCCGTACTTCTGCTCCAATTTCAGAACCGACAATATGAAACCAGCAACTGATGCTGAGAAATCCATAACGAACATCGCACTGGCAAAGCTTGGAGTTATCTGGAATCCAGTCAAACAGAAGCTCGATGATAGACCACTCCCAGACATATCCAATGGACTCACTCTCAACGATGACTCAAAATACTGTTGGCATAAGGTTCTTAAACCATATATAGGTAAGGTGTTCTTCGAGGAAAGGGAAGACTCATTTGTTCACCCATATGAATCAAACTGGGCAAGCATCTGGCAAATTCTACTTAAGGAGAAGCTGGAACGTGAGAAAAAGACAGGAAAGAAATCACCAGAAATGGAAGACCATATGTTCGAGGTGCTGAGAACAATTTATCAAGCACCTTTGCTTAAGGTGTCATATGACTTCGAAAGTGAGAAATATGCCCATAAAGCATTCCTGGTTTCTGAGAAGAAAAACAGATTTGATGAGGAACGTGGGTTCGTAATGGGTGAACCAAAACTACACCTTATTACAGACATGTACCATCAATGCAATGGTGTCGGCAGGGTAGACCTCTATAAGAAAATCGCAGATGATACCTATACAAATTTAAAGTTGTATTTTCCAAAATAAAAAACAATATGAAAAAATTTCTTAACAGTAAGTTCCTGTTGCCATACCTGGTGTTGGTAGTGGCACTCATACTCTTTAGTGCTTCGTCATGCGAAGACGCAAACAAGGAAGCCATAAGCCCATATAAGGCAAAGGAAAAGGTACAGTTCAATGATTCCACTTTCTTCACAGAGATTGGAGTCATCGACAAGTGGTCAACAGCAACCACCAAGGTCTATGTCGTTAAGTATGACGGTTGTGAATACATAATGACAGTATCATACACTGGTGACTCTCGTGGAGGCGTGGCAACAACTGTCACCCATACAGCATCATGCTCAAATCCAATTCACGGTCTCAAGGATGAAGAACAGTAGTCTCACATTCGATGACCTCCAGTATCACCTCTACCAAGCAAAAGGTGAGGACGAACAGCCAACTCTAGATGTAACACTCTACACCGTCAACAGGAACTCTGGAGAACTTACAGTCATAGAACCAGGGAAAGCATTCTATGTGGCAAACCCAAAGCCAGGACATATGTGCCTAATTAGAATGTATAACTCCAGTAAGTACTTCAACATCCCAATGTTCTACGTACACAAGAACAGTAGGGACGATTCCTGGATGACTGGATTCATAGCCTCCAACCATATACTCTTCCTTAACAAGGATGACGCAAAGAAACTCTCAATGAATATCCTAAGAAAAAAGAAGAGAGAGCTGGAAGCAAAAATGAATAGAGTAAAAAACCTATAATAAAAAAAGGAGACCTCAGCAGTCTCCTTTCTTTTTTTCTTTCCTCTCCTTCGGGGTTACTCGACAGGAGGATTAATCACATGATTTATCATTTTAGGAATAATTGTACGCATCTTATTCTCATATCTGTTCAACCACTTGCGAAAGTGATTCCATAATACTATCTAATTAAACCCTTATTAAGATGACTATTTATAACCTCAACTATTATCTTGTCTATTAACCTACTCTCCTGCCTGGCGTAATAATAATACTCAGCCCTCGTCATATTACTAGGGAATTTCTTGTCAACAGCAGCTCTCTTGTTGGTAACTTCATCATATATCCTCTTAATAATATCTGGCACAGGCAATTCTGAAGGCTTAATGCCAGTGTTCATATTACTAGATAAAAAAGAACTAACTGGAAGCTCCTTTACCTCGTCGCCCCAATTGAAAAGTATTGTGTAATCATTAGGACTGCCACCCATATACTTAATTATACCCAATACGTACTCACGAGAAGGTATATGACCATCCTCGCCAACTACAATGTATTTCCCAAAAAATACCCTGCCTCGCTCTTCACTACTGTTCCACCATATCTCTTCTATAGTAGAATCAAATTCGTGGTCGTTAAGCCAATAATATGAACTACCAGCATTGAAAGAATCTAATATGTCGTCAAATGCTTGACCAGCACAGGAAAAATGAGAATCACCATAATATAACTTAGGAGTACCATATATGTCACAAGGAAAATAAGCGAAAGAATCACCATCGCCAATATCCTCTATCTTCTTACCCTTATAGACAAAGTTACATACATTAACATATTCTTTTGTTTCCACTTGCTTATCTGGCGTGACTTCCATCTGCGCCTTAGGAGCATATTTTTCATCAAAAACATCTACCCCCATTTTTTTTAATCCTTCAATGTCTCTTTGTAACTGACTATCTTTGTTCATTCGTTATAATATATTATGTATATAAATAGGGAACGATATATTTGTTGACACCAAAAAGAGCAACCTACTTTTGGTTGCTCTTTTTGTTTTTTATGCTATTTTTTCTTTCTATTAGCAAATCTTTCGGCTGCTGGTAACATTGATTTCCATGTTCCATTATAACTACGTGATATGTCTCTAATAGTGCCTTCTGGGTCTTCTTCATCGGTTGCCATTGCATTCATAGCCATCCTTCCAGGAGGATTACTTACGTCTACATTATGATTACGATACCACTCTGGTTCAGTTTCATATCCATGATACAGTTTTTCATCATCATCTTGTTTCTTTTGGTGATACCAAGATTCGCTATTTTCAAGCCCCTTACGAAAATTATCATAGGCTACAGGGTCTATTTCACTTGGACCATTCCAGTCAGCATCATCATCAAAATCTTCGTATCTTTTTTCATTGATAATTCTCTTAACTGACTCTCTGATAATTCTATGAAGGTCACTTTCTGTTAATCTTATAAGTTTCTTATTCATATCTAAATACGTATTTAATATCTTATTTTCTAATAAATATCAGTATATACTGAAAATGCAGCCATAAGGACTGCATTTATATAATTTAGTGTCAACAAGTATATCGTTTCCTATAAATAATAACCCGTCTACAGAATTTTCAAAAATTTTTTCCAGAATTTTTTTCGAACAACATGATGAAAAAGAAAAAGGCGGCCACCTTCAACAAATGGCAAAAATTTTTCCGAAATTTTATTTAGCAAACTGTCCAACCCACATAGTGTTAAAAACTGGGGGGCTGGGGGTGGGGGACATAGGTGGGGGGATAGGTGGGGGGTATACTGGGCGATGTAAAGAGTTTTTACCAATAAAAAAACCTATATACTATATGTAAGTGGCTGATGTAAAAACTTTTTACCATAAGTTCCTGATGCTGACTGGGTTAGACTTAAAATAAGGCGTTTTAAGCCGTTTTTTTTGGTATGGACTATAAACTATACCAAAACGTAACAAAAGCCTGTCAGAAGGCTTAAAAATAGCCTTAAATCGAAAGTTTTGATATTGTGTGTGTTTCCTTATGCGTGTGCGTGTATGTGTGCGGGTGTGTGTGCCCTGGAATCGCCAGGCTGATAGTTGGCGTATGGGCACAAAAAAAAGGTAGCCGTTTCCGACTACCTTTTCTTCTTAGAGTAACGTATATCTACCGCCACCGATGCTGATGTGTTTAAGGTTTGCGTATTTGACTGCAAACGGGTGTACCTGCTCTTCGGGTGCAAGACCTGCATTTTCTTGTGTCTTAATGTTCCAATCTCTTTCCTTGATGTGGCTTTCGATGTCAGCGATAATGTTTTTATCGGTAACTCTTTTTCCGTCTAAGAAATAGATAGTGTCGATAGCAGTGTTCTTGCAGTAATAGAGCCGTATGTAAAGGTTATCGTTATGCTCGATAATCTTATTTACCTGCTCGATGCCGTTGTAGTTATACCAGTGTCCCCAAGTGAGTTTGCCCGATTCAAAGGTTTTTTCTTCTCCCTGCTTGTGCAGGTGGTTATTGACCCCGTTTTGGTATGAATAACCAAACTGGATATTGTTGCCGACCTTGATAGCCTGCAAGCGATTGTAGTAGGGGTTATTAACTTTCAGTGCCCTGCCGACCCCGTTTAGCTTAACGGCTACCAAATCGTTATTGAACGAATCAGTGTCCTTGAACCAAGTAGCCGAACACATAACGCAGCCGTTTGCAGGCTCGCCGTTTTTCTTTGTTCCGAACAAGTTTACTAAAATCTCGGTTAATTCAACGAATGAGATAATCATCCGCATTGCAATGTTCTTTTTCATAATTGTAGTACAATTAGTAATTAAAAAATTGTGTCCGTAGGACGGACGTTAATTAACTCTGATTTGCCACTTTGCCGTGACCCGCATTGTGTTTCAATATGTCAAAGAGCGCATCATTTCTGATTTCTGCTGCAAAGTTAAGCATTATTTTCCATCCCTGCAAGAAAAAAACGATTTTTTTCGCAAAAAAGTGCATTTTTCTTGTTTCCAATCATAAGAAATAGATATAAGGCATCATTTTGCTAATTCTAAAATAGCAAAAATGCCAATTTTTGCGTATTATCCAATTTGTGCGTTAATAGGTCGATTTTTATCCCTGCTGGGTGATACCAGCAAACCAGCGAAAAAACGCCCACAATCGCTTAAAGTGGTGCTGGGGGTTAATTATACCTTTGGCTGGGTGTTCGCCCATTGTGGGCGATTTCTGATAGGTTTACGGGCATCATCCGTATTTCTCTTATATCGGGATAAAAGAAAAATCCCCAACCATATCGGCTGGGGATTGTGCTGGGAGTGCTGGGAGTTACTTTTTAAATTCCACTGCAAAAAGGTCTTTTTGCTCCATATTGACAAATACCAATTCTTTCTTGGCTCGTGTTATTGCCACATAGCGCAAGTTCATTTCCTGCTCTAACTCCCAATCCTTTTGCCCTTTCCAAGTAAGCGGGAGTTTATTAGGCAGCAGGATAACAACTCTATTTGATTCCAAACCTTTTGATTTGTGGCAAGTACTAAGCGTCACGGCATTGGCAATGTTGGCATCATTGAAAAGTTGCTCAATAGTGTTTTTAACTGCATCCAAGTTAGAGTTATTTTCGCCAATACAAAGAATGCAGTCGATACGGTCACAATAGGCAATATATCTACCAGTTTCCTTTGCTTCCTCTGGGGTCATTTGCTCTTTCTTTGCAATCTCTTTAGCCAGCTTGTTTTTCTCGTTATCAGCCCAAGTTTCAAAGCCCTTCACGGTCTTTGCCTTACTCTTATCAATCATAGTTATAAGACCATTGGCAATGTCACGACCCTTAACAACTGCCGTTACACCAGCACGGATAAGTTTAAGGCACATAACAACTAAGGGAGCAGCGGTACGGCAAAGCACCATATCATTAGCCTTAAACGTGTCTAAAGTGACATTGTTAGTGCTGGAAACTTCGCCAGCGATAGCACCCTGATGAGCTTGGATTTCAGGCACTATCTCTTGGGCAAGTTCAATGATGTTATAGCCACACCGATAGTTCACGGACAAGGGCAATTCCTTTGTGTTGGGGAGTGTAGCAATCTTATTGAATGACTGACAATCAGCACCAGCAAAACCATTGATAGCTTGTCGTCTATCGCCAACGGCTACAAATCTGCCCCCCTTTGCGGCTGCAAGCATCAGTTCACGTTGTGCGGCTGATAGGTCTTGGCATTCATCAATGAAAACCACCTTATAGCTGGGAATCTGCTGGGGATAGGAAAGCGGGAGCACCAGCATATCAGTAAAATCAATTTCCAACTTGCCATTAAGGTTAAGTTCATAGGCATCAGCCAGCAGGATATTAACTACACTAACTTCATTAGCCAGCGGAGTGATAGAGTGTTCCTCACAAATGGCTTTAATAGATTCAATATCACCCTGCTGGATAAGGTTAATACGGCACAAACGGAACAACTTATCAGCATTGTTTAAAGCCTTAATGTAGTCCTTATCATCACGATTAAGGGAAAGCATATTATCAGTCTTAATGATATTGATATACTTTCTATCGTTAATGTTGAATTTACGGTCTTTGCCAGCAATCTTTTTCAGTACTGAGTAGCCAAAAGAATGCAGGGTTGAAACGTCGGCATAAGAGCCAATTTTGTAGGATAACTCCTTAACGATAGAGTTATTGAACGCCAAAAACTTCACGTCAAATTTGCCCAAGTGGAGTCGCTTGCAGCATTCCACAATTGTGGTGGTCTTACCACTACCAGCAACTGCATTGATAGCAAGGTTTGTGTTACCGTTTTCAACTTCGTTGAAGATGTTCAACTGATACTGAGAAAAATTCATTTTTGCCATAACGATTAAGTTTTAATTAAATTAAACATTGAATTTCGGGTGCAAAATTAGTGCTTTCCCAGCAAACCACCAAACAATTTATGAGAAATTTAGGAAATTTAAGGAATTTTTAGAAATCAGCAGGGTGTGATGCTGGGAGTGCTGGCTACCAGCAGGCTGGGGGAGGTAAAAAATTCTTACAAGCGGCAAATCTATTATATTACGAAGTAATATGTGTCAAAGAAAAATCTTGACAAATCGTAGGGGGTAGGGGGTTATATAGGGGGTCGTCATGCTGGTAGGCTGGTTGATGCTGGTAGCCGTCCAGAGTCCAGCAGGATGGTAGTTGGCTGGTGTTCCTGCTGGTATGCTGGTAGCTTGCAGGCTGGTGGCTGGGAGTGCTGGTGTGTGTACCTGTCGCCTGTCACGTCGCTGGTAGCTGGGAGTGCTGGTGTCCGTCGTGCTGGTGTGCTTGTGGTGTAGCACGACGTGTTATGTGTGTACGTCGTGATGTATGTGTGATGTTTCACGTGGAACATACACAATAATATTATTTTACATTATGATAATCATATATGATGTGTTATGGTATTATATAATGTGGTGATATGTGTATTATGTTGTGTATATAACTAATGTACTTTTTTAAGTCTTATATACATATAAAAAAAACCAGCACGAGTTTCACAACTGATGCTGGCTAAGTATGAAACATAATTAATCAAAACTTAAATCGTATAGCATTATGCAATATGTACTTATAAAAGTACTACACACCAAACTTGTAGTCTGCTTTAACCTTGCCGTTTGGTGTCTTGATGGTGATATGCAGTTTGGTTTGGTTGCTACCATACCACTCTGATTCTTGGTATTGTGCTATCTTATATTCGCATTCGTCCCCGTGAGAGAAATACTCTTCTACGTCAAATCTAAGGGTGTCCTTGCTTGTTCTGTGCTTGCGAATGGTGTCGATGATGTTCTGACATTGCTTGGCATCATAGCAGAGATATGAACGTCTGCCACTCTCCGACCAACTTGAACGTTTGCCACATACCCTTGCAAAGAACACTTCTGTTTCGCCCAGTGACTTGTCAGCATACTTCTCTAATAGTTTATATAGGCTGATGAACTCCTTGCATGGCTTGGCATAAATTTCCAATCTCTCGAAACGTACCTCCTGCGGTGTCCAGTAACCATCACCATAGGTTTGGCTATACACCTTGCATCTTACATTGGAAAGGGCAGCAGCATCATTAAGCATACGGATAAATGCTGCATCAGTGATTTCCTTGTCCTTGAATATGTAAGAGTTTCCACCAAAGCGGATTTCTGAATTGCTCCACTTCTTGTCACGTCCCATGCCGCACACCCAATTAGAAAGGTCGATGTCAAGATTCATATTGGTACGGCTACCCATAGTCTTAAAGCACTCCTTGATGTGTTTTGCAATCAAGTTAGTTACTTGCTCTCTTGTCTTGTTTTCGATTCTCATATTACTAATAGTTTGAATTGTTAATGATTAAAGGGATGGGGAGTTTCCCCACCCCACTGATGCCTTAAAGGTCGATAGCGAGATAATTGCCACCTCTCTCACCCGTTCTGCGGTTGTAGATGTCCTCAATGCGTGCGTTGGTGTAGCCTTGCTCTCTACAATACTTTGCAAAGTCCTCTGCATAGTCACGGCAATAGCGGGTAGTGTAAACGTGAATGTGACGCTCACCTCTCTTGATTTGTTCTTCTACTTGTTCTACCAACTCCTTATTTGGTTCGAACTTCTTAGTGTACTGCTTTGCTTGTTCTGCGGTAATCATAATGTTGTTGTTAAGTTGTACCCTTGGACTATCCTTGGGTTTCCGTTTGCAAAGGTAAGAAAAAAGATTGGAACTACAATCAATAGTCCCAATCTTTTAAGAGTTTTTAACTCCAATGGAAACAAATGATGTCATTGTAGTCCCCATTGTGGCGAATCTCACCACTCCAGATGAGGCAGTCTGGGTGTTTTCTCTCGAACTCCTCACGAAGACTATTGCCGCAGTCATCGGTGGCTGGTGAGATATGCCAGATGGCTTGTAGGTATCTCTCCTCCTCTGGTACGTTTGGTGTCTGCTTTTCATCCAGCCAGTTCTTAGCGAGAGCAAACAAGAACTCACTACCGCAATTCTCCTCAGCCGTCCAACTACGAACGTAGCAACCCCAGTATCTGCCAGCATCGCCGTGTACGAGGGTCTTGCACTCGTTATAGCTGAAATAATCCTCGATGCTGATACCCTTCTTCCAATCCTCATCGGTCAAGCCAGCAATGACCTCAGCGAGTTCCCAGCGATAGGGGCGGTTCTTGCACCCAATCTCCACGTGAGCAACCTCATCCCAAGACTCTGAGAAATAGTTGGCATAGAACTGGCAGTTAGGCAGTTTCTCGTTGAGGTAGTTGAGGGTAGGTTCAGCCTCTTTGAGAGCCTTCTCCTCCTCCCTCTTAGCCTCCTTCTTGCGGAGTTCGCACTTGAGTGCATTAATAACACTATAAGGGACTTGGATGCCCTTCTCCTCGAAACAAGCCACCGCTTGCTGATACCAATAGGCATCCTCTTGTCTGGCTGCATACATGGGGTCTTCTGCCCTCATCTGCATCTCCTCACACAAAGCCTCTTCCTCTTCGTACTGGTCACGAACGTACTCAATACCCATTGGCTCACCCTCTGAATTTCTTACTACTTGCTGTCTCATAATGTTGTTGTTTTTAATTGTTTATATTAGAACCCGCCATCAAAGTGGTGGCGGGTGATGTTATTCTTACTTTACCATAGCGTTAAGTTCCTTCTTGATGCGTCTGGCGGTTTCACCTCTCCAGCTACATGCGTTTGCAAGGAAATAGAGTACGATGCTCTTACCAGAGTCCCAACCATAGTTGTCATTGACTGACTCCAGGCACGACATTGCGTCAAGGTAAGGTTTTGCACCAAAGTAGATGTTCTTCCAATCCTTGCGGATTTCTTCTGCTACCTCGTACAGAGGTCTTGTTGTTTGCTTTGCCATAATAATGATGTTTTAAGTATTACCTTCGGACTATCCTTAGGTTTCTGTGTGCAAAGGTAATAATAAAAAATGGAACTACCAAGAGATAGTCCCATTTTTTATAATATTTTAACAATCGATAAAATTCCTCCTAAACGACTCTGCACGTTCTTTCAGCCAATTTAGGTGAATCTCGGCATCTTTAACCTCCTTCTGGATTAACTCATAGGCACATCTTCTGGCATCTTGTTTATCAGTAAACCAACGTTTCGAATCATCAATGTATTCAGTTGCATCGTTGGCGACGGTAATACTTTTCATTGTGTACCAAGATGTCCCAAACTTTACTTTATCATCAGTCCTATCAATCCAAAACACCCTTTGTCTGGTTACACTACCGATACCAGCAGACCAGAAATAACTACCTTTCCTTAAGTCCCCAAATGTTCTCTTCTTTTGCATAACTCATTAAAGTTTTGTAAGTTGTTTACGATAGTTCTCTTAATAGCAATCCGAATATCGGAATCATTGTAGTCTGGATAACCAGATGTTTCTACCACGTCCTTACACACATCATCCAGAATTGCGCTCTGGATGCTTTCAATGTCGCTTGCATCCCACCATTGGAATAGGCTAAGGATTTGTTTTCTAACGTTCTCTTTAAGTTCTTCCATAATCGTTATTGTTTTATAGTGTATATACGTCTTTTCTCACATCATACTTTTGATACTCAATCTTCTCGCCCATCAGTCTTGCTGCCCTCTTACAATCCAGAACATCTTCCCAAGTGCATCCCATTGTGGTGCGATAGCAGAAGCCATTGTGAAGCCAATCTACTGAGTAGATATTCACCTTCTTGATAATCTTTCTTCTCATATTTATTCCTCCTCTAATGTTCTAACGAAATTTGTTCCTACCTTATGTTCAACAATCTTTAGCTTAACACCTCCAGCACTTGCAGCACCTATAAAAAACTCTAATGGCTCATTGTAATCATACATCATTGGAGTTACTACCATAATGATGTTTTTATGATTAACGTGTCCGTCATTGTCAATACTATTCCCTTTAAAGTAAGTTCTAATGCATTTCAATGGACTTATGATGCTTTTTACATCAGTAGTACCAAGAAACTCATTAACGATTTTAATGTCTTTTTTCAGTATCATAGTCTTAATCATTTTAATCGTTCTTACCGCAAGCAATCCAGCCTATTGGCTTACCATCGTATGTGTAACCTATTGCCTTATGCTTGATGCCGTTAATATACTTATACTTCTTCATAACCTTATATCAATATCATTGAATAACTTAGATGAATCCCACATATTTCTGTTTTCGTCCTCGCACCACTTCTTATATTGGTCGCACGATAGTCTTTCTTCAAGTTCTACCTTGAACACACAGACCTTATCACATCTGTATTGGTAGAGCAGGGTGTTAGCCTTTTTCCTTGCGCACTCAAAATACTTGTAGGACTTCGGATAGTGACGGAAGAACCAAGACATCACATTGCCCTCTTGTAGTGTGCATCCAACTCCATCAATGAACACCACTACGATAAATCTTGTTGTTGATACGTTTGCCATAACTTTGTTGTTTATTGATTTCGGGTACAAAGATAGTCATAATTTTCCATACTACCAAATTTATTAAGATTATTTAAGAAAAAAATGGCTGGGGACTTTCACAAGCGCCCAGCCACACAGAATGAATAACTAAAAACCTAAAACTTAATATGTTATGACACAAAACAAAACTTCTTACCAATTTGCAGCCTTTCTAAAGACTTCTTTGTATATGGCTTGGAGTTCTTCCACCGACTTGCCAAACAACTCGTCTACATGGCTCTTTGCGTATTCTTCAAGTGCTTTCTTACCCTTGCAGTATTGGTTGTATCTCGGTGTCGTTGTGGCATAGGAGAAAGGCAAGTTGTCTAATCTCATATTCTTGTAGAAATAGTCCACTACGGGATTAATAATCTTCCATCCTGCAATGGATTCCAACTTCTTTGCCTTATCCCTCTCTGCCCTCTCGATATACTTCCAATAGACGTACTCCATAAGGATGCAGCGCAGGGTGCGAACGATGTCCTCTGAATTGTAGGTATATGAACCTCTGATATGCCCATACCAAGTGCCACCTCTCTTGAACTCTGACAGACTTTTACTGATTGATGAATCAGTGCTACTATTTTGAATATAGAGCATCAGAATTGCCCTGCCTTGATACTCATAGATGAACTCGATGGTGCTATTCCAATCGTTGCCAACTCTGCGCTCTGAATTGATGTAGAATCTGTCCCTGCCATCCCTGCACTCCTTGTAGATGCGGATGATGGTTGCATCATTGACGTTCATCACTTCTTTTGCACTAAGGTTCTTAATGACCTCTAACTTCTTCTCTGCCCTTGTCCTACCGAAAAGGAACTTATTAATGTTAATGCTCTGTACCATAATGATGTTGTTTAAATTGTCGCTGCAAAGGTAGTCATTATTTCTGATACTACCAAATATTTCTCGATTTTTTAATATCTTTTAAGAAATCCCCACCACCACATTGATGGTGGGGTCAGGCTCTTTAAATATACTTAGACAGCAGAATCATAGCATTTTTATTAGCCTTTAACTTGCCAATGGCAGTAACTGAAATCTGCCTAATTCTTTCCTCTGTCTGTCCGTAGTCCTCTGCAATCTGCCATCTGCTTTTTGCCGTAGTGCCAATGCCATAGAGTACGCAAATGATATTGGCTTCCTTTTCGTCCAGCAGGATATTGATAACTCTCAATAGGTCAGTCAGCAATGATTCGTTAGGCTCTTTATCAGTTGTGGTGCAAAGCACGTCACCCAATGTGGCGTTATTATCATCATCAGTAAGGGGAGCATCCAGCGATGTGTGCTTTGTGGTAGCATCCTTATGGTAGTCGGCTACGATGCGGCTTGACTTCTTAATCTCTTCGAGAATGGCAGCACGAATGTCATTGACTGCGAATGATAAGAACTTCACGCCAATGGTAGGGTCGAACTTATCTACGGCTTTCATCAGACCTATATTGCCAGCAGAAATCAAATCCATAGTAGTAAGGCAACCGCCACAACCATCGTAATGCTCTCTTACAATGGAGATAACACCACGCAGATTAGAGTTGATTAACTTCTCCTTTGCAGCCTTGTTACCAGCCTTAGTCTGAAAAGCCAACTCCACTTCTTCATCAGTTGTCAGCACTGGGAATACATTCACTGCTGCGTAATAGGCTGCTAACTCGCTGGTTCTCTCTGTGATTACTTCACCATTCTTTCTACTTCCAAAATAGATGGAACTAAGTTTGTTTGCCATAACTTTTTTAGTTTTGATTTGACGTTTACCAACTACTATCGGTTGGATTCGCTGGCAAAGGTACAACGATTTTTTCTAACCACCAAATTTTTCTCGAATATTTAACATCTTTTAAGAAAAAAGCTCGGAACTACCCTATTTTGGTAGTCCCAAGCCTTATTAATGTGGTCTCGTTTTACTCTTGGCATGACTCTGGATATGCCTGTTAAAGTCAGCCTTAATCTCTCTCATGCTCCTAACATGTACAGGACTGGGGTAGGGAGCTGTCCTGCGTCCTGTAAATGGGTCGTAATACCTGTCGTCATTCATATAGATATAATACTAAGATTTAAACGTGTCGCCAAGTCGTAGCAACTGCTCACCAGAGATTTGCTTGTACGCCCTGCCATTCTTTGACAGGTAAACAGGCTTACAGCTATACTTCTTCATACTCCATTCATGGATGCAGCGTTCCCAAGCCTCCTTAGAGTCGATATTAAACCAGACCGTACCTCTATCCAGAATCTTTCCAGACTTGCTTCTGCCTTGTCCTATTCTTACTACCTGTGTCATAGTCCAAACCTTAATTATAGTCTGTCAAACTCTGACTTAATGTCGTTGTTATCTTCATCCTCAACACTTACGAGTTCAATCTCACAAGCACCACAAGCGTTGGCTTCATCAGAGAATAATTCCAGAGATTCCCACTTCTTTGATACATCTTCCAGACTATCGCCATTGATGTAAATCTCGCTTCTAAATGTAATTCTTACTTCCATAGTGATATTGCTTTTAATATAACCTACTTGTACTTTTCTAAGTACATTATACTGTTTGACGATGCAAAATTAAACAAAAAGATTGGAACTACCAAATGATAGCCCAATCTTTTAATATTTTTTAACCAACCACTTCCAGTTCCTGCGGTAGCACTTCTGCCTCACTGAACTCGTCGGATATATAGACCATATCACTGCCAATATCATCTACGTTGTACACACGAGATAAATCTCTTGCCTCTTCTTCGGGGTCATACCAAATGACCTTACTGCCGACGATAATCTGCTTGCCGTTCCTATCGACGTATTCCTCTTCCTCATCGCCAGTGCTATAGATGCTGCGAAGCCGTGCCAGTTCTCTCTCTTCGAACTGCTCCATTTCCAGTATGTAGTCACGTTCCTCGCTGCCTCCCTGCCAGTTCAATTCACGCTCGAAGCGTATAGCAGCATTATGGAGCAGGTCTACTGCTACGTCGTAGCCTCCGACCTCAGACATATTATAAATCTTCTGATAGATGTCGGCAGCAAGCAGGATGAATGTTTCTGACATCCTATAGGCGTTGTTATAAGTGGACTTCACAAACGCCTTATTCTTTGGGTCACAATCCAGTATTCCATACTTCATACACACGTCGTACTGATTGATTCCATCGTCGATGCCAGTGTAATCACAGATGGCGTTCTGCTTTCTCGTGCATTCCTTGATGCAGTCCATCTTATAATAGGTCATAAAGAGTCCGCTGCCATCAGTGGCGATTGCCAGTCCGTCGTAGAACTCCATTTCAATTTCACACTCACCGTTCTCGTCGAACTTGTAGAGGCTCTTAAAAGGCTCTTCCAGTTTCTTAAACGCCCTACGGTTTGCAGGTGTATTGCTCACCAGTATGGTGTCAATGTAGTTGGGGATAATTTCAAATGTTCTTTCCATAATCATGTTGTTTTAAATTGTTTGACGCTGCAAAATTAGCAAAAAAAAGTGGAACTGCCAAAGAAACAGCCCCACTTTTAACAATTATTAACGAATTACTATGACTTTCTCTATTATCCTTATGTCCTCGTAGTAGTCGTCACAGGTGTCCTCGATATAGTAAGAGGTATCTGTCTGTTCAAGAATAAAGTCGTCAGGTCTGTCTATGAAAGCGATAAAATGGCTCTCATTCAATAACGTCCTAATCTCGTCCTGCATGAGTTTCTTTGCTGTCTCTTCGCTGACACAGGGGACTGCATTGAACAGCACTTCACCATCGACGTTACTTTCCTGCTGTACTATATAAACTTTCTGGAGACAGAAGGGATGCTGTATGACGTAATCGCCCAACAGCAGCCTAACTACCTGTTCCCTGTCAGCCAGAGGAATGAGCGTGTAGTAGTCTCTCATCCAGTCCATCAAGTCACCGTAGATGGTTTGTCTCTCGCCGTCACTCTCCAGACTGCTCCTGTCCAGTTTATTTTCTACCAGATTTGGATGCTGTTCTTTAATCTGCTGATAAATCTCTGTTACTTCCATAATACCATGCTGTTTAAATTGCGCATACGTGTGATTGATATAACTGGCTTGTACTTATTCAAGTCCAGACTACTCTACGATGCCGATGATTTGCTCACCATAGCACCAATGGTCATCATCCAGAGAGAAGGTGTACTCTACACCAGCACCAAAGTTGCATACTCTGTATCTGAAATCAACCTCATCAACAGGCTCACCATACTTCTCGCCACACTCACATTTCTCGATACCAACAACCTTAGCAGTCTTAGGAGTTCTGTCACCATGTAGGCGATACTTAACCTTTGTTCCAATTTTGATAATTTGCTTTGCCATAATGTTTGATGTTTAATTGTTTGACGCTGCAAAAGTAAACAAAAAAAGTGAAACCACCAAAAAATAGTTCCACTTTTAACAAACATTAAGAATCTGGTTATAGCTCCTTAGGAGGTCATGCGGTGTGTGCTGCCCTCCATTTCATTTCGTTTTCTTCAGCACCGACGAGGCAGTCATACTCAAAGTTATAAGCCTTTAGGTTGGCTTTCAACTCATGGAGTGCTGTCTGGTAAGCCCGAACGTTCAAACGCCCTACAGCGAGGTTTTTAGACAGGTCTTTCACCACGCCATCCTTTGACTTGTCACCCCACCTTGGCGTAATCTGGTCACGCAGGGCTTTGTTCTTAGCCTCCTGTTCTTTGAGGCTCTTACGAAACACATTGATTGAGCGTGCCACACGGCTCATCTTCTTTCTGCAATTTTCTTTTCTCATAATTTTACGCTTTTATATAAATTAATATTATTATCTCCAAGGCACTAACTTAAACCAGACAAACAGCACGTCGCTTGTGTCTCCATACATAACACCTTCTGGCTTATAGAGTCTGGTATTGAATACTTCTGCATCAACTTCGTCGATGCCCCAATTGCAACAGCCGATGTTATCATCATCGAAGAACTCTCTGGCTTCACTAAAGCACATGTCACCCAGACGCTTAACGTCGTATTTGTCTGGGTTGACAGATGCGTGTAATATCTGTATCTTCATGCTCGTGATTATTTTATATAACCTCTTTGTACTTATTTAAGTCCTACCAGTCCTCACAGAACTTAACTTCGACGGATGTATCTCCCACGTCCATCTTATGCTCCTTAAAGTAATCCTCGATAGCACTCTTAATGTGTGCCTCTAATCTCTTGGGGTCTTTGATACGCTTCGACTTCGTGTAGGTATAAATCTCAAACTTCTCATGGAAAGTGTAGTGGTCTGTGATATACTTCTCCAACTCGTCGTAATGCTCCTGTGAAAGTTCTCCTGCCTCGTAGTGGAAATTAGCATCATCAAGTCTATCTTCCAACAGGAGTTTCATGCGTTTGTCAGCCTTTTTATGCTCCTTTAGAATCTTCATTAATGACTCGTAGCCATAACCCCAATCACACTTTCGGTTAGGTGCATACACATACTTCTCACGCTCAGCATCAGTGAAATAGATTACCTCGCCAGAAATCATCTTGTCAATAGCCTCCTTTATAGCCTCAATAGTCTTTGGATAAGGATATACACTATAAGCCTGTGCGGGTCTGTTCTCGTTACCCTCTTTACAGAACTCGTAGTAAACCTCTCTCTTGGTCTCATATTGTTTTGTCATTTCATAGCGTCCATCATAGTGATTCCACCAATGATGAATAGCTAAGACGCTAATAATTGAAAAGCCTTTGTAGGTCTCACCTACCTTACTTCTACTTCTTGTGATTCCGTCTGATTTTCCCATAATCATTATTATTTAATTGTTTGACACTGCAAAATTAGACAAAAAAAGTGAGACTACCAAATAATAGTCTCACTTTTAACATATTTTACCATCCGTACACCTTTGCTACATAAGGACGCAGACTCTTTGTAGCCTTTCTGAATTGTTCTTCTGTCATTTCGCCGTCAGCTATCTTATTAATAAGCCTACGAGCCTCTTCCCTGTCCTTTGCAACCCTATACAGGTAGCTGTTACTGCCGTCGTGGTGTGTTGCATCACAACGAACATTATATCGGTCACAATACCAGTCAAGGTAGTCACAATCGGAATACAGGATTTGTCTAACATTAGTGCCGATACACTTTGCTCCAATATGTGTTCCATCCCAGAGACCCAATCTGGCGAAGCATACGATAATTCCATCAACAGGAACATTCAGATTTCCCCTTTCGTCATACAGGCTGTTACCACATTCCTCGTGATAGGTCTCGTAGTCGATGGTGATACCCTCTTCCTCTCGTGACTCTTCATTTGGATAGTCTATCAGCATACACGCCTCCCACTCGTCGTAGTTGTCGTTTGTCCAGATAATTCTGTGATTAACGTCGATATAACCATCAGACGTAACAGGTCTTGCAAACGTCATGCCGAAATACTCTCTCACCCTGTGCTCGGTAGCCTCATTGTCCTTTGCGTAGAAATTAGCCGCACTGGTAAGAACCAAGCTATGCTTGTTGGGCGAAACACTTGTGTCCCACTTATCTTCGTAGAGAACGCCACGCAGCCAAAAACCTGTGCTGCCCTCGTGCTGGTAGATTTTCAGTAATCTATTAGCCAGACGAAACCTTGATAATAGTTTATTCTTTCCCATAATCTTATTTGTTAAGTTGTTTATAATAATACGTCCTTATCTCTCAATGCAAACGCAACATCACAGATGTTTCCCATCGTGACGTGTTTCTCGCCAAGTAAGCGGTTATCACTACTATACTTATAGATGTGAACGCTCGTAGTCCACTGGTCAAGCCCATTACGAAGAATGGATGTAACGCCTCTCCAATCAGCAATATCATTCTTATATTCTGGGTCAGCGTTGTGCTTACTGATAATCATGCCGTATCTCATAATCCTGTTGTATTACCTGTTAATAAATGAACGTGTAGGTAGCCACCTCAACACCATCAACATAATCGTCTTTGATGCTCATGTCAATGTCGTAGTACTCTCCAGAGAAATTCTTCTCGAACCTGTCAAAAAGCCAGCGTTTAACATCATAGATGTCGTCACGAACCAAGCCGCACTCATGATTGCCCTTTACAGACAACACGAGTTTTGTCTTCTTCTCGCCCCAGTTGTTGTTAAAGGTAGTCTTTGACACCTTTTTCACCTCAACTGAACCGTAACCTTGCCAATGTTTTAACTTCATAATCTTATTGCTTTAATTGTTTGACACTGCAAAATTAGGCAAAAATCCTGTAACTACCAAATATTTTAAGATTATTTAAGAAAAAAGTAAGGCTGGAGTGCCTAGTACACCCCAGCCCCGTCAACAACAAAATATAAGATATGGAAAGAGTTAACTATACTGCTCGATGATATCTCTGAATTTCAGCGGGTATGCGCCCAGATTGATTTTGACAGCTGATACCATACGGTCAAACTTGTTCTCTACGAACTTAGCCAGAATGTTCTCCACAGAGTCCTTGAAATCCTGTAGGGGCAGTTCAACAGCAGCATGCTGTTTGCCTCCTGTGGCTCTCACCTTGGAGGTGAACGCCTTGTATGCATCTGGGCTACTCGTGTCAATTTCGCCCCTAAACTTGTACAACAGGATAGCCTCAACAGCGTCTGTTACCTTCTTACAATTCTCACCCAGATAGGCACGGCATAGTTGGAAATTCAGCAGGAAATCTGCCTTTTTCTTGTAGCCCTCGTAAATCTTAACATTCTTCATATTTCTTACTATTTAATTCTTCTTTCTCTGCATAGTGCGGATGTATTTTCTTGTCGTAGATGGCAGCATACTTGCTAACCTCATCAAGTTGCTTCTGAATCTCTGGCAGACGTATATTTTTCTCCCACCAAAGAGCAACCTCAACCATATCCAGAACTTTCTGTAAGTCCTTGGTGAACATATCATTTAACGCCACCTTATCTACAAACTTACCTGCCATTCTGTTGTAGTAGATGGGAAACTTCTGGATGGATGTACCATACTCCTGTTGTTCCTCATCCCACTTGTAGACCGCAAAGCAGGACACATATAAATACTTCTTTGTGACAGCAGAATAAGGTCTGTCTTGACCTATTTTAAGAACGTGTCCCTCTTTCTTAATGAACGCCTCGGAAAACGTAAACTTCTTGCCTCCGATAATGTCATGTAACTGCTTTAAAATCTCTTCTCTTTCCATAATTATATAGTCTTATAAGATTTCAATTGTTACTTGTTCTGTAATCTGGGGAAATGTCTTACAAATCACCCTCTTATGCCAAGGAGTTAGCACACAGCACTGGGAAAAGTTAAATAGTGCTACATCATGACGCAAATCACTCACCTGTCCCATGAACATCGTAAGAGCCTTAAATTCTGTCTCATTGAGGCTCATTGTAGCCACATGTGGGTCTCCATAACTGCCTCCAATGGCAGTGCCATCGTCAAACTCACGATAGAAACCATTATTGTCTGTAATTCTAACTTTAAATCTTTTCATACTCTTATATGCTTATTTATGTGGCAAAATTAAACAAAAAAAATGAGACTACCAAATAATAGCCTCATTTTTAATACTCTTTAACAATGTACGACGGGCGGGATTCGAACCCGCAAGCCCCTTCGGACTGCATCCTTTTAAGGGATGTGTGTACGCCAGTTCCACCACCGTCGCATGTTCCACGTGAAACAAAAAAAAAACCACCCATATCTGTCACAGACTTGGATGGCTCAATTTTTATTATTACCTTTATGAGTACAAATAAATTTAGTTCTCTTCTACGTCAAAATGGAATAAGTAGTGCGAGCCATTGCTCGTCTTAGTCCACGTGACAATACCATCCAGTGTGCCGTTACTGAATGTTAAAGATAATCGGTCATGAGTGTCGTCGATACGACTCATCTTAATATCCTGTGGATTCTCTGTGAATACATCGTGCTCAGCGATTCTGTCACTCAGTATCTTAACAACCTTTTCAATGTCCTTGCTGATGAACACGCAGTTGTCGAATCCGTTCTTGATAGCTCTTGCTCTCTGTGCCATGTTACTATAAATATTAATTCTTGTGCAAAGATATAAATTTTTTCTCGTAATTCCAAATTTTTAGCGATGTTTTTTTGCTTTCTGCCATCCTTTTAGCTTGTGATGCTTCGGATGGTACTCAACGCTGCCGAATGCGTCAACCAGAACTGGCATATACATCCCTGGGTCTGGTTTCATATAAAGTCGCATTACCATAACTATTCCTCCACTTCTTTAAGTTTTTCCTTAAACTTTGGGTCGGTCACTATATCGTAGACCAGAATGCCCAGAGAAACTATTAGAAATATCCAAAACATAATATACAGTATTAATTGTTTAACGTACTGGTGAATAATACACCTTGCTCTGTTGCTCAATCAGACTGGTGTAGTCTGGCACTGGCGTTGCCAGAAACCATGATGTAACCAGAAAGTCGTTACTTTTGTTTTGCTTATCTTTCTTACCCATAGTTGTATTATTTAAAATAGATTCTTGCTTCATTGGGGCAACTACCATCAGTTTTCCAAATGTAGTACCTCCTAACCAGATGTTCACCAATCTGTCTGACTAACTTGTCAAGGGCTTGTTTAATCCCTCGAAGGGTGTTACAATCCAGTTGAATCACAATGCTCATGTCTACCATGTTGACGGTGAGAGGGTAAACTTCTGTACTACTGCCACTCGTCCAGTGCCCCTTGTAGGCGTATTTCTGAAAGAACTCACTTTCCAGAACATTGTCGCCAATCTGATTTAATTGCTCTTTTCCCATACTCATATTGTTTTAACTCTGGTGCAAAATTAGATAAAAAAAATGAGACTACCAAATGTAGCCTCATCTTTTAACATTATTTTAACGAATTATGACAAGAAATCAATCTCTTCCACGCCAAAAGTATATTCATGGATATTGGCAAAGTTGTGATATGCGATGCACCTTGCAATCTCTTCCTTATGCAGCAAGATATAAGGGACAAAAGAGAATATATCCACTAACTTCTCAGCAATTTTATCAATCACCTCTTGTTTCCTCATATCAACATCACCATTAACCGCAAGGACATTGCCCTTGGTGTTGTCGTTTTCATCCACATAGTAGATGTTTTTAATCGTAGTCTCAGCCATATTCTTACCTGTTTTAATTGTTAATACACTATTACTTCACCTAACTGCTGACGGAAATCGCCAATACCATCTTCGAGAGTGTAGATGTCAGCATCATGGGCTAAACCATCCCGCAATGCTTCTGCATACTCTGTGTTTCCCTCACTGAAAGCATCAGAAATCCAGACGTTCACCATTTCTGGGTCTTGCTGTTCCAGAGAGTAGTTACCGAATGAATCAGAATCAGATTCTAACATCTTAATAACGATGTCGTTCCAATCCTTTGTAAATCCCAAAGTGACAACCTTTGTGCCGTCACTAAGAGTGTTCTCAAAATTTTGTAATTCCATATCTCTTATATTTAATGTTGTTTGACACTGCAAAATTAGGCAAAAAAAGTGAGACTACCAAATAATAGCCTCACTTTTAACACTTTTTAGATAAAATACCCAAACTCAATCTCTAAATCTTATTGTTTTAAAACTTCCCACTTGATACCATTACTCTTAGCTTTATAGTGATTGTCTGGTTCATTACTGTCCTCGAAATCACTAATACTATACCATTCATCAAGAGATGCAAGTTGCCCACGAGCATTGACAGCAATTTCATATACATGTCCAGCAAAACAAAACGACGTTGAAAACTCTGTGTCCTTGTCACAATACTTCTCATCCTCACCCGTGAAAGCATATTTGCTTGCTGTAATGTCCAGTTTATCACCGTCGATGGACTCTACCACAATGTGTATGCCGTTCTCTGGCGAAACAAGTTTTTCATACTTCTCGTTCACAATGCAATGTGTGAAAGTATCTACAATCTCATAGTCACCATAATAGTAATTGTTCTTTACCTTTGAGGTCTTTACAACCTTTAATTCTCCTATAACCATAATACTTGTTGTTTAAGTTATTTATAAGCCTCCCAATTCCAGACATCCCAAGGGAATGTGTTTAGTGCCCACAGGATTTCCTTTTGTATATCCTCTGGCAGTTCAGATACCTCCCAATAAGGGTCATACTCTCCGTTTTCGTCCTCGTCATTTGAATCGTAGGCAATCAGCCCAGATTCAGTAATCTCAACTGCATTGACGATGCTTGGATATTCATCACCATCTTCATCGAACTCTGATGTGATTTCGACATTGTGCCCGAATCCCATTCTGGTCATTCCTTTGCTCTTTAATAGGGCGATAATCTCTTTTTCCATAATAAATCTTATTGCTTTAATTGTTTGACACTGCAAAATTAGGCAAAAAAATCGAAACTACCAAATATTTTAGAGAAAATTAAGAAAAAACAATGGGAGCACCCCTTATCTGGAGTGCTCCCCTCAACCTAACAATCATTATGGAAAACAAACAGCGTTATCACAACGCAACGAGGGTGCGCCCAGAGGGACTCGAACCCCCGACCCCCACATATCAAATGTGGCGCTCTACCAACTGAGCTATAGACACATGAAAAAATGAGCGGGGTGGGACACCACACCTTGATGGCAAAGGCGAGTGCGTTAAGCAGCGCAGTTCGACATCTGTGTGGGTCACTCCCACCTCACTCTCTAATGGGGCATGGCAAGCGCATATACTCGGCTAAATTGGTTCGCTCGCCTAATATCGCCCCTCTCTGTTGAAAAATGGGCATCCTATAACTAACATCCGCATTGCTTGGTAGTAGAATTGTGCGCACGTTACTCCTTATGCGGTCTTGTCTCAACTTCGGTATGCCCTAATCGCCCTTGGCAGTGGTTTAATAGCCATACGGATGCGTCCAAATGCGGCTCTCTTTTGTAGCGGCTGGGGGCGCAATGTGCCTCGGAAATGGCGGCTCTCTGGATATTGGTCGCTCATTGACACTTAATCGGCTCGGACGGAACTATCTCATGTGTTCCAAACTCACTTTGCCCTGGCATTAAAGTTTACTTATGCGGCGGCATTATAACGTTACACGAACTTTACCCTATCTCCACCTTGTTGGGGTTTTTTCATTTTATTAAAATCGTCTATCATCTAAGTATCATTCCTTAGTTGGGTCGGTCTCTAATCATACTCTATGATGTGGGGATTTTTCCATGCACCCCTTTACATTTTAAAATTCATACTCGATTATATAATATTCCGAACTGTCTAACTATATTCACCCATTAGGGCGGGGGTCGTTCATTACTATTCATCGCTGCATACTTTTAATGTTAATACTACTTGGTCTGGGGGCTGCTGCCAACCCGTGCGGCGACCTAACGCATTGGACGGATTTTGTAGAGCTGTGTCTTAGTACCGTCCTCGTTTTCTCTTACTTTGCTTGGCATCGCCACGACTCGAATGTTGGCAATGGAGCGTAGAAATTTCTTTTTACTCATAACTCGTACCTTGTTTTAGTAGTGCAAAGATATAAGTTTTTTTTGAGAAATCAAAATTTCACGTCATATTTTTGACATCTTTAACAATACTCTGCTTGGTAATCCAGAAACTCCTGTGCATCCAATGTGTTACGGATTTCTTCTTCCAACTGGTTGTCATTGATGTTTCCATCTTCATCTTCGAAGCGTGATAGGGATAATCCCTGCAACTCCACGACGAAATTACCATCAGCATCATATATGTCAATACCGCTCAATGTATCGGTGGCTACATAGCCTGTTTCACTCTTATACTCCATGATTAAACCTCCTTTTAATACTTCTTAAATCCAGACTTAGACCAGCCGATTTCCTTGTGCAGCCAACCGCCACGAGCCTCGTCAAAAAGATAGATGTGCTGGCAGTCGATATGCTCGTAAACCTCTTTCTGGGTCTTGCCTTGAATTGGCTTAATGTCGTTCCACTTCTCGTAAATCCACTTCTGCTCTGGTGTGCCTCTGTTGGCATAGTGACGTACCTTGCTGTCTTCGATGCAACTGCAAAAGCCTCCTACAATCAGATTCCGTGCAGTCTCGTAATCGTTGAACTTCGCTTTCAGAGAATCACCTACGCCACCCTTAATGTAACCATCCCAATGGCAGTAGATGCCGATATATACGTTCTGGAGTTCTACGCTCTTGCTGCGCTCTTCTCCTACTTCATCGAGCCATACCTTACCGTCTGAATCCTTTTCGAGCCAATCGTCTAACTTCACTCCCTTTGGCAGTTTGTTGGCATCGAACTTGAACATCTTACCGATGTCCTCTGGACGAACCTTAACAATTACACAACTTCTTGTAGCCATAATGATTTTGTTGTTAAGTTCCCCAGATGGACTATCCAATCTGGGGGTGATTGGGTTGTTGTTTCCCTTTCACGCTGCAAAAGTAGACAAAATATTTGAGATAACCAAATAATTTCCTAACTTTTTTTCCATACATATAAAATTTTTCTGGTTTCTTTACAAAAAGAGGGAGGCACAGCATCCTGTACCTCCCAAATACAACCAATAATTAACCAATAACTAAAACAACAAAAAACCTATGAACAAAACTAAAATCACTCCTGTCTTAATATCTGGCTCTCCCTCTCGCCACAGATGGTAAACTCCTTAATGTCTGCTTCCTCTGCCAAGTTACGGGCATTATCCAGAGCCTCACCCTCATCGTTACCAGTTACATCCACGATGATGGAGGCATTATAATTCAATTGAATAGTATATTTCCTCATGATGCTTAAATGTTTAAGTTTCCATAATAAATGATTATTCTACCTCTTTTGGCTTAATCTCAACACCGTCCTTATACAGCGTGTTAAACGCAATAAGAATGTGTAGTACGGTAATCTCGTCGGCACATTCAATCCCACCAACAGACTCGATGATGGCATCAGCCATTTCCTTGCTGTCCTTGATTGCTTTCATCTGTGGGTAGAACATATCAAACCTGTGACCCCTGTAGTTTTCACAGACAGCATGACCGTCGTAGATGTCAAACTCAATGGGCTTCTTAAAACCCTCAATGTTTAGTTTCTCCGTGCAAATCTTCTTGCCGTAGAACTTTTCCCAAATTTTACTTTCGTTCTGTTCCATTTATTTTAATGTTTCAATTAACTGGTGCAAAGATATAAAAAAAATCTGGAAAAAGCAAATTTATGCCCTTTCCAGACTGTTAAAAAACCTAAAACCTGTAAATATGATTATGGAAACACTTTCTTAATCACGTCTATTGTTTTACTTCCCAGCATCACAGAAACCCTGTCACCATGCTTTAAGAACTTAAAGTGATGCCTCTCCTTGAACTCCCTGCCTGTGTATAAGTCTACTACCGTCTCTTCCAAGTCACACTCACTGAAATCATTCTTGGTGTATCTCAGACTATAGGCATGGATGCCGCAACCACTTCCAGCGCAATCAATATAGAGGCTGTCACCAGTAAACGTGTAGAAAGCCTCAGAATCGTCTGTTATATACTTCCCTTGCAGTTGTGAGGGCTTCACCTTTTCAATGTCCTGTGACAGCCCATAAGAGGCTATAGAAAGCGTCAACAGCAGGACTACCATTGCGAATGTACTAAAATGTCTCATACTCTATCACTTTATATGTTATTACTTCAAATCTTCATCATCAGTCTTACCATATAATGTTATCATAGATATAGTCGGCATCATTACCAAACTCACTGCCCATCATCCAGTAATCACACCCATTACCATCCTCCGCAGCGATATGCGCATCAATGTAGCCAAAACCAGCCTTTGCCTTAGAGAATCTAACCTTATCAATAAGCAAGGTCGTTTCACCATGCCTGCCAATGTATGACAGGTGAACACCATTATCATCCTTTTCTTCGTCCCAATC